TTACATAATTTTGACAGGTGACCATTTTATGGCCACCCTTTGTAGGTTGGATGTTTTTCTGCTCTTTACTTTTTAGAATATTATCTCGAACTCGCGTTTTTAAGGTTATTAATCATCTTCAAAACGCTTCTTTTCCTCCCACTCTTCGTCGGTTTCCGGGCAGGAAAGTATCTCCTTGGAGTCTTTGGGTTCCTCACCCAACTTGTAGAAGAAGCACACACGGGTAAATTTTCGGGTGCGTTCCTCACGACGGATCGTGTCGTTCATAAACTCCTGCTCCCAGGCGTAGTGACGGGGATATTTGGAGCCTTTGTCCGAGCGGTAGACGATGGAAGGGTTCATGGTGTACTGCATATTGAAGCAGTAAGCCTGCATCTTTTCTATCATTTCGTTCTTCACGGATTTCACGCTCTGCAATGTCACCGCGTCGCCCCGGTGTTCCAGGTAGCTGATGGCCATTTCACTGATAGATACCGGACGGCACCAGTGCCACTGGTTCGCAAAGAAATGGTTGGCCCAGTCAATGAATACCTGGTCCTTGATGGCGGAGTAAAGGATTCGCATCTGACCGTCCTGCGACATGGGCGGTATCAGGCTTTCCTGCAGGCCGAGGTAAAACTGACAGCTTTGCAGCATCATGTACACCGCTTCGTCACGTTCTTCTTCGGTGGCTTCCAGGAATATGTCTTTCCCGAACTTAGTCTGCGGCGTGCGTTTCTTGAACTGGCCGGCGTAGTCCTCGTCGTGGTAGTAATCGCTCTGCATGGCCAGGAAGATACGGCGCGAGGTGCTTCCTTCGGTCATGTCGAACGGCATCTTGTTCATGGTAATGAATATCTTCGGGGTTGCCTCGCGCGGCAGTGTCATTTCATCGTGATACAGGGTCTTTACCGTAATGTTGTCCGTAATGTTGTAGAACTCGCTTCCCATCATGTCGGGGCGAAGGTCGTCTATCAGACACATGCTGTCTACGGTATAATGGAACTTGTCGAAGTTCTTGGCCATATTCTCTTTCTTCTTCAAGGTCTGACCGGGGATGTAGCACACCTTCCGCACCAGTTCGAAGAAAGAACGGAAGAAACTTTTTCCGGTACCTCCGCTGTTCTTTCCTTCGTCGGCCACGGTGTAATCCGTCACGACTCCCATCTTCTGCATGGTGCCTGTACGATAGCGCGAAAGCATGTAGCCCATGAGCGCTACCTTGCAAATGAAGTGCATGTCCTGTCGCTGCTTTTCCAGCTCGGTAAGCGGATAGCCTTCGGCTTCCTTTCGCCAGTGTATGCGGCTGGTGTCATACAGCCACTGCACGCAGACAGGCATCTGGTCAATGTCTTTCGGCATTCTCAGCAGGAAACGGTACAGACGCTGGTAGGCGATGAACTCTGCATCCTCACGGCGGCGCTCGTTCTCGTTCATCCATTTGTCGGCCATGCGCTGCCTGTTCAGCTCCTTACGTGCGGCATATTCCGGATTCTCCTCGATGGTAAACAGCGGGGACTTGAGCGGATGGTAATCGGCGTCAATAATCGCCTTCCGGTTGACATGGAAAGGAAGGTCCACGTAGTCTACCGGCTCGATGCTGTCGGCCGTCACCTTCACGGCGCAGTTGCGGAAGAAGAAATAATCGAAATCCTTCCCCCACGACATGAAGTTCAGGTCTACTTTCTTGATGCCGGACATGGTGTCGCGTCCGATTTTCTTCTGGGTACTGATGGCGTTGCTCAGTTCCTCGGAGTAATACTGTGAGTTGTATATCAGGAAGTCTTTCATGATTTCCTTGGCTTCGCTCAGTGCCTGGCTCTCTTCCACCACATCGACAATGTTGTTGCTGATATGCACAAACTTGGTCGTGTCCGCTTCGTCGGTGTATTTGTAGAATCCGTTGGCCGAAAGGAACTGGGCCATATTGTCGAAGTTCAGGGTGTATTTCCGGACCACTACCTTACTTTCGTCTTCCTGCTTTTTGGTCTGGTACTGAACGTCCCAAAACCGCATCCGGCGGGCGGTCTTTAGCAGATCGTCGAAGTAGCGGTTTACGTTGGTGTGCATGAGTTTTTCATTGCGGCGCATCACTGCCGGGTAGAAGTTGAAGAACTCTTCGGCATCCTTGCACGTTTTCCCGCTGCGGGGATTGTACTGGGTGGAGAGGTCTTCGGGCAGATAGAGCACTTTCAGTTCCACGTGTTTCAGGGCCAGCCGGTTCATGGCGCGTATGCCGGTGCGGTCGATATCATACAGCACAAACACTTCCATGGAGTTGTCCAGCAGGCGACGGATCGTTTCCGACGAAATCTCCACACTCTCGGAGTGGGGAAACACCACATGAGCGTCGCTATGAAAGTACACATTGATGGCATCGCGCGGGCCGGAACAGATCACAATCCGGCGGAACACGTCGGTAAAAGCACGGGTACGCCGCCCCTGCTCGTCCACCCGGGTTTTCTCTATATTGATAATGGGATGTCCTTCCTTGTCGGAGGTTTCCACACGTCCGGTCTGCAGGGCACGCATCACGTCAGCGTCGCCGTAGATTTCCTTGTGGAATCCTTCCGGACGGCTTCCTCCCTGGTACCACCAGGTAAACTTGTAGTTGGGCTGGCGGCGACCGTCCGAATCGGTCGTCTCGCGGAAATAGGGCTCATATTTCCGTGCCCACCAGCCGTTCTCGTCTTCGTAGCGGAAAAGGAATACCGGGTAAGAAGGTGTGGACTTCACTTCGTAGCTGGTCAGAACGCCGTCGGCATCGGCCTTCTCGGGTGTGACATAGCTTTCCAGCGGATAGAGGTTGAACATGGTGCGGAGCTGGGTGCTGTCGAAGGGAGCGGGTGTGTTTCCCCGGTAGAAATCGGGATTGAACGAACAGCGCAACAGGTTGTTTCCGTCGGCATCGGTCACGGCTGTCTGCTCGGGGCCTTCGCTTGTGTTTTTCCCGGCGCGGAACACGGGGAGCACCTGGCAGCCCAGCGCACGGAGCTCGGCGGGTGTAAACTCGCCCTTACGGATGCGGAAATCCACTTCCGGCTGCGGGGCGGTCTTGCGTGCCCGGTGGAGGAATCCGTTTTTGTAATCTCCTTCAATAATCAGGTTGAAGTCTTTGGCCAGCCGGTTCACCGCGTCCGGAAAGTCGTGTTTCTCTCCTGCGCGTTCCAGAAGGCGCTGCTGCAGCATGATGGCCCCTACCCCTTTGCTCCGGTTCTGCTCGCCGCATACGAAGCAATTGAAGGCGGCATAGCGTTCGCCCTTTGGGGGGAACTTGCTCACACAGAAACTTCCGTTCTTCTCGTCGTGAAACGGGCAGCGGTAGAATACGCTGCGTGCGGTCTGCGATGCGGGAAGGTATCCGTTGTTGCGCATCACGTCGGGAAGCGGGAGCGCATTGAGTTTATCAACTGTCTTGTCAGAAATCATTTCAGGGAATTTTAAGAGAGGAATTTCACCTCGTAGTTCATGCTTTCCATTTTGGCTTGTATCATTTCTTTCAGGCTATCGGGCAGGCACATAATAGGGTCTGGCTCATGCAGGTAAATCGTATCTTCCTGCACGCTTCCTGTGGCAGAATATCCGTCGTACACCAGCTCGTTCATAAGCTTCTGCATGCACGACTTCGACAGGTTGCTGCAAACTATGCTCACGCTACCTTCCGGATAGCCTATCGCTATTTCCGTGTGACGCACATGGAAACGCTGTTCATATACCGCTCTGCTTCGTTTCATACCAGCCGCTTTCCTTTTAGCGTTAACATAAGCTCAGGACGTGTAGCCACACCCAACTTCGCAAAAATACGTTTCCGCATGTTGTCTATATTGGAATAGCTGCATCCCATTTCGTCGGCAATCTCTTCGTAGGTGAGCGAAGTATTTACCAGCATGTTCGCCACAGCAGCTTGAGTGGGAGTCAGTCCGCACTCGTACACCGGATTACAGCACACCTCCTTTTTATCCTTGAAGGCGGGGTTGAATCCGTTGAACGGACAGTTATATCGCATAGGGCAGTGCGTGTTCTCGGTATTGAAGTCTTCCGGACCTTCATGGTCGGGAATATCGTCCTCGCGTCCGAAACAACAGTTCAGGCTTACCAGCGCAAGCTCTGACAGATAGCGGCTGCGAAGGTTCCGTATGGTCTTATAAGAACGTCCAAGTCGCATCTGCAGAAGCTGGTCGGCTGCCACCAGGTGTGAGGGATAGTTTTTCTTCATCTCGTCGAGGTATTCCTCTACGAAGTCAATTCCCGTCTTTCCGTCGTTCTTTACCGTGATTTCCTCTCCGTCTTCAAAAACAATTCTTGAGAATCCGTCCTGAATGCGTGTGTGCGCTTCCCATTGTCTTTCCAACATATATCCCATCACATTTCCTCCATTTGTTTCTTGTACTCCTTATAAATAGATTCCAGCCCGCGAAGTTCTACTTCCGTGAAATCGAAGTTACGGAAATGCGCACGCAGCGCATGTTCGCCCATACCTCGTTCTTTCATGAACTCGATAAATTCTCCCTTCTTTCTCACACCGGAAAAGAAGTCTTTCAGTTCCCCTTCGTAGTCAGGATCAAAATCTCTCAGGCATTTTTCCACGCCTTCCGCCTCCCACCGGCGCACGCGGTTCAACCTGATCTTCTGGTACGCCGTGCTCATGCTCATTCCGTAATGTTCCACCAGGTAGCGGCTAAATCCCAGCCGCATGGGGCTCAACTTTTTTTCGGATAATGCTTCAATGATGCTCATTTTCATACTTCTGATATATATTGTCGTTTCTCGCTTTTGCGGTTTCGGTCGTTTTTTGTTATTTTTACCCTACAAAGTAACAATTTTAATTTGACAATAGCATTATAATTGTTACGGAAATAACAATTTTAAACTGATTTTTTATGTACTATTTCAATTCTTTCCTGTTCAATAATCTTCCCAAGCTCTTCGGCCTGAGCGAAAAAGGCGTGTCGGAGAAGGTGTACGGAAAATCATACATGTATAAAAGAAAGGTTGATAATCAAGACAATATACTCGTGCATGACATCGTAATGGTGTGCAACACATTCCACATAAGCCTGTCAAACTTCATTATGTCGGCTCCTCCTGAAAATTTACTCGGTAATCGCTTCAAATATGTCATACCGGATGAAGATTTTAAAGAGGTGAGATTCATACCCGAAAACTTGCGCTGGCTCTACGGTCCGCAGGGACTTACCAAAATTCCTTCGCTTGCTGAATTCTCGCGTCAGATCGGAATATCAGTCACAAGCATCGTTAGATGGCAGAATCCGAAGATAGGCGGGTGCACGGTTAACTGGCTTATCGGGGTATGCAACCGTTTCGGCATCGACATAGACGTATTCATGGAAGATAAAAACGAGAAACTTCAAAAATATGAAGCCACAGAAATAGGTATTTCTCCACGAGTTTGGCAGGAAATCTCAGATTTAAAAGAAACTATCAGAGAATACAGGCAAGAAAGGACCTCTCTTTTGGAAGAAAATCGTAAATTAAAAATACGAATTAAAGAAGCGGAACTTTTATCAGAAGAAAACGCGGAATATATATATGCAGGTAATAAAATAAGAGAATGGAAAGCCAACTGGAATCTCCTTGAAAACTTTCATATCGTTGTGGGAGTAGCAAGACAAAAAGTAATTCAGGTTGCTGGTATGCAATACTTTAGCGAGCTGTTTATAGAAGGTAACATGCAGATTACCTCACTGATAAAACTATGCAATAAATACCACATCAGCACAAGGCATATATTTTATCGGGACAATGGGATTGAACCAAAGATAAACGTGTACGACTATTACCGGTCGGAAAATTGGAAAACAATAGTATTCCACCCTGAATATATAAATGATTTCTTTGGGAAAGATAGTGTGACGGGGAAAAACCGTTCGGAACTAATTAAAACAATGGATCTTAGCGAATGGAAAATACGCTCTTGGAGGAAAGAAAAAAGCACCATGCGCATAAAAGACATGCTTGATATATGTAATAGACTTGAAGTGACACCTTACTGCCTGATTACAGACTTAAACCGTATGGACCTTTCCAGCGGGATGACCAGTGCGGAAATCCTGCTGGAAGAGAACCGTATGCTCCGCCAGCAGGTTATCCGGTTGAAAGAAAAACTACAGAAGAAAAACGGAGAAGGATTCCTTCCGTTAGACGAATGAGTTCATAGTACTTCCTGAGAATCCATACCGCACACTGAAATTCACGGAAATAAGACCTGGTTTAGCGCGGTCATAAAGTTTGTTCGTCTCTTCTGGTATGATGGCGACGGGTATGTATGTGCCGTTATCGTACATCCATGCCTTTCGCGTCACCACAAATTCCGTGAGCCACCATTCGGCCCACTCTCTGTTTACAAATCCGCTGCTCATGGAAAAAGTTCCTGAAGGCGTCTGTGCATAGCTGGCAGTGCGCGTGGTAGCACGGTAGGAAATGTCAGCAGGCAGCGTGTAGAGCTCACTCTGTATGTCATACTCCAGCGAATCGCGCGTAAAAGCGACTACACTTTCCATCAAACCGAACCCGTTCAGGAATATGAAGTGGCGCATGAGCGGGTTTGCCTTTACCGCATAGCGCTTCTTCCCGGTTTCAAATCCGGTGTTCACTGTAAGCTCACCTTCCTTCAACGATGATGTGATTATTTGCAATGAATCCGGGACCAGCGCACCACGTGTGTATTCGGAATATTCTTTCGATTCTTCTCCCTGCACTACGCTGTAGGTAATGGTGTCCGATCGGGTACTTACTGCAGGAATACACAGTATCCATCCCAATGGGACAATATCTCCCTCCGGTTTACGGCTCAAGATGCGTCCCTCACCTAAAATCTCTGTGGTATCTACATTGGATGTGGTAAGGCGTTCAAACTCCGTGAGCCTTCCGGGTATGGCATTGTACTGCTCGGAAGTGGTTTCATCTTCTTCTATCTCTACCATCCCGTCCAGATACGATTCTTTGTAAGTAATGGTGTATCGTGCGGCGTATGTCATCTGTGAAAGGCTCTGCGTACCGTTCACATCAAACGTCATCTTTCTTGACAGCGCAGTTTTTATGGTCTCTCCGATGTTGAAAACGGCTATCCCGTCGGAACCAACCTCAAAGGAATAGCTTTCAGAATAAGGAAACTCTTCCGATGCGGCAAATGCGGTGGAATTGACCGTAATCTTTATGCGGAGAAAAGTTTTTCCGCTCAGCGTGGTTTTTGCCTTAACCACTATGGGGTCGCCTGCAAATGCTATCTGTGGCGGCTGCTGTAATACCTGTATTGCCATGTTTTATTTCTTCATTAAATGGTATATAGTTCGATTGTTACCTCCGTAATCCCGCTACGGTCAATGCTGTAGGATAACTTATTGATGAATCCCACATAGTTACCTATCTGGTAGCGCTTGAGCATGTCCAGTCCTGCAATCTGCGATATGGTCATTCTTACTGTCAGTATCACGGTCTTCCGGTTGTAAAGGAAGTAAAGATACTCCGAAAGGAATTTTGACACCAGTCCACGGTCCTGGTATGCCTGAGAAGCGGGATACTTGTCTTTCCCGGCCACCAGCTTGAGCGAGAATCGCCCGGACTGGTCTACTCCACCCTGCTCCGTGCCGTTGTAATCAAAGAAACGGCCAAAGTTATCGCAGCTGTCGGCTGTAAAAGCACTGTTGGCTACCGTCTGTACCCACGAATCGTTCCCTTCACCGTCGTAGTTTTCGGTGTAGTCTATCCCTGATTCACTGCCAGGCCCGCGCATGATTCCAAGACAAAATCCGGCATCGTAAGTACGCATGGGTGATTCTTCTGCTGATTCTTTGTCATAATTTTCATCGGAAAGATAGCTCAGCGTTATCTCATGCTTGTATCTCATCATGTGAGAAGGTGCTACGCCCAATATCCCGGGAATAAGACTGAAACTTGCATTCCTTTCCGACAGAAGTTCCTGATCGGCAAATACAGCCAGAATCTGCTGCCCTTCTTTACCAGACATAGCCTCTGAAACTACTGTCTGACCGTTTACATCATTTATCATCACCGGAGCAAAGTTGATAGATATTTCATCTTCCTCTTCTTCCGTCGATGTGCCTCCGATTAAATAATCACGGAATCCACCAACCTCAAACAACGAAGGATTTCCTCCAGTATTCTCGTCCACTTTTATACGATAGGAGTTCCCTGTAAGTTTATCCTGATAGCATGTAGTGTCATTGGATGCTTGTCCCTGCTGAAGAATCTCCATGTAATTATTCTTTTCCTTCACATTGGAATAATCATCATAATTGAATGCAGTATCATCTTCCTGGCCGTATGTAAGGCGTATGGTCTTTTCTTTTGATTTTTTCAACTGCATCCCCACTATTTCCACATCAAGAATGGATGTTTCATCCGATTTCAGAATGTCTTTTATATATATGACATCCATCGTATTTTTTGCACTGTCGTACAAGAACCGGATACCAAAAGCATTTTGCAGGTCTTCAATCAAATCTTCCATTTCTACATCCGGGAAATTCTGATTGGTAGCAAAAACATTCACCGCGCTATAAGAAAAGTTCTGGGTAAGAAATGTCGCAATTTTTCTGTATGAATTAGCACCTGGAATTACATTATACTTTAAGTCATAATGAAGAGAAAATGATGAACCCATAAAATTATTCATCATAATATCTGTCCATGATACAGAAAATGAATCTCCCTTTTCTTCCGTATGACACTGCGTGCTGAAAAATGCCAGACGGCACATGTCTTCCATTGTGGACAAATCGTTCTTTTGTACGCCGATATTCAGATATTTGAAGAAACAATCAAGAAGATACATTACGTAGAAGCATACACCGCTGTACGGTCTTCTGGGTTCCAATATATTATAGCTTCCTGCATCGTTTGGTGTACATACCCTTACATTGCAATATGGCTTTATAGGATAAGGGTCCGATTCGTTGCTCTCGGTGTAATTCATCACTCCATCGTTAAGGTATATGGTTATAAATAAATTATCATCCGTATTGGAATATTGTGTGGAAGCTGATTTTACCCTATACCCCAGCTTTATCTCCCTGTCGAGAGGAATATCCCTTGCATTCATTCCCTCTATACGGTCCATGAAATCGCTGTTACCGGAAATGAATGTGACGGGAAGTGTATCTTCGAACTCCACTTCATCGTCGGTCTCTATCACACCACGGTATATCATCACGCCGTCCACCCAAAGCTCTGCGGGCATACGGTCAATGTCCTTCAGGCTAATGTCTCCCCAAGGATCGGCAATGTTCTTGAAAATCTCGCGGTTTGGTTCCAGCGGAATTTCGAAAGGGAACGAGAATGTTCCCTGGTCATTGAAAAGTGGGTTCGACTGCTCCAATGTAATGGAAAAATCTTCCGACAGCTTTACCCACTGGCTGTTAATCTTTATCTGTAGTCCTTTCATCGTGTCATTATTTTATCAGTCCGCGTTTGGTCATAAAATTGCTGGCTTTGTTCAACTGGTTTACCGCTCCCTTGCTCCCGTATGGGTCTACGGTGGCGCTAATCGGCTTGCTCAGACGCTCGTTCAGTGTGGAAAGCGCTTCGGCCACACTTCCGAGCATTTGTGTCATCTGCTCGTTCTGCATGGTCATGTCCGTAGCTCCGGATGCAACCTGGGTAATCTGTGCCGGCATGGAAGGATAGCTTCCGCTGGCAAATGTCGGCATGGCTGCCGATTTTAGCTGTCCGTGACGCGCAATGGTGAGGATGCTTTCATAGATGTGGGGATAGTTCAGAATAAGTTTCTGTGTGGTATCGCCGTCCACAATCATTTCAGGCTTCTTTTCAGAGAAAATACCGAAATGCGCACCTCCGCCGTACACACCCGTTTTAAGCTCCTTCTGGTAGCGTGCGTTGTATATCTGTCCGTCGTTCCCCAGTACCGGATAGTCACCCTCTGCGTAGGTAAGCATTCCGGCTGCTACACGGCCCTTGCTGCTGCTTACTCCGGTAGCAGCTGCCACATCCTGCTTTGCCTTGTTTAGCTTACCCATGGCAAGGCCCATCAGGGCGGAAAGCGCCGCACTGATAACTGCAATCAATGGGATACCCCACCATCCTAGGTCTCCGATTGTTTTTGCTGATCCCCTCGCAATACCAGAAGTTACATCTCCTTCAGTCTTTGCCCCTTCTACTGTCATATCAGTAATGGCCTGTGACCCATGAATAGCTGTAACAGTAGCACTTGTAGCCGCTTCCTGTGCTACTTCCTGGTCTCCAAGAGTCTTCTTCATCAACAACTCGGTTATTTTTTGCATAATCAAGTCTTTGGTGAGTTTCATCGCTGTTTGGAGCAACATTTTTGCAGCTTGCTTACGGTCGTCCACTTCGGCAAATGCAGCTTCTCCCATCTGCTCACTGAAATCCACGACTGCATCGGTGTAGTTCTTTAGTGTGCTTAGTTTGCTCTCCGTGATTTCAAGTTCTTTTGAGGATTGTTCTTCCCTTGCAGCTATGTAGTTGTCGTAAGCCTCCTTCTGCGCCATGAGGAAAGATTCTTCTGCCTGCTGTTGCGTAGCGCCGGAAGCAATTGCCTGCTGTATCAGTTCTTTCTTACGGCTTTCAAACTGCTCATAATACTGCGCCGCCGCTTCCAATTTTATCCGCAAGGCTTCGAGCTCTGCATTATCCGTTTCGGAAGTACCAAGGAAGGAACTTTGTGTGGATGCCAGTCCAAGATTACCTGCAGCACCCATAAGTTCAGTTCGTTCGTCCGTACCTTTTATACGGTCTTCCCAAAGTTTCTGGTTTCCGCTGGTTTCCCACTGCACGTCTATCATTTCCTTGATGTCCTTTGCATACTTCTCGGCAGCGGCCTTTGAGTCCTGGTAGAAATCACGCAGCTTTTTCAGCATGAGCGACATCTGCTCCGGGCTCATGCTTTCGGCCCATACCGCGTCAATGTTGCTAAGATAAGTCCGCAACTGGTCTTCGTTCAGACTGTAAGCATCTTCCGACAGAGAAACAAGGGCATTAATTCTTTCCTTCACTGCACTCTCGTCAATCACTCCGCTAAATCCTAAACTCATACGGAACTCTTTCTCCGCATCGGTATTCAGCAGACGAAGCTTGTCAAGCGACTCCTCAAACTGGTTGACAAGGCTTTCAAATGGGTTGTATTTAAGCAGTTCCTTCTCGATAGTCTGACGGTATTTCACTGCCATGTTCTGTACTTCGAGCAGGTCTTTTTCAAGATTCTTACGTAATCCGTCAGTCTGACGTTCGCCCAGCTTCTTAATCAATGCAGCAGTAGATTCCAGGTTCTTACCTTCCATTCCGTATAAATTCTGATTGAAGGTGTTCTCCTCACCCAACAGCTTTTTACGAAGCTCCACACGTGCCAGCAGATGCTCTTCCTCGGTCGCGTCAATCTGGCGGTTCATCTCCTCAGTAGTTATCTGTTCATCGAGATATGCCTGACGGATAGCCTGCTGACGGCGGAGGAAGTAAGCTTCGAGCGCAGACATGGCCGCACTGATTTCATCATTCATTTCCTTCTGCTCACCACGTGTGCCTGACTTACGTACTTTGAGCCAGTTACCACTTGTGTCGCGACCCCATTTCTCAGCCAGCACCTTGGCCACATCCTGCTCCATCTTTTTCAGCGCCTCGTATTCTTCCTTGGCCGACTTGAATCCGCGGGCAGCGAAGGTGTCTGCATAGTCCTTGTCCTCATTAATGCTCTTCATCATGGCCTCCAGCTTTTTGTAGGTAGCTACCAGCTTGTCTACTCCGGCTGTTTCCAGCGATACCCCCTGTCCCCATACAGACTCCAGTCCGATGGCCTTAATACGTTTTTCCACCTGATCTATGTTGTACTGATATGCACCTAACAGGCGGTTCTTCTCTTTCAGTTCCTTCAGTTCTGAATCGGTAAGATTCTCTCCCTTCCTACGCTTATCGTTCAATTCTTCCAGTCTGGATTCCTCGAGCTTATTCAGCATTATCCCTTTTTCTTTCCTTTCATTCAGCCTTTCAAGCTCTGCAGTTTCAAGCTCAGTCAATTTCTTTCCTTTCTCACGTTTTGCATTCAAATATTCAACATCTGAACGCAGACGTTGCACGTAGGTAGTCGCCTGCTGCAAATAGGTATTCAGTTCAGGCAGGTCGGACGAAGAAAGAATGTCCTGGTTGGACTTACGGAGGTCTTGCAACATAAGCTCTTCGGTCTTTCTCTCGGCAGCACGCTGCGTACTTTCAAGGAAAGTCTGAGTCTGCCCTGCTTCCTTACGGATATTTTTCAGTATGTTCATCAGTTTTAAAGCGTCGGAACTGAACGGGAGTTGCTTTATGTTCTTGTCATATTTCTCCATAAAGCCATCCAGCGCGTCGTACAGATTACCTCCTTCTTCTACTACCTTATTCATCCCGTCCATGATAAGGGCCATGGCATCGCCGGCATTGGTTTCTCCCACATTCTGCATTTTATTCAGCGAAGCAATAATCTTCGACTGAAGTTCCTGAATCTGGTCGGTGTATTTGTCGGCAATGTTTTCCATCATCTTGTCGCGCATCTTCAGCGCCAGCGTTTCACGAAGACGGGCATTAATCAGGCTGTAAATGTATTCCTGCTTCTCGGCATAGTTGTTTTCAGTGACCATAAATCCAAGGTATGCCCCATACTTGTCATTCAGCTGCTTAATCAGTGCCGCACGCTCTCCGTTCGATACATTTGCCTTGTCAATCGCATATTTCAGATTGGAAAGCTCAAATGTTTCCTTCTGTATGGCTGCTTCAAACTCCGACTGTGCCTTTGTTGCTTCGTCTACTGATTTTTTGAAATAAGTAATGGCAGATGTCAGCGCAGTAAATCCTAATACAACCCATCCTAATGGATTTGACATCATAGCCTTTGAAAGTGACTGCCAGGCTATTTTGAATATGTTCACAGAGGCTGTGCCACTTTTCACCATCTTCGTAAACAGCACAATGTTTGCACTCGCTTTCTGCACAGCAGAAGACGTGGCAATCATTAATCCTACCAGCACCTGAAGAGCTACTGCGGTCAGACGGATTGAGGTTTCTCCGCGTTCAAACCGGTTGGGAATGCTCGAAATATAGCGAAGCACATCCGTGAGCCATTCCACAAATCCGCTGTTGATAAACGATTCCTTGATGGCGTTCCCCATACGCTGCATGATGGCCATGGCGTTTTCGTTCTTGATGTTGTATTCATCCGTCACGCTGGTAGCTTCCTTAAACGCACGGGAAGAAGTAAATACCTGCGCCTTCAGTTCGTCTACTCCGGAAGAAAGTGTAACGAGCACCTGCTTGATACGCTCGCCATCGCTACCGAGGTCTTTCATAATCGGAGCCAGCACATCCAGTCCGCCCATGGCGTTCATTTTCTCGAATACAGCGATAATAGCTTCCATGGTCTTTCCCTGGTTGATAAGGCTCTTCAGGTAATCATCACTCAGTCCCACGGCCTGCGCTACTTCGGTCGTGTTGCTGGTGAGTGTAGAAATAAATGTGTTCAGAGCTGTACCACTCATTTCGGCATTCTGTCCGAGTGCGTCCACTGTACCTCCCAGTGCTATCAAGTTGGACATGGACAGTCCGGCTGCCTCCCCAATAGCACCGATACGAGTTACAATATCCACAATAGGGCCTGCAGAAGCGCGGCTAGTCTGTGAGATTTCGTTGATGGCAGATCCGGTGGCCAGCAATGCCTTTTCCACTCCAAGTTTTTGTGTTTCGCCCAGAATAGCGTTCACCTTCATCAGCTGGCGTACCGCTTCAGCTCCTCCCAAGTCTTCTCCCAATGCTACGAGCAACTGATTACCTGCCTTCACGAATCCCAACACATCTTCTTTGGCAGAAATACCTAACTTACCGGCTTCGTATGCCAGGTCGTGAAGTTCCTGCTGTGCGGTACGGGTGTCGATACTGTCAATTTCACGGCTCAGCTCGGCTACTGACTCAGTGGAAAGCCCGGTGGTCTTCTCGATGTCGGCCAGACTGTCGCTCAACTGCAAGTTAGCCTGATACAACTGCTTGATGCGTCCTACCACCTCATTGAATCCGGCATATACCAGCACATAACTTGTCAAACGCTTGATGGTAGCTACAATCTGGTTATCGTGTTCCTGCCAGCTTCGTTTCACTTCATTAATCTGCTCGTTTACCCGGCGCAGATTCATTGAAGTTTCGACATACTTATCTGCGTCACGTTCGGTTTTCGAAAGTTCTTGCTGAAGTTGTGCCGCGGCCTTTTGCAAATCTTCCAGTGGAGCTGTTTTAAGTGTAAGAATCACTTTGTTAAGTTCTTCTGCACTTAATACGGAACTTTTCTGTTTCTTCTCAATCGTGCTCAGCGCATCTTCAATTTTTTTCAAGCCTTTTGTATCGCTTACTTCAAGCTTCTTTTTATACTCTTCTAGCGATTTTTTCAGCTTCTCAAGGTCTTCGTAGGTTCCGTCGAACGTACCTTGACCAACCGTTTCAGCTTTATCAAGCGCATCTTCCAGTGAAGTAAATTCGGCAGATGATTGTTTCAGCTTCTCATTAAGTGAATTGATGGCCGATTCTACCTCCTTTACTCCATTTGTATCGCTTGTCTTTAGCTGCTGCTTGTATTGTTCAAGCAACTTGATAGCTTCCTTTGTCTGGGATATTGTCCCGTCGAATGTGCCGGTCTGGACTTTACCTAGTGTGGTTTGAGCACGCTGTGAGACACGACGAGTTTCTTCCGCTTCAACCTGAGCAAGCTGTTCACGGTATTTCTGAATTTCCTGCGTGTTTAGGCGAGTAGATGATATAAGTTCCTGTAAGCGCTGTTTGGCCATGCCAAGCGACTTGTCGCTCACATTGCCAATATCTCCGATGATGTCGGAAAACTCTACAAGGTTCCCTTTCCGGCGCTGTGCTTCATCGGCTATCTGTTTGATGTAATCGCGAACTGTATTAAGCGTTTGAAGGTCTTTCGGGTTTACCCCAAGCAACATCTGTTTCAAACCCTTCTGAGCGTTATTTAGATTACGTAGAGTCTGTCCGGAAATATCTGTAAGGTATTTCTGCACAGTATTAACATTTCGTTCAGATTCAGTTATTGACTTCTGAAGTTGTTTTTGCTGCTTTAAAGCATCCTCATATATCTTTTTATTCTTGTCATAATCTACCGTATCAACGGACATTTCCATATTCCGCTGCGCCTCCTGGATTACCTTGTCAAGTTCTTCCCATTCCTTGCGCATCTCCTCGATTTTCTTGCGAGCCTGATCCGCACCTCCGATAAGCACGTCGATTCTAGCTAGTCTGGTACCTAAACTATTTGCCATGTCTTTGTGTTTGTTTTCCTCAAAGTTAGGCAGCCGGAAGGTGGAAATGAAGGACAAAAAAACGGTTTCCGTTAGTTCAACGGACACCGTTTTAAAACTATTCGCCAGCAACCTCTAAAGTGGTTTGCGGCAAACCTCTCGAGCGATATGCAGCAAACCTCTCAAGTGGTTTGCTGCATTTAGTTTTACAGGCCCTACAGGCTATTGTGGAGGGGGTGGTAAATGGCGAAAGGGAAGAATGTACGTATATTACAATAATCCATTAACCATCACTTCCGCATACACCATCCCGAACGCTATCACCTCCGCCCAGAACAGCGGCTTGCATAGCACGAAGCTGTACCATAAATCCCCATTCCAGACTTGTTTCAAGCGTATACCGATATATAATGCCCACGCAATCCATACAAGCAGCATCCACGGGCAGGTAAGTGCTGTCCATATCTGACTGTTCAGTGCCGCTATGACGGTAGCCGCAATATGTACTGGTCTGTCCATCCCGGCTTTGAAATTGGGTGCCGCACCCACGAACAGCAACGCTCCGCACATCAAAAATGCGGTGAACTGATAATTTTCGGGGGTAGCAGAGAGGATGGCGGGCATGAGGAGGAGGGCGGTTGCGGCCATGGTAAAGCCGAACCACAGCTTATGTTTCAACGAATAGTATGTGTCGCTAATGGAGTAAGGTATCTCCTTTGTTTTGTAAACCATCACCCCCACGTATGTGAGGATGACGCCCATTGATAAGATTATGAGTATCATTTTGTGTTCAGATTAAGTTTTTCAGGATATCCTGTTGTGTGGTCGTAGGCTTCCACTTCTTCCACGCTTTGCAGGGCTTCCACATTTGCCTTGTGTTGTGCCGTTACGTTGTAACACTGCAGGGCGTACAGTTCAAGGGCAGAGAGCATCTGTATGGCTGTGTCGCATTCGAGGGTGTAGCTTTTACCTCCGAACCAGAGTGTAGTGGTGAGCATGGAGGCTGCCTTCTGTATCCGGGTGGAGTTCATCAGTCCTACACGGGTGTTCTTGTCGAGCCAAACGGATTCGCCGTCGAGAGTGAAGCTGTTTACCGCGTCGCTAGTGTCGTAGCTTTCTATCTCGAATATCTTCGCGGCTTTTGCGGCTCCCAGTTCGTCGGTGGGCAGCTCGCTTACTTCTTTGAACATTTCCTCCATGTCGGAAGGAAGGCGGTTGGCACGCTTGAAATAGATGTTTGTTCCGATACGATTTATGTACAGGCCTTCTGTACTGTAAATCTCTTTTTCTGTAAATTTTATCATAATGTCACGATTGAGATTGATGGTTTGTTTTTCAGTGCCGACTGGATTTCTTCGTCCTCGATGATTGAGGTATAGTCTTTTGCCGGAAGCGTGAGTGTGATAACGGAGTTGCTGTCTGTATTCTCGATAAAGAACAGCAGTGCCTCGCGGCTTATGCCGGATTCTTCGGTTATCGTTCCCCACTCCTGGACTATGCAGGTTTCATGTTCACGGTTGATGAAGAAGTCTGCTTCTTCAGGCTTTTCCGTTTCGCAGTATGGCTTGTAGCCTTGTGCGATGATTTCTTCTTCGGTAAGCTTGCCGCCTACTTCCTGTCCTTTTTCTACTTCTTTGACGAGTAGATGGTCGTTTTCGATTTTTGCGTACTTCATGTTGTCTATGGTTTTAAACGTTGCTATCAGTTGTCCGTTATGCTCGCAGATATGCAGGTTCGCGGAGCTGTAGGGGGAGCCTCCTTTTCGGATAGTACCTTTCCGGCGGTCTGAATATGGAAGCATAGTCGTTCAGGTTTAGATATGATGTCTTGTTGGGTTTGTACTTGTTTCTCAACGCACAGACGAACCTGCCGTTCTTGTTGCGGAAATACAGCCATTCGGAGAATTTTTCCAGAGCTTTCCCGGCTATGCGCTTTTTGATGTTGAAGGACGCTGTTCCTTTCATCAGCCCGAAATAGCTGTTTATGCTTTGCATGACGTGTACGGCGTTGCTGTACGACGGCATCCGGCTGTATTCTTCTATCGCTGTATGGAGGGCATGTACTGTGCGGTTGGATATGTAAATACGGTTTAGCTTTACTACCTTTCCGCAGAACTTTACTCCGTGTGAGGCCGGCTGTATGTAGAATTTATCGGGATGGACTTTTAGTTTCAGCCGTCCGGTCGCTTTTATGAATACTTTCCGGGCATGGATTATTTCGGCTGCTGTTTCTGCCACCACGCATATATCATCTACAAACCGTGTGTATCTCACTCCGGTTTTTATCATTTCCGCATCAGCTTCCGCCATGACGAGGTTTGCGAGGAGTTGGGAATAGAAGTTTCCTATCGGGAGTCCTTTATCGGGTGGAAGTCCGAAGAGGCTTTTGTTGGGCGGAACTTTATCCCACATTTTTATATCGGAGCGTCGCTCGCAGTCTGTGGCCGGATTGTGCTGTATCAGGGTGTGAAGCAGAGAGAGTTTTTCCTCCTTATCAGGCTTATCGTAGTACATATCGGCGTATTTCCGCAAGATGCGGTATGCTGTTTCCTTGTCTATCGACATAAAGAAGCCTGATATGTCCATTGTGGCTACGAAGGCTTTCTTCCTGTAGCCGTCCGTTATATCACGGACGTTCCGCTGTATCTGCTCGATGGCTGTAGATGCGGAATGTCCGATACGGTTGCCGTGGCTTACATCACCGTTGGCTTCATGGACTTTCTCGCATATCTCGCCGAGCATCGGGGCAACGTAGTGGTGCACTATGCGGTCGGTGTAGTTGGCGGCGAAAACTTCTCTATACACAGGATAATCGAGGACAAAGCAGATGCTTGTCTGTGGCTGGTAGCCGTTGTCTATTCTGTTTATCAATTCATAAATACGCGACAGGTTGAAATGAAACGATGCTGCTTCGAGCGATGCGTGCTTGTTTTTGTAACAGTCGCTTTCGGCAGCTATCCAGGCGGGCACTTTTTCTGATAAATCGGAGGCCGGCACCACACTATAGGTGTTGTTCGTGTTGTTGTTGTTCAAGTTGCCATTGCCCATGTTCACATACCAGGCATTGTTGCCATTGTTGCGGACACAGCTCCAGACGTTGCCGCCCAGGACTTCTGCCCTGTTAATCGAAATAGCTTGCTCACTGCAAGCACAGGGACCTTTATCATTAAACAGTTCTGCCGACATAGTTCAAGACTTTTCGGATCTGACATTCTTTATCCTCGCAAGCGAAGATAGGATATTATCGCACAAAACGTCTATTACAGACGCTTTCTCTTTGCTGCATCCTCCAAGAGCCACTATCAGGTATATCCCGAACTGCAACTCGTATGTCAGTTCTGTAGCTCTTTTATAATAATCCATTCCGCGAACCTGGCGCATAGCGTAGATGAAGAGTAATGCGCCTTGTTTCAGCATGGGATCTATATATGTTCTGCTTATGACTTTATAAGCTTTGCTGTTGATTTCTATGAGACAATTATTCAGGCGTATAACGTCCTGAATAATTGGTGTGTCCAAATGTTTCCTCCCGGATCTATTCATTTCTATTGTCGCGTATTAAATGTTAATATATTTTAATGCAAAAGTTGATGAGCCGTGCTCCGCACGGCTGAGATAAATCAAAAAGCGGAGGCCGGCACCACACTACAGGTGTTGCCCGTGCTGCTGCCGTACAAGCCGCCACTGCCCATGTACACACACCAGGCACTGTTGCCATTGCTGCGGACACAGCTCCAGACGTTGCCGCCCAGGACGCCAAGTATGCCCCATTTTTCATAACTGTTAAGATAGTTTATCAATCCTGAAATTATGCTTTTATTAGTCCAGTATGGGTATAATTCTTTTTCTCCTGCCATGTATTTCCCAAGGGACTTAATGTAATACACCGCGTGAGAATCTGCCATATTCCAGTCGTAATTTGTACCAGAATTTCCCGGTCTGCTTATGTATGGGGTAATGATATACCAATACCCGTCTACAGTTATGGCTTCCGCTCCTTTTGCACCCGGAGAAAGAAGAGGTCGTTCGGCAGAGTTTACTCCGGTGTCGTTCATATTTACACCGTTAGTCTTCTGCTGTTCGTACAGCCATTCGGCGTATTCAGGTTTGAAATAGTATGCGTTGTTTACTGAATACTTATTATTTGTATTGTACATTGCTTTCAAACCTGTGTTCTGGCCGTTTACGAAGAAAAACATATCTTCACCTACCTGAGCCTGTACGCCTGACGAGTTTAGGATTTCCACATTAGTTATTGTTCCTTCGGCTTCAGAAGATGTTATGCCGCTACAGATAGCAAATCTGTGACGAAGCCATTCGTTCTGTACATACATAGCTTCAAGACGCTCGGCATAATTATCTACCAGCATGGCGTTGCTGTTGCCGCATCCTTTTTCCATTATCCAGCGTTGCTTGGTGTTACCGCTATAAAGTTCAAGCTTGTCGTCTTCCGTTACTATTACGCTCCAGTCCGCCGCGAAGTGGCTTCCTGCGGCGTGCGTGCCAAGGCTTTCATCTGCCGTGCCGTGATAATCCGTCCCTTCCCTAGCTCCGGTCATCTGGTCGTACTCATAGACTGAATGTTGCATTCCGTTTGAAGCCTTGCTTGCACTGCCGGACGTGGCGTAATATTCTCCCTGCCATGGCCAATACAATATCGTTCTAATTCCGTTGCACTCCAGAGAGAGACCTACTGGAGGAGCAATGAGCTCGTTATCGAATCTGTTTGCCACGCTTCGGTCGTTCCATTCCTTTACTGTGTAATGCTTCAGGTCGGAATCTACAATCTTGATATGGTCGTTTGTGGCTATCGCTGCAGTCTTTCCTTCACTCGTGGTGATAATGGTCGAACGTACCGGCAGTATCAGCATTTGCGATTCAAGGGCGTATTCGTCTCCTGTCGGAATGGCTGCTATTTTAGCCGGGTATTCGGAAAGGATTTCTCCTACGTTTTCCACACCCTTCGCCTCGATGGCAGCTTTTATGGCGGCTTTGCTTTCTTTTAACTTGTTTAGTTTGTCTGCTGTCGTTCCCATTATATCACCTCCCCGTTTACTTCATCAAGTACTGTGTTTATGTTTCCTATCGCATTGTTCAAATCCCGAGAGGTGGCGTACCCTTTCTGCGCAAGAGTTTCTTCTGTTACATATCCTTCAGGAACTTGCTTTAAAGAAGAATTTACTCCATCAACGAGTTCGTCTATCTTCTTCGTTATAGCGTTCATTTCTGCCGATTGCAAAACCTGTTCACGAGAAAAAGTTTTATTTAATTTCTGTATATCTGCCATGGCATATTATTTTAATTTGTTTACATCAAGCTTTCCTTTGTCGAGTACGAGGTATTTTTCTTCAGGAGGAGATATATGCTTTTTCTTCTTAATCTCACAGAATCTATACGTCAAAAGCTTAAACGTATTTAGCTTAATAGGTTTCATGATCCTGCCTCCCTTATGGTTGCTTTTGTGACTTTACTCGATACGACAATTTTAATATACTTAGGATAGACTGCATGACAAAAATCTGCATCTATTACATCCCCCCACTTTAGTTCAATATATGAACGCCTATACTTTCCTTCATCACTTCCCCTTTGATAAATCTCCAATGTTCCTCCACTCTCCATTTCGATATGAAGATTATAATCTGAGTTTACTTTTGTTTCTGATACAAATGATTTGCCTTCCTCATTAAATAATAATTCTCTCTGTTCCATGATATTTGTTTTTAGCAAAAATAAGTAACATACACAAAAATAAGAAGGACAAAAAAACAGCTTTATATATATCGGATAAGACTACTTTTTTAAAAGGGAATCTAATTAAAATTGTCTCACATTTTATATTTTACACCGTTTTTCAGCACTTTTTTCATTTAATCAGAAATTGTGAAACTCAAACACAACCAAATCAATATTTTTGCAATAAACAAACTACTTATAATTATGAAAAAAAACTTATTTTTTACATTGACTTTAATTTTAATTATGTGCTTGTTTACTTCTTGCGGAAGTACATATATGGCTGTTTACGATTTAGGTCTTTCTTCTGTTGAAAGCCCTTCAGACTCAAAAGATCCATTTGGTAATTCGGAAATAGTAAAGATTTCTGATGAAGTCCCTTCAAAAAATAAAAAGGCTCAGATTGTCAACAAATACAGATACACAGATAAATACATTGACATTGTGTGGTGGTACTCTACCACTCAGTTTGAATTTGAGCTGAAAAATGTTTCAGAAAAAACACTGAAAATAAATTGGGATGATGTAACCTTTATGGACTATACAGGTAATATAAGCCGGATTATGCACAAAGGAGTAAAATACATAGACAAAGATAAAAGTCAGGGAAGCATAAGCATACCCAAAAACGGAAAGCTAAACGATATTATAGTCCCTACGTCAAATGTATATTTCAGTCAGGGGTTTGGCGTTTATGTTCCTTCTGAATGGAAACAAAAATCAATCATTCCATGTTTCTACAAGAGTAAGAAAGAAATGCAGAATGATATTGACAATAAAATTTGGATAGGTAAAAAAGTACAAATACTTTTCCCGATAGAGATTGAAGGAAAGAAAAATGACTACACATTTGAATTTACAGTTAACGGTACATACTGATAATTAAAAAACAATGCAGCCGGGGAAGAAACGACAAAACCCAGGCTGCATTTTCATTCATATAGGGTGGAAAGACAAACTACATCATCTTTTTCTCATAATTATATCGCCCACCACATTTGCCAGCACATTAGAGCCAAATCCTCTTATCCCGTCAAGTTGAGCTACCATCCGTATAAGGAGGTCCAGCTTTTCTTCTATGCGGCTGTTACATGGCTGCCGGCTCTCCGTACATGCGCTTCTTGAAGTAACGGCGCACCTGAAAGTTCTTGTCCTTGTCTTTCAGGTAGGACACAGCTTTCTTGTAGCATGAAAGGGCCATCTTTTCGTTCGGCACTTCGGCAGGTGTCTTGTATCCCATGTCTTCAGCGATGCTGTATGCCATGTCGCTGTAAATCATGTTGGCTGTGACACAAAGTGCATACGAGTTGTACGAAGGTTTTTCTTCAGGAACTCCTCCAAGTTGTTTCACGGCAGCCACGAAAGTGTCATGTCCCCAGTGGAATCCTTTCAACCCATCTTCGTTGACCATGGTCTTACCGATATTCACGGCCTCTGTTTCCGACAAAAAATTATCCCAGCACATTGCTTCGAGGTGGCTCAACCAGCTCATAGCCATTTCCGGGTGCATCTTTGCCATTTCCTTGAAATAATAGGTAGCAGCTTCGCCGAATATTTTCATATTCTTCACGTCCTTGCTGTCCTTCATCTTATCATACAGCTCCTCGTAACGGGAGATCATTTGTTCTCTATCCATATCTCGATATTTTTAAATTAGTTTCTTCAAAACTTCCCGCCCTCGCGGACGGGAAGCCACTCAAACATTTTTCCTTTTCCTTCGCTTTTTTACGGGTTCATCGGCAGATGCCAGACTGAAAGCGCTAAACGCGGCTGCCTGAACTTCGTTAAGCGGGAAAGGTAGCAGTAATCGTGACCGGGACTGCAATCAGTGCGCCGCAAGCAGAGCAACCGCAACCGTTCTCATTGTAAGAGAATACCTGCGGAACTAAAGCTGTAGCTACCACACTGGTAGGGGCTGTATTTGCCGCACCGATGAAGGTTACTGTAAACTGTTCGGTCCACTGAATAGTCTTTGCTGCACATCCGTTTTTCGGAGTGTAGGTCAGAGTTACAGCTGCGTTGATAAGCGCAATGTTCTGCGTGTTGTTGTTTGTGACGCTTGCTACACTGAATACGACGGTAGCAGTAGGTTGAACGCCGTTGTTCACGCAATAAGCCTGACGCAGTTTCTTAGTGATGTTTACCGTCAGTGGCTGAGCGGTAGCTGTCGGAACTCCAGACAAAGTAATTGACTGAATCATAGTTGTGTTGTGTTTGTGTTATATATCTTTTACAGGACACCAGGCCGCCTGTATTCGGCACTTATTTCTCTTCTTTTTCTCGTGTTTCATTCTTTGGTGCAGGATGCGGTTGTGGGTGCGACGGCTGTGCGGGCTGCTGCGGAACCTTCACCACATATTCCTCGGGTTTCTGATACGGAAGGTTGCAGTCCAGGTATTTCTTCAGTTCCACCAGGTCATTGCGGTCGAAGGTGAAAAATCCGTCGATTATGGAAAGCTTTCCCTGCTGGATGGCAGAGTCAACATATCCGTGAGCCAGTTCCGGGATCATGTCGTCCGGAATGCGGGATACAAATCGTTCAAGGAACGGACGGATCATTTTTGTCCCTCCTAAAGATGCCAGCGAATTGATTTCATTGGAAATCTGCCATCCGGGGCCTGCGAGTCCGATTGACTTGAATAACTTCTCCACCGGAAGCATACCGGCAGAAATACCGTTGAGCGTATTGCCCATCATAACCGGAATGACCGGCTCACCCCATTTCAGGATGACAGCGGTCAGAATCTGTGCGTTTGTCATTTTTCTGCGTGTTTGAGTTTTTTCTACAGTGCTTGAGAATCAAAAGGAAGGGGAAGACCGGACGGTCCTCCCCCGGGGCCAGTTTGGGGTTACTGAGCAGACGGACATCCGCAGCATCCATCCTGACATACGTTGCTTGACGGGATGTATGTCTTAGTGATAGCCTGCAAAGCGGCGATGCTGTTCTGCATGCACTGCAGAGTAGCGGTGTTGGTACCGTTGTAAACGGCCTGCTGCATGTTGACAGCTGTCTGAGCGTCTTTGTTGGAACGAACTTCCACTGCAAGTTCCTTAATCTGACCCTGCAAGTCCTTGTAGGCTTCCACGATCTTCTGGTCAGTGTACTTGTCAGCCTTCAGCAAAGCGATTTCTGAATCCTTTGCGTTCAGTTGTTCCACTATGTTCAACTCATAACGGCTTACGGGCATGTTGTCTGAGCATACGCCTTCTGCGTTCCATCCCCAGCCATTGCGACCCAGGATGTTACCACCGTTGATACCCAAAAATGATGCGATACCAGCTGCTGCACCCACAGTGTTGAAATTACCTTGTCCCTGGCCGGTTACGTTGTAACTCTGGCCATCCATACCTTTGATTGTCATACTGTTTTGTGTTTGTGTTGTGTCGTGAACTATTTCCCGACATGACAAAGGTACGGACGAAGCATTACTCTGGGAATAAGTTATTTCCTAACCTCTTCCTGATTCTTTCGCAACTTATTCTGAATATTTTCTGTGTGCTGAGACGCTGGTCGAAATTGGTATGAATCTGGTTGACGGCACGCTCCGTCTTTCCGATTCGCGCAGCGATATACGACGGATTCAATCCGCTCTGAAAAAGGAAATGCACGAGCAGATAGCGTGCATCTACCGTTTCTGTGTCCTTCCTTCCGGAAAGGATCTGTGCGGACGGTATTTCCGTTTCCTCCGATACCATGCGGAGGATGGTGTTAAAAATCTCACTCTTACTCATCGTTTCTTTGTTTATCGGGCACGTCTGCCCTGTGTTTTTCTCTTGTGTTTAAAGAAACAACCTGCCGCTACCATTGCAGCAGGTTGTAATTAAGCGTAACGCCCAGAAACGGTTCTGTCTTCCCTGAAAGCCCTATCCCGTATCCGGCGCTCAGTCCTATCCCCCACCTCTTTTTTTTCGGTGCCGGTGCATTTACCACCCCCGTCTGTGTGCGTCGGTAAAACTCTGCCGACACCAGTTGCGGGCGATACCCTGAAATGACTATCCGGTAGTCGTCCGTGCGGTATTCCTTCTCTGTGAGAGGAATAATCACGTCTACGCTGTCTGTTCCTGTAGAAAGCGAATCAGAAACAACCGTAGCCGTATCCGCTATGCTGTCCGGAATGGAAGCTGACCCGGACGGTTTCTGCGGACGATATACCGGAAGGCATGCGGTGTCTGTTCCTGCGGGACGCTCTGACACGGGAGGAGCAACTGCCGTGTCGCGTATCGTATCTACCCTGACGGGAAGCCATACGGTATCACCCTGTCCAGACTGCGGCGACGCGCATCCACGGAAGAAAAGCGAAAAGAGGAGCGCGGCCGACAGCAAGCCTACCAGTATCCACGGAAGCTGTTTCATACGCCCAGGTATTTACAGATTCCCTGCACATGCAGCGTGACAATCTTCTGGCGGCCTTCATCCGACAGAAGGAAGTCCACATCTTCGCGATTGTCCTGGAAAAGATTTTCCGTAAGCACGGCCGGGCAAATGGTATGCTTCAGAATGTAGAAACCGCTTTCCTTGTCGCTGTCACCGTCGGCGGTGTCCTTGCGAATCTTCATACCTTTCAGCACCTGCTCCGCACTCTGATACAGACATTCGGCCAGTTTGTCGGCCTTGGTCTGACCTACGCTGGTCCATGCCTCCCATCCGCGTGCGGTCATCCACTGCGTGCCGCTTCCGGCAGCGTTACAATGGACGGATACCAGGATGCTGTCTTTCACCCGGTTGGCGCGTGCGCACCGTTCCTGAAGCGAAATGTCTTCCTCTTCCGGAACGAGCAGCTGCGCGTCGAGCCCTTTCTTCTTTAGCGCATCCACCACGCGGCGTGCAATGTCGCGTGCATAGGCATATTCGCGCAACCGTCCGTCTGGCGACTGCTTCCCATTGGTGTCTGCACCATGACCGTTATCAATCCAGATTCTCATGTCGTGTCTAGTTTAGTTTGTGTGTTGTGACTGTGGTTATGCAGAAGCCAGAACCCCGGCCTTTTCAAGCTCGTCAATCAGCTTGTTCAGTACGGTATGTGCATCTTCCGAACCTGTAGCATCTGTTACATGGGCACCCTGCTTTACAATTCCGGGCTTTGCTGTTGTAGCATTGGTATATGTGGTGTCTGTCCAGTTTACCGTGACATACGCTTTACCTGCTCCGTCTACTCTTACAGCATAGTTCTTTCCGCTTTCTGAAAATCCGGTCTGGATTCCTCCCAAAGCAGAGTCGCTGGCTTTCGGGAGCACATAGCTTTCACCTCCTCCGCCACCACCGGCTGCTGCGGTATCCTTGATGACCAATGCCTTGACTTTTTTCACCTCCACATCGCTCAGAAGCCGTACCTTCATGCCGGCAGGTACATTGATTTCAATTACTGAATTTGTGAAATTCACCGTATCCATTGCGACGGGTTCCATGGAGTCAATAAACTGGGAGATTGAAAGCCTTCCGCTTTTCACACCCTGAATCTGCACCATTGTACGTCCTTCGGAAGTATATTCGGCCACATAGCCTTCAGCTCCCTTCTTAAAACTGATTTCGTCCATTGTTTGTGTTGTGTTTTTGGTTTGTAACTCTATTTATAGGGATTCTCCCGGTATTCCGGAAGAATGAACTGTATGTTCACCGCTGCATCGTGCAGCACCTTGTGGGTTTGTTCCTCACTTACCTCCATTTCGTCGGTAAACTCGCAGAAGATGTTTCCTACCCAGTCGGAAGCGCTGTTCAGCCTCTTTATGGCTACGGCGCGACAGCCATTGGTTATAAACAGGGATTTGGCCATCTTGTCCTTCACTTGAGAGTCTATATCCGTATAGCAGAGAAAAAGGTTTTCGGCCAGTCCTCTGCTGAATACTGCCATTTCGCTCATGGGGAGCCGCTGCACATTATCCTTCATGCCCGACACCCCCTTGCGTTTCACTTCGAAATAGATGGAAAGGAAGGCTGCGTTACCCAGCGGGTGCGGCTGTACGATGTACACCCTGTCGGCCTTTGTCTCGTAGAGCACCTTCCACAGTTCGCCGAATACCTTTGCCGTATTCTCGCTTCGCTTGAAGCTAAGACGTTCGGTTTCCTGCTTGTACCGTTCCAACTTCAGGTCGTTCATTTTATCACGATACTTCTGCGTCATTTTGTTGTACTGCGAAAGAATAAATGTACCCACGGAAACTATAAATGCGCCGATGGCCGTCACCATTTCTGCGTCCATTCCGTGCCTCCTTCCGATTTCCCGTTATTCCATCTCAGGCGTATTTTTTTCAAAAAGAGCGGCAATAGCTTTTATCACATCGTAGAAACCGCATCCGCTAAGGCCAGCAGCCAGTCCGTAAATAAGCGTTCCCCACCATTGGTATCCTTCGAGCAGTGGAGTAAGCTGAAGTGCCCATGCCAGCACGCACACCACCATACCTACCGCCACGCTCACACCGATTTTTGCGAGCTTGCTTCCTGAAATGGCAGGAATGACTTTCAGAATCTGTGTCACGATGGCCGAAATAAGTGCTACGATTCCGGTAAACGTGCCCAGGTCGATTACGAATCCGGCAGTAGAAGGTTCAGAGGTTACAGCTCCCTGTGCGAAAACGGTCACTGCAGAGATCAGCATTGCAAACATTAAAATCATCTTTTTCATTTTGTCGTCGTTTTTAGTTAAACATTTGGTTTTAGTTGCAATACAAAGTTACGAAGAGCACATTGGAGAATGAAGGACAAAAAAACGACGGTTTCTCGGCGGACAAAAACAAGAAAGGAGACAATCGCTTGTCTCCTTTCTGTGTTGATAAAACTCTCATCGAAGAAGGGAATCCCTGTTTTCCCTATCACGCCGCTAAATTACAAAAAATATTTATATCCGAATAAAACGGGTCTGTTTTTTTGATAATTGAATGCTTATTTGCACTTTAAAACAATAAAAAGGGGAATATACCTCTCTTGGAAATATCCCCCTTTATGCATCTAATAATTCATTAAGAATTATAGCTGCAAATATAGCTTTTTATTATGATTGACATTTTGTTTATGCTTAATTTTTAATATATTTATAGTGCACCTAATAATAATCATTATGAATAAAATTAAGTATGAGCTTGTAACACATCGTGTACACGGAGGAATGCTAGCTATTTTTGTGAAATGTTCACAGTATGGTTCTGTAATAGAACTAGATACTAATGTCAGAGTGTTTAATGACGAATGGAGTGAAGAATCCGGACTTATTTCTAAAAGTCCAAATGCCGCCAATCTTAACCTGCTAATCAGAAAACTTGTGTATAACCTGGAAGAGATTGAACTAACTTATTCTGGAGAAATTACATTGTCTAAATTGCATGACATATATTCAAAACGTGGAGCTTCTGCAGACTGGTATGCAATGTGGAAAAATCCATGAATGAAAGAGGGTTAAAACCTCGGACTATAGAAATACATGCAAATGTTTTGAAGACTATAAAAAAATTCAAAGGTTCTTGTCCTGTCATATCATTGACAGAGGATTTCTTCCGCGGATTCATGGGATTTTTAATTAATTCCGGACTTAAATATTCAACCGTATGCAAGGAAATGCATGTTGTTAAGACATATTATAATATCGCACGTAAATTGTATGGGAATAAGGTTCCATCGGATGCATTCGCTTTTTACCATGATCCAAAAGACCTGAACAATACTTATAAACTGAAGTCGTTAAGCGATGATGACATACGTAAGATTGAGAATTATGTAGCATCTGGGACGTTATCAGAAAGTAAAAAGCTAACTATCAATCAATTCTTATTCATGAGCTATTCTGGAACTAGGATAAGTGATTTTGCTTCTCTCAACGAAAAGAACTTCAAGTTGGAAAATGATCGGATTTGGCTTGAATATAATTCCGTAAAAACAAATACACATGTCAGAATACCTCTTTTTGCTCTGTTTGATGGAAGAGGTGAGCAAATATATAGTCAGTATCAGAATCGGCTTTCAGAGTTTTTTTATGTGGGGAGCAATTGCAGATTCAATTCAAGGTTATCTTCCGCTCTTAAAGTAAGTGGGCTTAACAAGCATGTAACCGCTCACGTTGCAAGACATACTTGCGCAAGCAGATTGATTAATAGAAATGTTCCTATAACTACAATACAGCAAGTAATCGGTCATAGACAAATAAAGACTACGATGATATATGCAAAGATTGACGACAATTCGTTTGTAAGACAATTAAAAGGATTGTAAAAAGCCTCGTAAAGAGGCCTTTTACAAGTTCTGGCGGAACTTATTGGAACGGCTACTTTAAAAAATGATGGATTAATGTCAAAATCAGGTTTCCTGAGTGCCATTGGATTAAATTTGGAAGGTGATGTCAATAACGTAAATAACGGAGTTTATAAATTTGACTCACAACAGGACAATATGCCCGTGAATTATGGCATATTAGTGGCATTTTCTTGCGACGGATGGATTCGTATGCAATTATGTGCAGGTGGAGATAATGGATTAGCATATATAAGAATGCATTATAATAGTTGGACATCATGGAAACAAATTTAAAATGAAAAGCTGTCTGAGTCAGATAGATCAAGAAAATACAGATAGCTATTTTCGCATAAAAGCTGGAGAAGGTACAAATCCTGCATATATTTTTGTAACTGTATTGGGTATTAAATAGCCGTAGTATAACATGCGTTATATGGCAATGCTCTTCCATTCATTCCACTTCCCGTCAACATGATTGTAAGATCTAACCATTAAAGAATAGCCACCATAGGACATTGACTCCTGAATGCATGAATCGCCACATTGAATCGAGAAAACTGGGCCAGCTTGTGGCGTATTAGAATAAGTCGTATATGTGCCCACTTCATTAATATCTTGATAATTACCTTTTTCGAGAAACCCAACTCCCATCAGTCCCGCCAGGACTGATGAAAACTGTTCTGTACCAATATATATAGGATTCCCGTTAGAGTCCATTCCTCTTATGAAAGGAATATCTTCTGAAGGCCCATTCAATTTCTCTGATTTTGATATTTCCCTAGATGCATCTCCTATACTGATTATTCCAGTTTCCATATTGCTCGGATTTGAAACTATAAAATTTTTAGGAGAATCTATTTGTAAAAATGATGACATTAATTCAGAAATTACTTTTTTCATGGAATCTTTTGACATCTTTTGTACATCCCCATTACTCTTTACACCAAGAAAATAATCAAAATCTTCAACGGATGTAACGTCTGATAATTTTTTATCTGCCATAATTACATGTTTTAATCGTTTGTGTTTTGTTATATAATATTCATTAAACAGTTCCCTTATTATCCGGAAGAACCGGTCTGTAATAAGTTACTTTTTCAGATTCATCAGGAGAAAGTGAAAGAAGCATAGGATTCTGGTCTGGCATATTATCCTCTGATAAAGTATGTGGAGTCACTACTTCAAGAAGCACATCATCAAAATTAAACTTAAAACCAGAAGGAGCTTCTGTGCCGATTACCTCATTAAAACTGGGATATAAACGCTTTAGTTCCAATGCCTGATTGTTTGTAAGGCTAATGTTATTAATATCTGATGATACTTTTCCCAATAAAGATACGAGCTTGTTAAGAAAATTATAATCCAGATTATCCGGATAGAACAGATTCCCTTCTTCAATCATAGAATCTTTTTCTGATTCTGGTATTTCTTTCCACAATGACGCTTCTTCCATGGATGAAACAATCATTGATTTTTCAAAACGTCTTTCACTAATTGGAACTTCCTCACTCTGAGTAAGAAGACATCCGTTACTTGCTTGTAGTATCATTTTTTCTTGCTTTTTCAATCATGTTGTCAATAGCATCAATAAAACGTGGGTTCCCGAACCTGGAATATTCCTTAATCAGTTCCACTTCTTTTTCGTCATATTCTTCTTCACCATCTGAATTGTATATCTTACGGCACAATTCAAGCGAAGCAACTCCCCTGCCCGATGCGTAGATAGCATCGGCAAACATTTCTCTTACATCTTCCACTGCTTCCGTGGCGCGTGAAAGACCGTTGAAAACGTGTAATTCTTTAAAATTCAGTTTCATTATTATCCTATTTTATAACAAATTCCATTTTTAAAATAAAGGGTTTTTGAATACCCGTTTGGGGGCACATATTCTGCGGTACCTGTAAATCCAGTAACTGAATTACCTCCTTTTGTCATTGATATTTGAGTAGGATTTATAATCATACTAGAATCTCCCATCTTTAATTTTATATCTCCGTTTGTTATCTGAGTTCTCTTGTCACCGCTGTTCATTCTTATGTCAAACGGGTATAGGTAAAGCGTTTCCCCTTCAATATTTTTCAATGATATTGCAGCTGATTCATATCCTGAATTGTTGTAGAAAAACCAGTTAGAAAGCACATTCCCTGTACTTGAAACTAAAGCCATTTGTCTTGAATCAGGGTCTAATATAATTCTGTTTCCATCTGAATTAGTAACAACACCTCCAGTGAAAGTACCTGTAGCAGATTTCAACTCACCGGAAAAAGATCCGCTCGTAGCTACGACTTCACCTTGTATATGTGCTTTTATAGCATACATCTCACCAGATTCCGTCACACGGAAGGGAGCAGAAGCACGGTTCTCGTAAGTGCTTCCTGCAAAAATACGCACAAGGCTGCCTGAATTGCTTCCTGTCATACCTGCAGTAACAGTACCATCATCTTTCTGTATAAGCAGGTCGTTTCCCTGAAACAACTGTATTTTTGCATTCTTGGCTATAATCAGTGATGTAAAAATAGAACCTACATTCGCGCCAAACCTTTTCCAAAATTCAGTGTTTGCGTATGTAATGCTGCTGCTCGATACATGCGTTTTCAAACATTGGTATGCGTCCCATCCGGTTTCAACAGCATTGTTTCTTACCAATACTACATCTATATAACGAACAGGAAGACTACCATCTGTTACATCACTATCATTCCTATATTCGGTATTCAAAGCCCATTCAGAATCACGTATTGCGCATCCTTGAAGTCCGTCGGCTCCTTTCTCTCCAAGCTGCGCACACACGACGGGCGTAGAAAACAGTCCCCATACGCCATCGGAAGATTTCCTTCGTTTTGAAACCCATTCATAAGGATAAGAAGAAGATATTCCTGACTGTGTACGTGTCCACCCTGAAGGTATATAATCATCTATTTGTGGGGAGGTTGGAGTAGACGGAGTAGAATTAACAGTAGTACGCGTATAGATCTCTTCTATGGAAACACCATCTTCTCCTTTACTGGCAATCATATCATACTCTGAAGTGTTTTCTTCGCCAGTCATTACATACCCTCCATCAGAGAATATGAATCTATTCCCTTGATTATCTGTCCAACACCATAACGGAGGATTAGTGGTAGCTACTTTTGCAGCAAAAGTGCTTCCATTCATTGTTACTGAACCCATTTTGGGTACTACCAAATTGGAGTTCCACCTTCCAATATAAGTTAACCCAGCTCCATCTTCACCCTTATCTACTTGCAGAAGCCAGTCAGCATTTTCCTTGGAAGGTTCTGTATCTGTCCCGTCTTCTGCTACGCATAGCCACAATATACCATCATGGCTTACACGGTCATAAAATTCATATTTTGTGCCACTTTCCCATTGACCTCTGTCATTTGCCACAAGAACCGGAGTTCCATCTGGTCTTACCTGATTTATCGTACCAGTAAAATACACAGAATTAAGATACATGGAGTAACCAGACATGTTCAGTCCGAATATGTTCAGATTCGTCAGGTCGCCATACTGCATGGCAATATTCCCAACCGAAAATTCCCAGTCGTTCTGTTTCCAGAGAAGTCGGGTATATGTTCGTGTTTCGTATGCGGAACTTTGTCTTGCTTCATCAGTAAAGTTTCCGTAGCATGAAAAATTCATCTGTGGCTGTGGATGAATAGTATATCCGGGACGAAGCGCATAACGGAATGTCTCATTATTATCTCCCGACACCTCCGTCACGCGAAAATAGGTGGTTGCAAATCCGGAAAATTTGAAGTTACCTTTGCTGTCGTCTGAATCCTCGGCAGCATCCCTTTCATCGCCAAAATGGAAGATACCAAGTGCAATGTCATCCTTAGATACCGCACCAAACTCTCCTTCTTCCAGCTTTAGTGTACAAGTTCCAGTTGTAAGCTGATTACCTTCCGAATCCGTATCAGGTGTGCATGACAGAATAATTCCGGCACCAGGTACACGCCATTTAATCCCCAGGAAAATCTCTACACGGTTGTACCGGAGTTCAGGAACCTCCAGAAATTCCCACAAGCGAAGTCCGCGCATTTCTCCGTATCCTTTTTTATCTATCTTTGCGCCAAAACCGGTTAAACCTTCGGCAAAGCCTTTCTCTCCTACCACAATTCCTGCCATCATCGTAAGCAAGAATTTTGTGGAGTCTTCACGGTCTTTATTGATAAGGTATTGTCTGAGAAGGTCTAAATATTTTCCAGTAAGCAACTTGGTTGTGGGCACGGATTCGTCGCTTTGAAGGAAGTCTCCCTCGTCTCCCTGGCGAGCCACATCCGTAATCTGCTTGTCGTTGATAACCAGCTTGCCGATAATGGAAAGCGTGCCTTGAACTATGTAGGAAGTGAATCGTTTCAGCGGACGGATAAGGTCATCGGCTGTCACTTCAAACAGTTCCTTCCATCCGGCTGCATCCTGGTCATTACCTTCAGGAGTAAAAAGCTTACCGTAGTCCAGTGTGATTTCACGGTCGAGGGTGGCAGCTTCCAGACTGCCGGTGGCGGTAATGCTTCCGATACGTATGTAATAGAAATCTTCGCTGGGATTCTCTCCGCCGATGCTTCCGTCAGTAGCATAGTCGTTCACGGAAAACAGCACCATGGCATCGTCAGAACCACGTTCCAGACGGGCATAGATGTAGTGTGCCTCCGTGCGGTTCAGACGGGTGTTGTATCCCGTCAGCGTCCAGCTTCGGTATTCTCCGTTGGGCAGATAATCTATGCCGTAGCTTTTCTGCGGAGCAACCATGATGGTACAGCCCGGGACTACCCCCACCTGAATCAGGTTGGGGTTTTCCAGTGCGTTTTCTGTCATGGACACGCCCTGGTAAGAAATTCGGTATGCGTTACTCTGGTAATCGGTTATCATTTCCCTTTTCTGTATTTCTGATTCATTTTCTCAATTTCCTTGGCTTCCTTGGCCATGGCATTCATAATTCCCAGGATGCGGACCGCCTCGCTGTCGTACACTGCGTCGTAGTCACTGAATCCCTGATACTTCATGATGTTGTTAATCATTTCCACCTCTATCTTGATGGGATTCTGCCGTCCGTTCTTTTTCCCGTTAGGCGTGAACAGCTCCGGATACATGCGTGCGTAGGCTTCCTGCACACTCTGGAAATACTGCACCATGACGGGGAACATGCGGGCTTCTACCATGCTAAACCAGCGGGCGTTTTTCTGTATCTGTCCGGAGTTGAACGACCACACGCGGCGCTTACACTTGCGCAGGTAGCGTCCTTCGCGTATCTCTCCCGTCTCGCGCACGGATTCATTAAACAGCGTGGCCAGAAACCGGCATCGTGCCTGCTTCATGCGGCGCAACTGCATCCGGATGGCGGCATGGGTCGATTTTCGCCTTACAAGCGTCTGTAGAGCCTTCTGTGCGTCCCAGTACATGATAAGCAGATTCTGTGCGGACTGGTACTGCGCAAAGCTGACATCGGACATCACATCTTTCGGCGCTTTCAGACGAAGGGTCCCCATACGAAGGCGGATAATTCCGTAGGGAGTGACGGTGCGTGCAAAAGGATTGTCCAGGAAACCGAGTTTCTGGTCAATCCACTGGTCCACCTGCCATGCCCGCATGGGAATGCGCTCAAACAGGTGGCGAATCCCTTTGCGCCGGAAGAGAAACACCGTTTCACCATTTTCATCGGTCACGGTGCGCCGCACGATTTTCAGTCCGAGAAAAAGCATGAAGCACTTCAGCTTGAAAAGGCGGTCGGCACGTTCCTCGTCGCCTGCCGCAGCCATAGCCTCCTTACGCTTGTAAAGTCTGTTCACCTCTTCCAGCTCTTCGGTCGACAGCCGGTTCCAACCGTCGGGAAGTGCCGGAAGATGTATCTGGTAGTTTGTCGTATCCATTTGTCGTTTCTTTATACTCCAAAGTTAGGTATATGAAAACTGGGAATGAAGGACAAAAAATCAGTGCCTGGTGAAGGCTTGCGGACGCATGACGAAGATGGCGTTGTCCTGGTTGTCATAATCGAATATGGGCTGCTTGTCCGGTCCGGTTGTTTCAGTGAGCGGCGGCACATACAGCGGAGAATCCTTGATAAACTCTCCGAAAGAATCCTGATGGTTGGAGATAAATTTGCGGGCCTTAGTCATGGAATAAGCTGCCTCGTTTTCGCTGTACTTTCGCTGTTTTTCCGGACGGCGAGACTCGATGTAGAGTGCCAGCGCCATGCGCAGACAGTCCACCGCCTTCTGCCACACCGCATTTATGGCATCCTTGTCTTCGCCCGTGAAAAGGTCGGACTTTAGCGAGCGCGTGCACCATTTCACCAGCGCATCGGTCAGCTCCTCCCCTATCTCCGGCTCTATGTAAGCGCTCTGGCAATAGCGGATGTCAGGAAGCATGCCAATGAATTTCTCCCGGCTTTCGTTAATATCCAGAAAACGGTTCATCTCGATGGCGGTAGTAAACAGCAAGTCGCCCTGCAGGTAGAAATACCGGCTTTCGCGCCACAAATCGGCAAACACGGGGGCCTGACTGCACGCATCCTCTTCCAGGAATACCAGCAGACGGTCCACTCCGCGACGGCCCTTGAAATACGCATCGCGCTCAAACCGGCTCACGGATTTCTCGTCGGCCTTGTCGTACCCGTCGGTGTACACCTGATTCAGCCCACCCCCGTCGTTCAGACTCACCGTGAGAATGCCGGTGCTGTTGGCCAGCGACAAGTAGACCACCGGAAGCTGACAGGCACGTATCAGACGGATTTCGGGTGTAAGGTTTTCTTTTTCCACGTAGGCCGCCGTCACTCCGCCATACTCTTCCATGGCCTTATCGTATTCTTCGCATACCTTTTCGTAGAGTTTCCGCCCAAGTATCGGCACAAGAATGTTCTCTTCTGTCTCTTCCATGATTGTGAGAAGTGACTGGTCGCCGCTGTACACGCTGGTGGGCACGTATGCCCTGATTTCTTCGGTTTTCGTTACTAGCATAGTCTTTGTGTTTTTCTTCAAAGTTAGCGGTCTGATTCGGTAGTTTGAAGGACAAAAAACGAAAAATCGGAGGTTTTATGAAGTTTAGAAACAATTTTAATACGATTTCGATTTAAAATTGTTATTTTTGCGGTAGGTAAAATGTAATAAAACGATGAACATGAAATCTAAAAAAGTTATGAAAAAGACTTACGTGCTCATGCTTTCGCAATCTTTCCCGACCAAACATCCCCGGTCGGGAAAACCTACCGGATTCCGTGAGAAATTCCTTTCCGGAGAAAAACGCCACACCATCCGGGCCAACTTTCCGCTTTGGGCAAAACGCATACACGAGGTGCAGCAAGGTGAAGCGGTTATCTCCGTCCGTCAGTGGGAAGGCCGTCCGTATTTCAGCAGGCAAATAATAATAGGCTGTCTGACTGCGGAATCTGGAACAGGTATTCAGAAACTTACCTTCCAGCTGGATCGCGACGGATGTGCCTCTTTCAATTTCTTTGACATCGACGGTAAATATCCGGAACTGAAAGAACTTGCGGCCAACGATGGTATGTCGGTAGACGACTGGAAAGAGTGGTTCCGAGGTTATGATTTTAGCAAGCCAATGGCAGTAATTCAATTCGGTAAATTCAGGTATTAATGATGAAAGAGTATTTTATTGCTACAGCAATTTTTGTAGGTCTTGTGGCTTTCGTTATGGCAATGAGCTATTTCTCCGGTTTGGATTACGACATCCTTTTCATAGAATTTATGCTTACATACTTAGTTATTAATAAATTATCTGAAATACAGAACGACAAAAAAGAAGAATAATATGGCAGCGTATGACGTAAACGGGCGGTGCGAAGACTGCACATTTGCTGACGCATTTGGAAGAAGTTGCCAGAATGGGATGCTATTCCCTGTCATGGTACTAATTGCGTTTGGAGATGTATATCAGTGTCCGAACTTTCAGAAAAAGAATGCTGAACAGCTTCAGGAACAAATTCGATTAAAGAACAATGAAAATAAATAGGATATGGATTTCAAGAAATTAAAATTACTCACAGAACTGATTGATCGATATGAATGGCAAATGGGCCATGGTCTTGCGGTATGGATAGAATATTCTAATTGCACGACTGTTTTTGATAAGATATTGGAAATAGATACTGAACGATTTCCTAATTGTTTAGCAGAAAGAACAGGTATTTATATTGATCATTTTGAAGATATACTGAGCTTTTATACCAACGATATTGAGAAGTTGTTCCCTAAAGACGAAGATTGAAATATGCCAAAGAAAGAATTTAAAGTCGGAGAAACATTTCAGTGCGGGCTTGTGAAACTGAAATGCGTAAAAGCAGAGGGAACAATATGCGAAGGATGTTTTCTTGATGATATATGTGAATTTTACAGCCAATGCAACGCCCTTATAGGATGTTGTGATGCTAGTAGGGAGGACAAAACCGATGTAATCTTTGTAAAAGTGGAGGAGTAAGATATGGATTTCAAATCACAAATAGGAACAAACATAAACCAGTCACGGAAGCTGTTAGAGCTGGGATTAAAACCAGGCACAGCCGATATGTACCTTGAAAAAAGTAAGACACCTGAATATGGAGAATATCACCTTCATACTATATGTGAAGGTATTGATCCTGAACACTGGTTCTCTGTTCGCATGAACCGAGACATTACTCCTGCGTGGAGTCTTGACCGGCTTCTGGAAATTATGCCAAAGTCAATTACTCAAAGTAACCGCCCAAATGCTGATTTTGCAATGAATAGTGACGGTTCCTTCTGGTTTATTTCATACGAGGAACTTGGATATGATATGAAACACCAGGAAATGAACATTGGTTCTTTTGATACCGCTATTTCAATGATTAGATGGCTTATAGACAATAATCACCTAAACAAAGAATACTTAAAAGCGAAACCATGATTATTGGGATTATATTGCTTACCGTATGGCTTATTCTATCCGGATATTTGCACTATTTAGTTAGAACTGACATTTATCGTTTCCGAAAGGTAAAACAGATTAGTGCGCTTGCTGTGATATGGTTTATCCTACTTATTATTATTATTGCATTTTTTGTTTTTAAATTTAAAGAAAGAATATATGAAAATATATGAGACACCTAATCCATTCTTTTTAAGCGACATATTTGTCTTTGCAGAAGTAGAGGAAATCGGGCTATGTTACATAAAAGTGAATTGTTTTAACAGAATCGAAGAAATTGGTTTTGATATTCAACGAAGAATGTGCCGTCCTATCGAAGACATTATGCAATACGCTAAAAAAGCTGCAAAAATTCGCAGGCATATTTTCAACAGTATTGATATTGAATATTGGGGAAAAATCCATGACAATCCGGAACTTCTAAAAAATCCCAAAACTTCTCCCCCACCTGCGCAACATGCAACAGTTATGACAACGGGAAATGTACCAATTTCGGGAAGGAAGTAAAAGCGGGAGATTCCTGCAAATACTATCAGTCGGACGTGATTGAATATACCTGCCAGCAGTGTGGACGTAAATACGAAATCATAGATTCTGATGCAGATGATCGTGAGAAGTTTTGCTGCAAAGCATGTGAAAACGGATATTAATCAAAACTAAAAAAACATGAGTAAAACCAAATTATATCATCTGTTTTTGGCAGCCATGTATGTGGTGTTGTCGTAACCTGTAACAATATGATTGAAATTATCAAAGAAGGGAAATACGATAAGAAAATAGCGACCTGCCAGTTCTGCGGGTGCGAGTTTACTTTCGATAAAAGGGACGTGCTATCCAGAAGTGATGGGAAGTTACCATTTACAAGAATAGAAAAAACATTGCTATATATTTTGTGCCCCTGCTGCAATGCAGAGATAAGAGAGTGGAGTGATTACCCCACAAATCATAAACAGAATGAATTATGACGGAAGATCTAAAGAAACTGATAGATGAAGTAGAGGGAATCCTTGGTAATGAAGTGGAAGCCACAAGAAGGCTGAAAATGCTCGATGAAGCCATTCAAAACATGAAAGAGATGGAAAATATTCAACTTCATCAGTTCATTATCTACAAAGAACGAAAATTGTTCGGATATAAAAAAGGAAAATCCAAGACTGTCAATATAAACGTGGATGACAAGCTGATAAAAGAAATATTTAGGATCTACCTCAATGAATTGTCAAATCAGGTAGCAGCCGTAAATACACTCTTAGCCAAACTGAAAGTTGGTAATGAACTACAAATAATTGAGCCATGATACCAGAAGAATACCTTAACGAAAAGAAAACGGGCCGATTCACTGGAGGTGAATTATACTACACCGTATCTCTGGACGATGCGATAAAGGCTGTTAAAATGGCCCGCAGTGAAAACAAACCTGCTCTCGACACGCCAGCACCTTCACAATACGGATGAATCTGCCCGAAATGCGGACGTGTCTACTCCCCTACCGTACCCACATGTATGAGCTGCAGAAACCTTGAGATTGCCCATGTAACATGTGCGGACCAGTCGGAACGTATAAAGTAACAAACCATTAAATAATATAGCTATGGAATTTAAACATCAGAAAGACCTTGGTCCGGACGCCATTCAGAAATGGTGTGAGGAACTGGACCGGAAACCCAAAAGAGAATTAACACCGGAAGAAGGAAAAACTTTGTTTATGTGTATGATAAACGAACCCCATTACAGAACAGACAAAAATTTTGAATCCTTGCTAGGTAAATGGAACGGAGTCGCCATCCTTCACGACCGGATAAAAGAGAACCACACCTACACTATTGAGAATGCAGTCCTGCTTTTCCTCGGATCTGTGATTGACCGACCGGGAATAGCCGTCCAATACGCAAACTTCATGCAGTACAAATGCCAGCAGTACCATATCAAGCATGTAGATATGAAATCCTTCACCAGACGTATTTTACCGGCAGGACTTCTCACCGAAGATGCCTTATATGAAATGTGGAACAAACAAAAGTATATCAGTGAAAAAGAAAGAGGACTTCTCAACATGCTGGATAATGCTTATTTTATGCAGTCAATCAGAGAAATAAAAGAAAAATAGCCCTATGACCGCAAACGATTACTCAATAGAAAAATATGTATCTGAATACCTGAAACCGCTGGAAGAGAAAGGAATTATCACAGACTTGCGGGTTATTCCATGCAGATGCCGAATCATGTTCAGACTGAATGAGCCGTCACGAGAAAACTCAATGAAAGTCATTATCGAAACAGAGGCGGATGAAGACCATATCACATTTTTTAAGTCCGATGTGTCAGCAGAGGAAACATTTAGATCACCAGAACGGGGGTTTATTTATCAAAGACTGATGGCTGCAAATAAATCCCTTAATGATGAGCTAAACAGAAAATCAATAAACACCGATTTATACATTACGAAATACCTGAAACCACTGGAAGAGAAAGGACTGATAAAGGACCTCGCAACGTGCAAGAATCATAGCGTCTGGTTTACGATGGTGAAAGACATTAAAGGCGTAAGCATTACCGTCAATTTAATCCCGGGAACGACAGTAGATACTGTTGCGTTTTTCCCTCTCCATCTTGACATAGGTCGTTACGGAGTAGAAACAACATTTATCCCCAATCCGATAAATGATGACCACTACACGGAAAAACTTGAAAAACGTATTCAGGAATCAATGAATAAGATGAAAGAAATATTTGATAACCCACTACCGGAATAAGATTATGGAATCAAAATCAGAAGGTGCAAAAAGACTGGAAGAAGATATTCTTTCCATAAAGCAAGAAATGGAATCCGAGCTCGCTCCATACAGAATGAAACTCCTGGAGATATATAACGAAATGAACAGGATCTCTCAACCATACGAGAAAAGAATCAAGCATAAAGAACAGGAATATCTCGATAAATTCCTTGTAGACTGTAACGGGAACATCATTCACACGGGAGACGTTCTTATAAACAACGTAACCAGTGATTCATTTAAAGTGGTAAACCGGTTCCAGCAAAAGCTGATTCATTACCTCGGTAATCCTCGTGTGGTAGTAGTAAAACTGAATAAGAAAGGAGAGGCCGGGAAGAAAGAATTTTCTATTTTCCCGAATGAGCTACAAACCTATTATACTCTCAAAAAATAAGTAGTATGGACAATAAAGTCAAACCCAGAATAAGCGCAGTCATTACCGACTGTCTGAAGTGTCCGCACTCAAAAAGGTACGACTCTTCTCAAGGCTCAACCGGTTCAGTGCTTGTATGCAAAGAAAAAGAACAAATAATCATTAGTGATGATTATATTTATCACACAGATAAGATAAATATGAGTAACTTTATCCCGGAATGGTGCCCGCTGGATTGCTACACCGGAGAGAATGAAATTTACGGGCTTAAAGAAAAAAACCTACGTGATTCACAATGTGAAGTACCTATGGTGAGATATAATAACTAGAACCTATGGCAGAAAAAAAGAAAATCAGCACAATTGTTTCGCATTGCGAAGAATGCGTTTTCCACCGGAAATACAACCAGGAAGGCGCTAGTTTTGGATATATCATTCTATGTTCACCCACAAATAGGGTGGTAAAGCGGAATGACGTAAATAAAATTATTGATGCACCAATAGAAATCCCAGACTGGTGTCCGCTAGATGACTATCAGGGGGATAATAAAACCTATGAAATTTTAGATACAGAACAAAACGAACAAACCATGAAAAAAGAATTTACTGAGTACCAGCTTGTATATATACGAGACGTTTTCGCTCATGAATGTGACAGATATATTGATTCAGGCGAAAGGGATATGGCGCATGAAGCACTGGATATTGTAAACGTAGTACAGTCAAAATACGACTGTGACGAATACGCCGACCTGGAATCTTTTGTACTGGACGAAAGCGGGACTTATTACTACATAGAAAAACGTGAATTGGAAGAAAGTGAAGAAGAATCTGTCAGACTGATGATTCAATTTGCCAAATCTTCGGAACAGAACCCATCTGAGGAACTGAAAGAAGCGGTAAATGAGCATTTGTATTTAAACGATGCAAATCGAGGAAAAACAAAGCTGGATGTAGTAATGAATAGAAAAGCAAAGATAAACAGACTCATTGTTCTTTGCATAAATTCATGCGAGGAAAGCGAATTGATAAGACTTGATGACATAGCAGACTTGCTGGCCGAAAACATTTAAAACGAATAAACCATGGAAGAAAGAAAAATAAACTTTAAAAAGAACGATGATAATACTCCAGTTCTTGATCCGGACGGAATGCTTTATGAAAAGCTGACAGAGAAACAGAAGAAAATAAACGAAAGAATCTCTTTATTGCTTTACATGCTAAAAGAAGGGAGCCTGAAAGAGGGTACAAAAGAAGCATTGCTTGAATTGTTTCATAAGAATGCAATAGACATCCTGAACGAACTTGGATATGAAGACAGCCTGAATAAAAAGTACAATGAATACATCCAGGAAATACGCTCACTCAACCATGAGAACCGGGAACTAAGAAAACAGCTTGGCATGAAGGTATCGAACGAGGATGCAAGGGAAAGGTTGAAACTTATCACTGAATCATTTGATGAATGGTGGCACAACGAAGGAACCGGAAATATAGATGAAATTATTTTCGACCGGTACAAAATGACAGCCACATTGAGAGGGAGTATCTTCCCTTCCAGTCGCGAAAAGGAAACAAAAAATCAGGTGGAAATGTTGAAGAAAAAAGGATTCGATGTATCGTCTGTTACAAACTACGGGCACCACCTTACAGCATCTGAAAAAAACTTCAATATGCTGAAAGAACTTTTCAAAAGCGCTTTCCCTCATTCGGACATTGACGAAATAAATACAGCCACCTATCTGGGAGGTGAAAGCAGAGAAGAATATGTGTACGTTATTACAAAGATCATCATTAATTTCAATAACCTTGACGACATTAAAATCACAGATCCATGACCGAACTGAATACTGAAAACGTAGACCGAATTTTCGCCGACTGCATGTTTCACAGCCACGAAGAATACGAAGAATGTAAGAAAGAAGGACTTCATTTTTTTGTGCGTTCTATTCAGAATACCAACGTAAATGTAGGATTCCATACGGAACGTATCGAAAAGCACCGGCAGGAAATCAGAGAAATGTTGCTGCAATTACCTGACGGATTCTTTAAAGATAAAGGTGGCGGAGCTTCTTTCCTGCAAGCTGCTTGCGCAAAAGATGGAGAATTATGGACAGGATTCCATACAGAAGTAGAAAAGCTTTGCCTGCTTGGACTCGCTTCGAAACAGATGCGGATGCTTACACCAGACGCGGAGATATGGCCAATGCTACCAGGCGGAATGCCCTATCTGCGTGTGGAAATAGAACAGTAATTTTATACATTCATTTATACATAAAAATACAAACAGATTATGAAAGATAAAATCTTAAAAGCAATCAACTTTATTTTCCCTATTTTCGTATGTGCTCAAATAGCCTTTTCTGTTTTTTCATATTTTAACGGGACTGAAACAAGGGACTTGTTGTACAATTTTTTCATCTCTATTATATTGATGCTTTCTTTCATCATTGCACAGATAACCAATACATGCACCCAGTTCCTGATGATAAATCGGATTGAACACAGATTGATTATCAATCTTTTAAACGCCATTTAAGGGAACACAAGCCATGAAAAACAGCCGGAAAATAAAGATTCAAAAAGCAAAGATGAAGAAAAATCGTAGTTACGCGAGTTCAGTGGCGTAGTATCGCCACCAAAAAAACTATTAAGCTCGACTGAAGTGGCGATACTACGCCACTGAAAAATCTATTAATAAACACTTGAGCCAAAATCAACAAAAATCCCGACAAATCAGACGTTTTGCCGGGATTTTTTCTGTGAATAAAACCAAAAAAAGAAGAAGAAAAATGTATGTTATAGCGTGGATTCTGTCTCTTCTGTGCCGGTTGCGCTGCGGTCGAGCGTGGTAAATGTCTGCTGACGGATGACTATTTCTCCATGCTTGTCCCATTTATTGAATGTATAGATATTCTTCAGGAACCGCAGATAAATGCGCTGCCGGGTAGAAAGCTGGTTTTGCTTGAGCAACTGCAATTCGCGCATGTAAGTTCCCCCACTGCTACCGCTTTTACCAGGAACCGCACCAATAAGGGCCGGATGCACACCGATGGCAAAGAATATAATGCTGGATATTTCCTCCAACTCGTTTTTCAATTCTATTGAGTTTGCTACCTGTGGCACATCCACAATCTCCACCGCATGCTGCATCGTCTTCCCGTCAGGACCTACAAACGAGTCCAGACAAATAGTTTTCCCGTTGTTCTCTCGGCGTTGAAGGAACTCATTTACCTTCTTATAGATACTGTCACGTACAGCTTGTTTCGCTTCGGTAGTATCCGCTCCCATTTCATCGAACATCGCACGAAGGTATTCGTTGTTGATAAAAATCATTTTACCCCACATGGTTGCATTCTGCCGGACCATGTGCTTATCAGCCATCAGAGTCGTGGCATAATCGAAGGTCATCGACGGGAAGATACTCCACCAGGCCGGCTGAGGATAGTAAGGTTTCAGCATAGACGCATAGTAGCTGGGACAGCAGAACCAGGTGGTACGTTTCTTCGGAGGACGGTTCTTACTCTTTTCCACCTGACGGCGAAGCTCCGTAAGCATGTTTTCCGGCATCAGTGTCGGATAGCCCACCACATCTTTTGCATTCAACTTGGGCGTGGCATCCTTGCGCCATTTCTCAGCATAATACACGTAGTTGATCCGCATCCGGTCGTCCATCTCCTCCATGCGGCAGCACACCGCCGGAATGTTTCCTAACTTGACGATTTTCGGGTCCCACTCTTCGTCCTTCCTTCCGATGCTGAGTCCGATGGTCGGGAAATAGATATCCATGTGCGCGTCGTCGGTCATGCACTTCAGGTAGTGAAGTTCCAGATTATTGTTCTCGCAGAACTTGTCCCATTCCTTGTCAGTCTCTTCCCAGGTGCGGTAATCCTCCCGGAGCTGTTTCAGCTCGTATTCCGGTGTTCCAACCTGTGCGGTATCTTTCTGCTCCTCTCCGGACACGGCCTGAGACCAGGTGATTGTACCTCCCCCACCCTGCTCTTCGCCGCTTTCTGCTTTCTGCTGGTCAATCTGTGCCTGAATCTCCATGATGCGGTTACGAATCAGTAGTCCGGCATCCTTGAAGGGAATCAGCTCAGTCTTTACCGTACCGTTGACATAGCGCGACCAGCGGTACATAAGCTGCGGTCCGAGCCCTACGGTCAGGTCGATAATATATTTGATGGCGGTCGCCGTGTATGGAAGACTGCCTACCAGCTTGTAGATGGTATTCGGCAGCATGTTGCCAGGTCCCCATGGAATGTAACCCAGACCGGGTGTCCCGGCATTGCTGACCGGCACCGGGTTTGACTGCCGGCTGTCGAAAATATCAAACGTGCCCTGAATGGGAAGTCCGCCGATGGCCCCTCCCCCTTTCAGCATTTCAGAAGAAGATACGGAAGGGATTTCCGACACGCGGGCCATGCCGATATACTGGTATCCACGGTCTACGAGTGAAGTCACTTTTCCTCTGAACTCCTTTATTCCCGGGTTTGACTTCTTACGGTTTGCATTTTTTGTGTTTGTCGCCATATAACTACTTAACCAATATCTTTGTGTCGTTAATCTGCAGAATAAGTACGTCGTACACGTAACGGAAATCTCCGTTTGGCATTACCAGTTTACGGTATCCCTTTTCGCGGTTGTACGAAACGGCACGCTGCACGTTGTAACATTCGCTTATCGTTCCGTCCTTACACACAAAACGTATGTCGAACGGCTTGTTTTTCCCGTCCGGAGTGCGGGCGTTCATCAGCTTGTACGCCTCCGTCCAGAGCAGACGTTTGGTCGGTTTCTTCATCTTGCTTTGTTTTGGTACAAAGATATACAAGGTTAATATGGTAATGAAGGACAAAAAAACGCACCTCCCTTCACAGGGAAGCGCGCTCAATAAACTATTAATAAAAAACATGTATGTTCAAATCTATTTACATAGAAATGAGTATGTAATCTTAACACATTAATTCACAATAACAAATAACTCACACCACCGTGTGTAATAACATGGTTACTATTTTTCTCATGATGATGCAAATATATCCTATTTTCTCTGAATATCAAAAAGAAAAAGGATGAAGAACCACTGTTCCCCATCCAGGTGTAATAAAACAAAGAACATTTTCATGCTCAATTCTTTGCAAATATAATGTTTTTACCGCACATAAGCAAACTTTGAAACTAATTGATTATCTGATTTATAATAAATACTTTTATTCAAACATGCTTTTATGATTTTATATAAAAATACTTTTACTATTTTATTATTTTATGCTTTTATATTTTTATTCATTTGTATTAAAACATTATTACTCTTTTACATTTCTGCATATTTGAATGTAAATACTTTTACTCTTTCATACTTTTATACTTTTATGTTTTTATACTTTTACTCAATTATTCTTTTATACGTTCATACTTCTATGATTTTGCACTAAAACATCTTTCTCTCATCAATTTTGTATTTTCACACAAAAGTATGTTTATATAAAAATACTTTTGTGTTTTTATATTTTTATGTTTTTATGTTTCTATGCTTTTATTCGTTTATACTATTATTATTTTATGTATCCACACAAAAATGCTTTTATTTTTTTATTCAAAAATACTTTTATGCGTTTGTGCATTTGAATATTTACATTTTTGCATAAAAATATTTCTGTATTTATGGCGGAAATGAAAAAAAACGACTATCTTTGCAGTGTAATAAAACAAAAACATTTGATATGGCAATTACAATTTCTTCATTCAACTTTAAGGGTGGAGTAGGGAAGACCACTACCACCGTCAATCTGGCAAAAGCCTTACATTCTCTTGGTAAACGTGTGCTGGTAATAGATGCCGACGCACAGGGTAACGCATCTAAAATGATGGGATTCCGTCTGGCCACGGAAAAGGATGGTAAAACCCTTTACGAAGCCATGTCCGGAAACGCCAGCATCATGGAATGTGTGTTCTGTGAAAATGAAAACGAAGAAAGCTTCGACTTTATTCCTTCACGCCCGAACTTATACCAGTGCGAACAGGAACTGGTGAGCCGTACCGGACGCGAATACATCCTGCGCATGATGCTGAACAATCTGGAAGACCATTATGATTTCATCCTGATTGACTGCCCTCCGAACTACGGACTGGTTTCTATCAATGCAATGGTGGCTTCTGACTACCTGCTGATTCCTATCAACTGCGAAGTATTTGCCCTGGACGGAATGGGCCTGATTACCGCAAAATACGAGGAAATCAAAAAGCTGGTGAATCCGAAACTTGAAATCCTGGGTTATATCATGTCACGCTACGACAAACGTCTGTCGCTTCACCGTCAGGCATACGAACAGATGAATCAGAATTTCCCTGGGAAGGTGTTCAATACCACCATCCGCACAAACATTCAGCTGGCCGAATCGCCTGCGCAGCGCATGAACGTGTTCGATTTTGCGCCCAACTGCACGGGAGCTGCCGACTACATGGAGCTGGCAAAAGAGATTCTATCACGATTAGATAACCAGTAAAACCCACGATTATGGCTAAACAACGATTCAACCTGAATGAAACAATGCTTGATGCGCGGCATGGCATTGAGGAAGCACGCGCCAACGCGGAGAAGGCAGGGGAGGAGAGTGCTGCGACTCAGGAAAAGGCAGAAGAAAATACGGAAGAATCTCCTGCTACCTTCACTGCTGAAAACTCATGTGTTGAAGCAAATAACCAGGAAGAGGAAAACATCCGTCCGGAACAAGAAGCTGCGCCCGATAAAGAATCCGTGAAAAGCGAATCACCCGCAGTAGAACGGAAAATAAACGGCATACGAAAAAGAATTAGAAAAGATGAAAAAGAGGGACGCATCATGCGGAATGTCTATCTGGAAGAAGACATGCTGGAGAAGCTGGAAGACATTAAGAAAAGCATGAACAAAGGCCGTAACAAGGAAAAGAAAGATACCTTGGTGTTTGTCATCGACCTGCTGAATGTAGCCGCGCAGGAGTTCATTGACAAATACTACAAAGACATCGTGGGGAAATAATTCCGCACAATTCATACACCGAAAGGGCAGGGAAGCACACGCTTCTCTGCCCTTCGCTTTTTGAATGATGTCACATTTCTATCTCGATGGCCGGATTCCATTTGTCCGGATCAGAAAAAGTGATTCCTGTATTTCCACTGAACAGACGGCAGATGGCGTTTGTGCACCGGTTCCTCAGAAGCGGAACGCCGGAAGCCTGTGCACCGTAAAGCATTTTCCCGTCGGTTCCCAAAGCCTCTATTTTCAGCGTCACTTCAAATTCTTCCGACTCGGTAGGAGTGAAGGTAAACACGGAGAAATAAAGCCCGCTACGGCCCGCATACTCGTCGCCTATTTCCCAGGTAATCGTATAGTCGGATGCGGAATCCGCGTCACCGTTACCGGTAATCACATCCAGCGTGCGAAGATGACCGCCTACCGTCATCCGTACCGATTTCACCGAGGCTGGAAACGCATCTTTCACGGTAATCATGGCACGGCTTACTACGCGCTTCATTTGCAGTTCCTGACTCGAAGCCATATTCTCGTCCACTTGAAGCGAAAAGTCCTGCCAGAAAGTCTCTGTTACTTTCTCAGGAGTATATTTCATGCCTTCCATACTTCCTCCGGTACTGCTGTGAGCCAGGAAGTACACATGATGCGCTCCATACTTCATGTTCAGGGTAAGGGGAGAAGGAAGCGAAACGGTGTCCGCCTGCATCTGCTCGCCGTCCATGTAATCCCAATAGGAGAGGGTAGTAGCCAGCTCGGCCAGCGTGCCGGCACGTGAATTATTCCACTGGTTGATGTCTCCCTGTCCGATTTCCATAAACACCGGAAGGAAAGACACCCTGCACGTTTTCTCACTCGTCTGCTCCATATCCGTCGGACGGACGATGTTTTCCTTGCTGCAAGCCGCCATAATCAGGATGGCAGCCATGCAAATGCTTTTCGAAAAATTCATGTTGTTTAGTTTTAAGTTTATACCATAATTAACGCACGTACGGAGTTTCGTTCCCGGTTTTGATGGATTTTTATTGTAAAGTTCGGAAAGTTTGCACCTTTATATAGTTCGGAATCTTTGCACCTTTACACGAAATAATTTCCCTTACTGACGGAATCTTTTCACCTATTGACGGAATCATTGCACCTACATGCTTTTAAAAACCTAATAATCAATGATTTTCAGAATCTATATAATTATCTATATGTTATAATATAAAGAAACGATAGTTTCTTAAATAAGGGATAAAAGAAAAAATATATCGGTCTGCTTTTATTAATGATATTATGATATAAGATATATAGTAAAGCGTAATTTGCTATAAAACAAATAGTTATACTGATAAAGGTGCAAACTTTCCGTTTTTAGGGGTAAACTTTCCGTCAATATGTACTAAGTTTCCGTGTGTATGGGTAAAGATTCCGTCATATAGGGAAAAATTTCCGAACATATATAGATTAAAGGTGCAAACTTTCCGAACTATTTTCATTCAATATTTTCCGTTTTTGGAAAATATTGTCGTTTTATTTTCCGTTTTTGGAAAATATATCTATATTTGTACCAAATAAGGAGCCAATGAAGATTTATTTAGAAGAAAGATTAAAAGAGTCAGGTATAAGCAAGGATGAACTGGCAAAGAGACTGGGTATTTCCAATTCAAGTCTGACAAAGAAATTAAACGGCCCGTCACGTACTAATCTGCAATTTCTGGAAAGTGTGGCCGATGCGTTGGGAATATCTGTTTTCTCTCTTATTGATGATGAAAAATACGTGAAGGTAGGTACATTCCAGTCCGATGGGAATACTTACGAAATACGAAAAATAAACTGATAGCCTATGCGACGGAAGAAAAGCACCACCGAATCAAGCAACTCACTGATTAAAGAACTTAGCTCAGTAAAGTTTATTAAACAACCCTATCTGTATGCCATGGTAGGGGCAGATTTTTCACTCTACCAGCGAAGTATTATGATAGAAATCATGAAGTCCATGCAAGACCGCTTCAATGAATTTCTGAAAAACAGACGTGCAGACGGACAAATGTCACTTTTCCCTGATGATCTGGACGATAATCAGATTCTCACATTCCGAATCAGCGCTTCCTCTCTTGGAGTAAGTCCTCGTGACTATATGTATCTTAGTGAGGCATGCGATAATCTTATGAAGATGAACTGTTCTTTTTACAGATATGATGAAGTGGGAAGACCTATTCGTACATACGCGCATCTGTTTTCTACGATTGAAATGCCTATGATTCCGGTTTCAGGCTCGAAAGAAAAAGAAAGGAGGATGAACTACGTGGAAGCGCGTATGGATGCAAAGGTATTGAAAGAACTGTGCGATTTAGGTAACGGGAAAGGTTATCTTGACCACATTTACCGAATAGCCCGTATCTGCAAACGCAAACGTACACCAAGCATTTATATTTATCTTTCCAGATGGAAAGACTTCCCAAAGAAATCGGTGGAATATGTGGAGCTCAAGAAATTCCTGGGAGTGATAACATTGGAAAATGTGGAGGTGAACGGGGTAGTTACTAAGACTTACGAAAAAGACCGATACCCGAAATTCAGTAAATTTTGTAAGGAAGTGATGGACCCGATACGTGAAGACCTCGACCGTATGGCCAGCGAAAATCAGGTGGACTTTACTTTTGATTATGAGCCTGTATATAAGGGTGCAACGAAGAGAGGAAACCCTGACGAGATATTATTTAAAATCAAGCTGAGTGAACTTGGGGAGGAAATGTCGCGTAAACGAAGACAGCAAAAACTTCCCGCCGATATTTGGGACTTGCTTCGCTCTGAATATAAACTGACGGAAACAGATGTGCGTATGCTGACCGATATGCTCCCTGAAGAACTGATGAACGATTTCCGGGCCGAAGTGCTGGCACTTCGTGACCGAATGAACCGTTATAAGGTAAACAATCCGAAAAGCTATGTGGTGACTTCACTCAAGAATTTTATTATCCAGCACACGCCGGAGGCAAAAGAGACAAAAGAAGATACTAGGGTAGAGGAGAAGAAGAAAACCGTCAAGCATAAAACAATAAGCGAAGAAGATAAAAGCCGATGGATGGCATTTATGGAACTTCTTCAAGGTTCTGTAAGTCCGGTTGAATTTAGCACATGGCTGTCGTCGCTTGAATTTGTTTCGCTTAATGGTGAGGAAGTGACACTATCTGTACCGGCTGCATACGTAGCGACTTATATTGACGAAAAGCTGAGCGCACCATTTAAACAAGCGCTTAATGCAGTGTATGGCGAAGATGTAAAACTACTTTATGAAATCAGAAAATAAAAACAAATCACATGAAATGTCAGGAACACAATACAATTAGAGCTTGTGATTTTATTCTGAAGTTGAAGAAGATAATAGCTTCTTATGAATTAAAAACTTATTATTTTGGATGGGATAACTACTACCATATCACTTTGATGGAGGATGGAATACGACTGGTTGTAGCTTCTAGTTGGTATGACCCGGATGATGACGTAGATTTACCAGATTTAAATGCTAATGTATATTTTTATAAAATAAAAGATAAAGACATTGTTTTGTGTGACGGAGATGAAGATGATGACGGATCAGATATTCTTTATCCTATGGAAAATGCCGATAGATTCTTGAGAGAATTTGAAAGGGTTCTCAAAGAATTTAGTGAATATAAAAGTAGTCCTACTGTTTCTCTTGACGAAGTTTATACTTCAACCACTTTAAAGCCAAATGGATTTGTTTTATCTATTGACGTAGAGGAATTTAGAGTATGGGATGAAAAACAAAGATTTAAACGTAGTAAGGAATATACTTGGGATGAGTCTAAATGTAAGTTTAGTGAAATATCACGAGAATGAATAAAAAATAAAAATCCCGGAACGGAAGCACCGTCCCGGGATTTTATTTTCACTCCACATAGTCCTTCGTGTCGACGCAAAGCTCTACTTTTTGTACATCGGTCAGTTCGACGAAGACCGCATACCAGTTGTTCAGGAAAGGGCCGTAGGTAGAATAGTGAAGCTCTTCCGTTTCAAGGTTTATGTTTCGGAAAATATTTCGTTTTTCCTGCTGCTCACGGAGCCATGCCAGAAATTTCTGCATGTGCATCTTTGCTTCCTGAATGGCTTCGTATGACTGCTGCTTGTCGGTAGGATTCATATTCCCCGTTTTAACGAGAAAATAAACCACATGTACAGGTTTGTCCATACCACCTTTAATCGTCCCGTCCTGGGCAAATTCGTAGCCCACACAAGGCGATTTCACGTCGGGCAGCTTGCTCATGAACGAGGGAATAGCTACAATGTTGTCGAAAAGGAAAAACCGTTTGTTCTTTCCGGTTTCTCCGGGCGTATGAAGCATGGGCTTGTACTTCGTTGCCCATTCTTCAATGATTTCTTTTAATTCTGTCATGGGGTTCTTTTTAGTTTGATTAATGTAAATCTCTTTATACCAGGTGCCACATCTTCAAAAAACATGGAGTAGGGGCGTGCGTACACTTTGTTTTCCCATATCATTTCATCCGGAATTTATAATCACTTCGTGTGAGCTACTCACGCCTAAAGGCATGAGCTTCGGAGATACCAATACCCCCTCTCTTTTCCTGCTTCTTCCTATCATTGCTTTTTAGGACACGAGGTCGGTCATCCACAAGAGGACAGTCCACAGGCTTGACTTTCCCACGCTCCGTGGGTAGGGCTTTCAAGCCAAATTCCTTGATGTTGCAAGCGGCATTGAAGTCCCGGTCGTGATGTGTACCACATTCCGGGCATGTCCAACTGCGCTCGCTAAGATTCAATTCTTTGTACACATAGCCGCATTTGCCGCAGGTCTTCGAACTTGGGGCAAAGCGGTCTATTTTAATGAGGTTCACGCCATACCAACTGCACTTGTATTCAAGCAAAGTTAGGAACATACCGAAAGAAGCATCTCCTACGGCTTGTGCCAAATGGTGGTTACGCTGCATCCCTTTCACGTTCAAATCTTCCATGCAGATAGTGCGCACTTGGCTGTCGTGCGTGAGTGCATGGGTGATTTTGTGAAGGCTGTTCTTACGGCTGTTAGCTATGTGTTCCTGTAGCCGGGCTACACGGATGCGTGCTTTGTTGCGGTTGGCAGAACCTTTCTGTTTGCGGCTCAACCGCTTTTGTAGCAACTTCAAGCGGTCTAAGCTTCTCTGCAAGTTCTTGGGATTGGCAAACGTGCGTCCGTCAGAACATACGGCAAGCGACTTGATGCCCAAGTCAATGCCGACGGTCGTGTCACGCATCGGTTCGGAAGGCTTCATTCCTTGCATGGACGTGTCCACCAGAACGGAAGCAAAGTATCTTTCCGAAGGGGTCATGCTGACGGTAACGGTCTTCACGGTACCTTTGAACCTTCGGTGCAGCACGGCAGGAATATCTTTCGCCTTGGGGATTGTGATTGTTCCTTTCACAAAGTCCACGTTGCAATGCTGCGGACACTGGAAACTCTGATTGCTCTTCCGGCTCTTGAATTTCGGAAAACCGACCGCATGAGTGTCACGGAAGAAGTTTTTGTAGGCGGTATCAAGGTTGCGGATGGAATTCAGGAGGGCTTGTGAATTTACCTCTGTCAGCCATTGGTTTTCCTTCTTCAGTTCGTTCACCATCCGGTCTTGAACTTCCTTGTAAGCTACAGACTTCTTATCCTGCTTGTAGGCTTCAATCTTCAGGTTGAGTGCCCAGTTATAGACAAAGCGGCAGCAGCCGAAGGTCTTGGCAAATAAGACCTTCTGTTCTTCTGTCGGATAGATTCTATATTTGTAGGCTCTCAGCATAGATAATTATTGGCTAGATATATTGCAAATATATAACTTTATACTTATATTTGCAAATATGTAATACGTTATTTATTATGACATTAGCAAAAAGATATACATCAAATTCCCATTGCGTTTTCAATTTGGGTTATCACATTGTATTTTGTCCGAAGTATAGGCGAAAAGTACTGGTAAACGGAGTGGATGAACGATTGAAAATTCTGTTGCAGCAGAAAGCAGACGAACTGGGAATCACCCTGGAAAACATGGAAGTCATGCCCGATCATGTCCATCTCTTTATCCGAAGCAAGCCTACATATGCCATCCATTTTGTAATCAATCAGTTGAAGGGTTATTCTTCTGTTTGCTTACGAAAGGAGTTTCCATGGCTACGTAGCCGATTACCATCACTTTGGACCCGTCCCTATTTTGTAGAGTCTGTTGGTCATATATCCGAGGAAACGGTAAGAAAATATATAGAAAACCAAAAGAATGTCTGAACAAAAGCGCTATCATCCCCTGCCTAAAGACAGGGGAATTCCCGCTTAATTCTTAAACTCGTCCTGGAAAGAAACCAGTACGCCGTTTTCGATGAAGTCCTGATAATAGGAAGACACGAGCACTTCCAGTCGCCGGAGCTGATGACGCACCTCCATGGCAATGATAGGTCGTGACTGGCGGTCGCCTTCTTCTTTCCATTTTTTATACAATTTCTTGTAATGGGCAAATTCGTCTCTATCCACATCTTCAATGGGCTGTCCCGCACCGACACCCATATCCACGAAATACAGGTAATAGTTGAAGAAGAAGGAAATCTTCTTTGTGTCACCTCCGGCCCCATTGAACACCTTGGCATACATGCGACGGTAAGCCTGTCCGGTGCTTTTTTTAGCTGCCGGCGTATTGCGGTATCCGATGTACGGACCGGGGAATCCCCCCGGCCATACATGCTGTGTCTCGAAGTTGGCCTGAAGCTGCCGGATCATGTTGTTGGCCCAGCGCGTCAGGTCCAGAAACTCGTCTTTCACCGCCTGATTGATTGTTTTCTGTTCTTCCATAGTTTATACGTAGTTTAACGGATATTTAAAAATGTCTTCTATCTTTTTCAGCTCGCATCCTTTGAACCATTTGAACGCCTCTTTGCAATAACTGATTCCGATAGTTCCAGTAGTGGCATAAAACGAAATAAGAATGGGTAAGATAGGGTCACGGTAATTCGACGAAAAGTTTTTCTGATTCCCAGTTTCTTTATAGAATCCGCAATCCAGCGCAATCTTGTCTACCTTTATCAGCAATGCTTTTGCTTTTAGATTTTTGTCTGAATCTTTTTTCATACATTTATACTTTTATGTTTTTATACAAAAGTATTTTCTAAATTACTTTATTCTTTTTCAGCCTTTTGTTCACTTCCTCATACACGGAATAGAGCATGTACTTTTTCCCTCCGCAGCGTGTCATTCTTCTCAAAGACATGCGTAAGGCAGACAATCCAATCCCGTTTTTCCTTGCACATTCAGATATTGAATAATAGACCTCTCCTGTTGACAGAGCGATTATTTTTTTACTCATGCCAGGATGTGATTTCTGGTTAGGCCCGAAATTGCTGTTGGGGTCATTCACCAGCCTTCTGCTGACTTCCCTTGAAATCTTACGCCGCTTTTCCTGCAGCTCCTGTGGCCAATTTTGGAATGACTTGATTGATTTATGTCCCTTACAGAAGTGACCTGAATCTTTTTCACGGTTTTGGTTAAGACTAAATTTCAAATCATCCATACGTTGCTCTTCATATATTTTCCTGAAGTCCTTCTCGTAATACCATTGAAGCCCTTTGCATATAGATTTTTTCCGGCAGCTGTTACTGATTGCGTGTCGACTTCTTCCAGATTTTTCTGTTGCCTCTTTTATAGACTCAAAATACCCGGCCACAGTTCCGTCAGGATTTACAGCGACTACCGGGTGATTACTTCCTCTTGTGTGTTGACTGTTCGATGGCATGTTTCTCTACAATTAAACATAATTGAGATTATCTGTAAACATGAATACCAATATGCGTATCATTCCTTGTCACTGATTAATGCGTTTCCGCAGGTGATTCTATCGGAGTCTTCTTCTTTCGAAGGGACAAATACGATGACATCCCATCTTTCTTCCAGCAGCGGCTGCTCGAACTTGCGGTACACGTCGTAATCGGAATATCCGGTCACTTCAAATCCGTTTTCAATGGCCGAGCTGGTTTCATGAATCGGTGTGATTTTTACGATGAACTTCTTTTTGTCAAACAACGAAGATAGTTCCTTTGCATCGAGAATGGTTTGTGCCGTAACCGGGAAGTTCAGCGTATATTTTCTTCCTTTTGGCATAGGAAGTTCTTTGGCCAATGCGGAAATTTCCTGAAGCGAAAGGCTTTTCCCATCAAACAATTCGTTTCGCTGTGCTTCGTCGGTGGAATTGATAGAGAACTGCAGTCCGGCTTCTCCGTGGTAAAACTCGTTCTTGATGTCGCACCAGGTAAGAATAAAATCTTTCAGCCGTTTGTTGGCTTTCGGAAGCATGGTCGATACAACCGGATGAACGGTGTCTGCCATTAGTCCGCATCTCTTTACTAGCCTTTTCAGCTGCAGAGCAAATGACGGCACGTTTTCATTCCAGGTAGGCTCTCCCATTCTGGCGAAATGTACGTTGAATCTTTCTGTGTGGAGTACCGATTCATTTTCAATGATGGTTCTAATCTGATAGGCCAGTTCTTCCAGCGAAGCGTTACCATGAAATCCGAAACGGGGTACGTCGCAGAACTTACATTTCATAGGGCATCCTTTCTGTGTAGAGATGGTGGCCACCCATTTCTTGCTCAAGTCAACTTCTGTGTTGGCCACACCGTTTATTTCTTTGGTCAGGCCCAAGAAATCGGCCTTGATATTGTTTTCTTTTCCGTAGTCTCCCACGGTAAGAAATTCCAGCTTCTTTTCTGAATCTACATAAATCTTTCCTGTGTGTGTCTTGATTGTTTTCATTTTTCTTCTTTTTGCGTTTTTGGTTATTATGCTACTTTAAAATGTTTTTCTGATAATCTTAGACATAAGCATTCACAAAGGACGCGAGCCATATTTACCTCTACGGCATTTCCGATAAACTTCTTCTGGTCAGCTTGTGTACCGACAAGAATATAGTTTTCAGGGAAACCCATAATCTTTTTCAGCTCGTCTATGCGAAGCATACGCATCTTTATGTCTGCCAATCCATACACAAGCATAAATTGCTTGATTTTTACAGTCATCGGGCTGTCTCCATTTTCTATGCAGATACCTATGCCATCTTTTGTGTTGACAAGGTAAGGAGGCATTTTATCCATTCTTGCTATAAGCGTGAAACACGGATTATCTACCGAACCGCCTGCACTTGCAAATTGCGGATTCATCAGGAAGCTTTTTCTTTTACAAGTAACCATGCTGTATTTGGGATTGGTTGTAATAGCTCCTAACGGTTTTTCTATGGAAGCTGCACTGGAAGCGCCAAATTGCTGGTCGATAAATACGGGTGTCACCATTCTTTGCTTTGGTACGGTTGTTACGGCAGGACATGGCTCGTTAACACTACCTAACTGACCACCTCCTGAATAATAGTTCATAAAGAATGGAGTAACTAAAGCAAGACGATCCTTTGTGGTTACGGTAGGAGCAGGACTATCTACTGAATGATTATTCCCGTTACCATAATAAGCCGAAACGAAAGCATGATGGTCCTTGCAGGTAATTGTTCCTGCTGGCTCTTCTACAGAAATATTCTTACTCCCAGGATGTCCGCTGTACTGCTTTGATAGGAAACTTACTTTTGCCAAAGCCAAGCGACCCTGCGTAGCCACAGTTGGGCATGGCTCGTCAATGCTTGGAGATTGATATTTACCTGTCCGGCTCATAGAGTTGTATTTTACTATAAAAGCATCTTTCCCACCGGCCACAAACTTAATCAGTCCGGCATAAATTCGTTCGAGTGTCTTTTCTGCAAGCGGTTTTTTCCTTGTGAAAATGCTTTCACCTTCGTCCGAAAAATCCAGAACTTCTTTTACGGGCCTCCATTTCTCCAGCTTGCTAAACATATCTTTCCTTCCATTCTTGCAGTGTGTCGCTTCCGGGAATACGATAGGAAGTCCTTTCTTTGCAAATATGCCGAAGAAGCGTTTTCGGGTAGTATATGCTCCGTAATCGGCCGCATTAAGTATCCGCCAATCGAAGTCATATCCGTATTTCTTTACGTTTCGTTTCCACTTCTCATAACAACGACCTTTATCTTTGCTTACCGGATGTCCTTTTTCGTCCATGTTTCCCCAGCTCATAAACTCTTCCACGTTTTCAATCTGAATATAGTCAGGGTTTATGGCTTCAATGTAGCGGAAAAGATGTTCGGCCAGTGTCCGGCTGTCTGCATCGCGAGGTTGTCCGCCTTTTGCCTTGCTGAAATTGGTACATTCCAGCGAAGCCCATAGAACTACATACGCATCCGGATATTGCATTTTCATCTTCTCTACATGCGCGACCAGTCCTGAAAGCTCCAGCGTTCGGATGTCCTCTGTGAAATGAAGCGCGTCCGGATGATTGGCTGCATGGCTGGCGATGGCATTTACATCGTGATTTACACAGGCTATTACTTTTGCGCATTGTGATTCGTTGACACGTGCATTTTCTACACCGGTAGAAGTTCCTCCGGCTCCACAAAAAAGGTCGATGTATAATAAATTGATCATTTTATCTGTAAAATTTGAAATGTGAGTGTGTACCCTTCGGACGCACATTCCGGTTAAACTTTGTCTGGTACTTCTTACCGTTCTTCCGGGGTACGTGACGGTTCTGACCGACAATACTGAAATAGAACGGCACATGGCGTGAGGTATGGCGGAGAGTTTGGGCTAGTTTTTCATACGCTTCTGTAGAGCCAAAAACAGAATATGGATTTTGATATATAGTATGACTATAAAATGTTTTATCTGTGTACATCATAAACTATTCCGTTATTTCACCTTTCAACCGCTTAATGGCAAGGTTTCTTGCCTTGATGGTTCCTTCCTGCTCGCGTACTTTTGTTTGGAGCGATGAAACCCGGCGTTGCAATTTCTCCACCGTGGGCGTGTTGTTCCGCTCATAGTTCAACTCTGCCTGAAGCTTTTGCACCTTCTTCTCCAGTTCCGCCGTGCGTGCCTGTTCGCGCCGGTAGTCGCGGCAGAGGTACTTGAAAAGTATCTCTACCGGAATGTCCAGTGCCTTATTCCACTTTTCCATCGTCTTCTTTCTTTTTGATGTACCAGTCGAACTCTTCCAGCGGTTTGTCTACCACAGAAATGTAGTCTCCATCACGTTTCAGCACGCCTTTGTTGATAAGCTGCTGAATGAGTTTCAGACCGCTTCCGTAACCGTAATGAATATTCAGCACGTTTATCGGGTCAGTATTGATACATTTCTTTCCGCCCTTTTCTGTGATTCCTAAGTTGTGGCATACACGAGCGGCCGCAGACAATTTCTCATAGTCATATTCCTCGAACTCAGGTTGCGCTTCGGCTTCTGCCTGATACGGATATACGTCCATGATGGCGGTTTCGGCTACGGAAGCTATCACGTAATCGGCCATAGTACCTTTCATGCCTTCGTCCAGTTTCTTCACCGCATCGCGAAGGTCGGCAGCCTGTACCAGAATGTTGGTGGCTGTCTTCTTCTCCGCACCGCTTTTATCGTCGATGGTGATAAAGTACAGCTTGCATTTGTACCACTTGTCGGCAGCTTCCTCTTCGGACGGAAATATCTCGCTGTAGTTGGCCCGCTTGATGTCGGTCACGGTAAACTCTCCTGTAATAAATGGGGTTACTTCCTCAATGAAACGTGCTTCAGCTTCGGTGAAACTCAGGGCATCTACCAGATAGGGCTCTGTCACTTTCTTGTTCATCCCGTTTTCCGCTACCTTTTCGTAGCGGATTTTTCCTTCAAACCATGTGTGCATCATAATTTGTCCTCCCGTATTTTTTCGCGTTGTGCAATCATGGCATCGGCCATTTCGTATGATAATTTAGCTATCATTTTCTCGTCAAATGCTGTATATGTCTTATGATTCAGACCAAAGAATTGTCTGATCCGGTTTTTTAATGTCAGATTGTTTGAAACTGTTTTCTCCATGAGCACCTTCATCGCTTCCATAGCGATGTGGTCTCTGCTGATATTACTTTCTGCCATAGTTGTTTTATTTAGATTGTTGTTTTCTGATCCAAAGAATTGTCATCACGCAGTAGTTGGCCAGGTCGAGATATGTATCTTCAAGCTTTTCGTCCTTCACCTGCCCTTCACCACCATTAATAATCAGGGAATTTATTCTTCGAATTTTGTCACCGATGCGGATCTTAGCTACCAGTATTCCGTCTTCGTCCATTGACTTTTCAAAGGCGTTTCCATAGTCGGCGTTCTTTTTTCGGTAAGTGTAAAGCTGTTCTTGACTGATTTCGGCCATAGAAAGCGTAACTTCCGCATAGTGTTGATATGCAGCACGGGCTATGCTTGTAATATGAAGCAAGCCTTCTATCCGGTCTGAATAGGTAATATCATCCTTGAAACATGGCTTGAACAAATTTCCTATTCTGATATGATAAAGATTAGGATCTCCACCTGCCATTTTATCGTAAGGTACCAGCTCGTGCAGCACCTCTTCAAACTTCTCAACCATTTCATCCATAGTTTCTTCTACAGGATTCTCCGGTTGTTTCTCTCCTTCTTCGTTATCATCAGGTATATTTACCGGTTCAGGCAGTTCTTCCAAAAAATCTTCCGGAACGTCGACTATGTTCCGACCCCACTGACCTACCTCATACCAGAATACAGGTTCACCATCTTTACGAATTTGTCTTGTTCCAAGCACTTTGTAGATTGCAACCTGAGCATTTGAGATATGTTTTAAATCAAATTCCCCCATCTGATACGTCAGGGTCTCATTTGCCAATTTAAGCGAGTCGGAGTCTTTCAGCTTTACTACCTGCCCGACACTGAATTTTGATACGTTAATTTTACCTTCCATATATGTTGCTATTTTAGTTCCTGATGGCTGTTCTTTGCTTATGATCTTTCTGAAATCAAGCTGTGGAACTTTAGTTCTATCTCGGATGTTTAAAATATCCTGTTCTTTTTTCTCAATTAATGGCCAGAAACCTCCGAATAGCTCCATCATATTTCCCGCACCCGATTCCATATCAAGGAAATCGCATAGTATACTTTTATTTATTTTAAGCGGATTTATTTGTTTTTTATTCCTTTTTTTCTTCTTTTCCATCTTCTTCTGATTTATCGTTGTTATCGTTATATACTTTCTCCATTTCGCGGAAAAGGCGTTTATAAACCTCCGGGAGTGTGCCTTTCTCTTTTGTCTCACGTAAAGAAGCAAACAGCACGTAACGGGGGTCTGCACCCAGCATCTTACCCACGTCCATTACCAACGGACCGACGGCTTTCTCTGCATTGGGATAGCGTGCAATGTCGCCCATTGCCTCCAGTTCCAGCAATCGGTTGATACCTACACCGGTCATGGACGCAAACTTTTCGCGGGTATATCCGTGCATCTCATACATGGCACGCACGCCCTGACCGAGGTTGAGTTCGTAGCGGCATCCGTCTTTTAGCGCGAGCTGACTCACTTTGACCGTTTTCAGTTTGCGTAGTGTACGCGCCATTATGTCGGCATCCGCACGCGCTATGTATTCTACCATAGCCTTCTTTGTGCCAAACACGTTGTACAGATAGCGTAGGGTAAGCATACTCAGTGTGCCGTGATTGCGGTAGACTTCCTGACGAAGCTTTCTGAGAGTAATGGATTCGTTTGTTTCAGGTACTGTGCGGATATGGTCTTCCAGGCATAGGTGACGGAACTTGTCAATCACGCTTTCGCCTTCTGCCTTTGCATCGGGCAGCATTTCCATGACATCGTACACCTCATAGTCGTCCGATTCAGGAAGAGGGATCGAAGCGATTTCATTCAGCAGCATACGCACGTTGTTCTTAGTGCCCATGCGTGCCATCAGTGTGCGGTAGTCCTGAAAGCAGAGCCCTTCTCCGGCCATCTTCATGCGCAGACTGGCGATGACGTATTCTATAAACTCTACCTGTAGCGAAACGATTCCGCTCTCCACCAGTTTCAACAGGTCGTCTTTCACCAGCTCCATCTGGAACTGTGCGGTCAAGGTGCGCACATCCGTTCCCTCCTTATCGGGTATTTCAATGTTTCCCACCATCTCACGCAGCATATCTTTCACCGCAGCCATCATCTTTTCGTTGTGCTGGCTTTTCTGCCGGTTCACCTTCCCTACTCCGTTGAGCAGTCCGTCCACCTTCCGGCACATGCAGTCGTAGAACTCGATTCCGGTGGTACACATCATGGCCACCATCTCCATGTTCGATACAAGGTCGCTCTGGCGCACGTTGCACTTGTCGAGCGCATTTTTGGTAGCAAAATAAATGAGGTTGATTTTTTCTCCGTAGGTTTTCCAGAAGATGTTCTGAAGCTTCTGTGTCAGTGTGCCGCCCCCCCTAATAAAACTTCCGGACAGCCCGGGGTGGATGGTTTCTGTAAAGGTACGAACCTGCATGGCATCGTGCGCATTGCATCGCTTCATAAGGTCACTAGACAGATTTACCAGTTCGTTGGCCCTGCGCTTCATGTTGTGACGCATCAGTCCGAGTTCCTTCAGGCAGGAAACCACTTCGTAGATGTATTTCTGAGTGATATTGGTCATCATGATTTCCACCATGAGCAGGTGGGCGTTCAGAATGTCTGCACTGGCCATGCGCTGCTGTGCAGTGTAGCGGTCAAACCGGTTTCGTTTGACGGGAATCATGGATTTCGGACGGCTGATAGAAGCCGCAAGCCCTGTTTCAGAGTTTTTCCCCTTCATGGGTAAAATGGTGGAGGGAGCCTGCAAGAAAGGATTGTTTCCCAGATTCCCTGCCGGGTTTGTAAATTCGTTCATATCGCTAAATGATTAATCTGTTCGTATTAAAAAGGAAGATCATCCTTTTCGTCAGTCATATTAAGCGTTCCCTGCGTAGGCTGCTGTGGGGCCGCTTGTGCCGGCTGAGCGGGTGAAGGAGCAGAAGCCGGTGCGGGCTGGCTGCCGAAATCGTCGGGCGAAGTAGGAAGCGGAGCAGACGATGATTCTGCCTTCCGTCCGAGCAGACGGAAATCGCGTGCCCATATTTCGGATACATAGCGTTTTTCTCCGGTTCCTTCTGCCTCGTAGCTTCGTGTGCGGAACTCCCCTTCCACATATACCTGCGAACCTTTGCGGGCCAGCTGGCTGATGATTTCGGCCAGATTGTCCCAGGCCACAATGGGAATCCATTCCGTATATTCCTTTGTCTCTCCATTTTCCTTGTTTTTCACTTTCCGGCTGCAGGCGATGGAGAAACTTGCTACCTTGTGACCGCTTTCCAGCACTTTATAATCGGGGTCTTTCCCCAGATTACCGATGAATGTACATTTGTTAATCATATCGTTTCTTTTAATCTTTAAACTCTAATTTCTGTTGCATCACTTCGTCTGCATAAAATTCTTTGAATGACTTCTTGCTTATCCACCATTTCAGGGCCATATCAGGATCTTGCAAAAGCGGTTTGTCCTTCCATTTGTTTTCGATCAGCCATTCAATTGTTTTTCTCCAGTTTTTCCCAACATGCGGGAAATCTTTCATTTCTCGCACATTCTGTTTGTAGTTCGACATGGGACACATGATACATCCTATCCTTTTATATCCCTTGTCGTACAGCTCGCAATATTGAATGCGCATTCGTTTCAAGTAGTCCCATACATCCTTTTCAGTCCAGTAAAGGATAGGAGAAACCAGAATTTTGTCTTTCCCACCTACACATGTCACCATTTTTTCCTGATGCTCGCTCCACTGGTCAAATGTTCCGGAGAATTTACGGTCTCCCGTTTCAATTTCATTTCTTTTCTTCCGGTTCGTGCTCTCCGATTTTCGTATTCCAATCAGAGTGACTTTTCCGGCACCGGACATTTCCTTAAACTCTTCGCAGCACCATCTAACAAGCCGGGTAGGAAGACATCCCTTCTTTTTTGCCATTTCGTAGATGCTCATGCGTGGTTTTATCAGTTCCACATCGGGATAGTTCTTTTTTACGAAACGTATAACTTCAGGTGGGTCCACGCTTGTAAGGTTCATGTGAGCCTTGAATTTCACCCCCCCCTGTACGGCAAGGTGATAGAGGACCTGAGAGTCTTTCCCACCAGAAAACGCCAGATAAAATCCGTTTTCTGGGTCCATTCTCAATGCCATCTCTTCACTCTTGCGCAGCAGATTAATGGAGTATTCTATTTTTTCGTCTAATGTCATTTCTTTTAAATATTCAGTCCCGCGCCGGGGAGTCGAACCCCTGAAATGTGAATTTGTCAAAACTTTTAAACTAAACATTATGGAAAACGTGCGCCGACGCACTTCACGCGGGAGCCATTTTATTCAACTTGGCTATTTAGAACTAATTACTTTTTCTTCACCAGGATTGCTCTGAAACCATATCTGAATACCCAGGAATTTCGCCACCCTGAACTCGATTCTTGCTCCACGGCTTGACTTCCAGTTCTGCTGCAGGTAGATGTGACCGCAACGGGAAAGCAGCAGAATGTCCCACATCATGTGCATCCAGTACGGGCGCGATGGTTTCAGTCCGAGAATGATAGGATTTACGGGAGTGAAACCCATCGCGGCAATCTCCTGATCTGCATTATCAAAGTTCTTGTATGCCTGCAGGTAGGAAAGACCGCCTATTTTACCGGAGTTATAGCATTTTATGTTTTTCTTTGCCATGTATTTCAGGTTTTACAAAGGGCTCCGCACGGATGCGGAACCCTGAATTTACAAATACCTTTTATCACCCAACATGTCATTGTATAACATGGCAAATGTAACAATTTTAAACCGAATTCGCATTAAAATTGTTGCTAAATTTCATAAAACCTCCGATTTTACATGGATTCTTGCTGATGTAACAGATGTAATGCGCTGAATAAGTGATAGATAAATGCCATCTTTGTCTTTTATGGTAAAAACGACGCTTCGTTCTACTCCTTTTTTGGCATTCCGGATAGATATTTCGGGCTCTTTTCCTGCTTCAATCCACTCCATGAGTGCAGCCGCTGTGTACGACTGTTCGAAGCATAGAACGTAGGTCCGATTGGCGAGTGTGAGCATATAGTAAGGTTTACCAGTTCAGCAATGAAAAACGTCTGGAATGTTTGGGCTGCATCATTTCCATTTTCCGCAGTCGTTCGTCGTCAATCACCACATTCGGCACATCGCACGAGTCGCAGGATGGTTTCATCACACGCACAATACCGAGCGCGACGGCCATCACCAGCAGGCGCTCGGCTGAATCTAGCGTGGCCCCTTCGTACCGGCTTCCGTGACCGCGTGCCAGAATCCATGGAGCGCCTTCCGGACGATTGCTGTAACGCATCACGCGAGGAAGACCCTTCACAGCCGAAAGCACAAACATATATTTTTCTTCCAGCCGGCTACGGCAAAAGGTATGCGCACCTTCCGTAAGTCCCGGAACGGTTACGGTTTCTCCGCAACGCTCGTTTGTGCGGTAGGTGGCATACTGGTATATGTGGTTTATTGTGTCGGTGGTGACGTTCATAATCCTATCTTACTACAAGATTATTCTTTTCAACCAGATGCACATAGTTTATCTGAGCCAGACAGTCGGCCATCGGAGTGTGTCTGTCCGCTACCTTCGGAGGGAGGAGACCTGCACTATCCAGAGCATCCATGTTGTAAAAACTATTCAAATTATTAAAATCTATTCTGTTTTTTGCATAAGTCACGCAACCCTGAAAGGACTGCTGTACCTTATCGGACGCAACAACCGCCCGCTACCGGTTATCTGACTGATACAATCAGAATCACCGACTACTTTTCTTAAAATGTTTACTGCTCCATTTACATCGGCATTGATGTATCTGCCTGTAGAAGAACGGAACAATCCACGTTTTACTCTCTTTCCGAGATACGACTCATGTTTCCCGATTTCTTCCTTTGCAAGCGCATCACACTTTGATGTATAGGATTCTTCATTTTCCACGAACCGTATTCCAGCCATTCTACATTTATATTTCAGATAGGAAGCCAGTCTCGCAAACGGAATCTGCACAAACTTCTGATTGTTGCGCTTTCCGATGTTTACCGACTGCTTCCAGCCGGTGTTGTAGCCTACAACTAAGTTTCCTATTCTGTTTTCTATAAGATGATTGACTATCATGCGGCTGTATTTATGAAATGCGTCCTCAAAGTATCTGTCACGCTTTTCATAAAGATTTTGCATTCGCTTTGTAGCTTTCTTTATTCCCTGCTTGTCCTTTATGCTTTTCAGCTTTGCAAGCTGACGGTTAAAGTTCCCGTTGTAAGACTTCAGGAACTTGCCGCTGTAAAGAAAGCTGCCTTTATCCGTTACCATCGTAGCCAGATTATCGATGCCTAAATCTATTGAAGCGTATTTGGACTTGTCTAAATCTGCATCTTTAACCTCTTGACGGTAAACTATTTCAACTTTCAGTTTCTTGCCGGAAGGAAGTATCCTTACCTGCTGAAAGTTCTGAATACGTTCCTTGTACTTATCCCATTGAGGAATAGGGATAATAAGGTTTTTGGCAAGACGGATCATTCCGTCCTTAATTCTTGCCGACTGATTAGAATAATACAGGTTAAACAGGCTGCCGCGCTTTCTGAAAGAAGGAAGCTGCGGCATTGCCTTGTATTTTGCAGGATGTGCCTTGAAGTCCTTTATTGCCTTGCAGTATGCTTTCACATTTCTGTCCAGAACCTTCAGGATTTGCTGCGAAACCTGAGCTTTCAGAAGTTTATAGTTTATCTCTCCCTCAAGATTAGGCCTAGCTTTCATCAGCTTATCCATGTCGGCATACCACAGCCATTTATTCTCATTCTTGAGAGAATGACGGAACAGGTATAAAGCCTGATTGTACAGGTTGTTTGAAACCTTGCACAAGTTTACAAGATGTTCTGTTTGCGGTATGTAAAAGCTATAAATCAAGTTCATTTTTCAATTCTTCTTTTATTTCATTTTCTTTTACCGTCTTATTACAAGAAACTTTTATACTTAAAATATTAAAATCAGAATAAAATCAGATTTAAAAGAAAATATTATCCCACATCTAGAATAATATTCAATTAAAATCAGGTTCGTGTAATTGAATCAATTACTTTTCTGTTTGCTTTATTAAGCAAATCTGTGCTTATGCTTGATAAATATATACGTGTAGTTTCCACATTGTCGTGCCCTAATGCCTGACTGATTATCGGAATGTCAATTCTGTTATCTCTGGCTATGCTTGCCCAACTATGCCTGGCTACATACATAGTAACAGGTACAGAAAGATTCAATTTTTTGCTTATCTGTTTTAAGTAAACATTTGTTCGTTGCATAGTGCTTTTGGGGGTAGACTGTATGGCTTTACTTAGCAGCTCATCTCTGTTTTCCCTTGCATATTTTTTCAAAATCTCACGAGCCTTTGGGTGTACTCCGACAATCAGCAATTGTTCGGTTTTTCTTCGTTTATATTCTATGGTATTACCTTTCAGATTCTCCTTTTTCAATCCAATCAAATCAACAGGAGCCATACCTCTCAGATAAAAAGAAAGCATAAATAAATCCTTTGCTTTTTCTTCTTTATCCGATTGGGGTTCATACTGATAGAATTTACGGAAATCAGACAAGTTTAAAGCTCTATGTACCGTTTTTTCATTTCCGGTAAAAACACGCCTAAATGGTTTCTTATCTTTAACCATATCTGCATTTACGGCACGATTGTATATAGCCCTGAATATTCTACAATAAAAAGACTGGGTGTTCTTCGTGCTACCGTTATTATATCGGATATAATCAGAAAAACGTTCTGCCATATCCGCATTTATATCACATATTCTTACATCTTTACCGTTTGAAAACTCTTTAAATTTCTTTTTAAAAGACAGATAATTCTGATATAATCTTTCTCTGTTCTGTTTTTTGAAAGAATTTAATATTTCATCCGTGTATTTTATAAGTGTTATATTGTAGTTCATTATTTGTTTTATTTTTAGTTAATTTATTATCTTTTTTCCCGTTTACATAACGAATTATTGATCCGTCAATCACGTACCAGTTTTCCAGGCTGGTTCCAAGTTGTGAAAACTGGGGATAAAGTTCGGGAGCTTTGGTGTATAGCCTTCTGGCATGCTGGCGGCAGAACTCGTCCGTTACGAAAGGAGGACGGACATCATCAGCCTGACGGCTGATTTGGTCGGCTGCTTCAATATCTCCCCGTTGAAATTCCATCAGACAGTCCCTATATAGCTGGAGCCATTCTTTATACGGACGATACATCTGGGTGGCAGGATGGTTGAGCCATCCGCGGCCTTTTCCGTTGATAGCGCGGAGAATCTGTTCAGCTTCTATAATCTGTTTGTTAAGCCGCCGTTTGTCAAGCTGCCTGGCGGTTTGCAGGCAGCTTGGCGATGGTAGGAATATTTGCATGATCACTGTTTTTTATCTTCTGTTTTCCTCTTCAATGTTGGCAATCATTTCCTCGTAAACTTGCGGAGTTGTTGCCGGGTCCTCTGTGTCTGTCGTACCTATTTGCCGTATCACCACCTCGCAGCCCAGGAAGTGAGCCATGCGCAGGAAGTTCACTATGTGCGTGTCTTTTCCACGAGAGATGTCGCGGATAGCTTCGTAGGAAACGCCCGTATCTTTGTCGCCCGTCATGAAGTGAACTCCGCAAATCTCCGCACGGGTGAACAGGAATTTACCTATTTCCTTGGCCGATTTAATGGCGCTGTCCGGATAACGCGGAGGATTTTTCGGCAGATTCAGTGCACGATGAATGTTGTAACGGCGGTATCTTACCACCAGATAGCCTGCACAAAGCAGGATAAAGATAATTGAGAAAATAGTTGATCCTTCCATGTTTTTATTATGCTAAAAGTTTAAATTCTGTTGTTCATTAATATTCATCATCCATAGTTCCGCAAAACTTGTCAAGTCTTTTTGTCTGTCTGTATGGACTTTGTTAGGTTTCCCATCGTCTGAGAACTTGATAGCGTTCATTTCAATTGATGCATAGTCATTCCGATAGTATGCAGCATAAGCTTTATGCTCTTTCAGGTCGTGAAAGAAAATCATTTCAGGGTCGGCCATAAGGTCTCCGTTGCATACTCCGTAATGCGTAAGGCTGATATGTTCCCACCCTTCACCGTTTAAAATGTTTTCAATCACTGCCGGCATATATCCGCGTCCGGCATCCTGCTTGAAATATCCGTTTCCGTTTCTTGATTTTTCGGCAAGGTATGAAAAAATCTGGTACGATTTATCTGATATTGCTTGAACGTTTTTAAACATGACATTTATATTTTTGATTAAGAATCTGTGATTTTTGAAAAATTCCATAGCCAGGTAATTTATATAAGGGGCGCGGCTCACGCCGCATCCCTTACACTTTCCCGGCTGATGCCGGGGTGATTATGAATTATGAATAATAAATACTTAAGCTGAGGTACGGTGAATCTGTATTGCCTTACGGCTTGCTTTATCGCTTGCCTTGTGGCTTTATATTCTCCCGTGCCGATTACAGATGTGCAAACACTGTTGTATGTGGTGTTATCTATTTCTTTTCTGTCTCCTGCTGCAGGTTCTTTTCTCTGTTTGTTTACTCTCAGTATCTGGCATACATCATCGAGCAAAGCGGGAAGAAGTTCTAATACCTTTGCAACGTCTTCCGGTGTCGGCTGTTTTTCTTCTGCTTTCGGCTGCTCGGTTAAAAGCTCCTGCAGGACATCAAGCAATAAAAGCAAATCGTTAACTATGTTTACGCCTTTTAGCCCTTCAAATTGTTTCGGTAAAGCCTTTCCGTATTCGTTGCACTCTGTTTTAAGAATAAATGAAATAGCCTTTAAAATGCTTGTTTCAATACTTTCACCGTCAAATTCAACGCCGTATTTATGTTCGTCGTCTGTATATACATTAAATATTTCTCCCTCCTTTAAGGCTTTATCGTTCCTAATCTTACAATGAGAAATAAAAGGTACTCCGTTAATCTCATATAAACTATATATATTTGTAAAGATTAACGTGAGTCTCGGAAAAATCAGTGATTTTTGCGTAACGTCATAGGCTGCACTATTATTTTCCGGATCGGCCTGTTCCGGCTGTTCCGGCTGCTGTTGGTTGTGTTCTGCTGCTGGTTGATCCTCGGTGTGTTCGGTCTGTACAGGCTGTTCGGCTGGCTGTTCCTGAGTGCAGAGGGCACGCAAGGCATTACGCACCGCGTCTATACTTTTTTTACTAAATATCCATCCGGCAACCTTCGAACCGCCAACCGTCAACGACGAATTAAAACGGCCTCCGTTCTGCTTTAATGTATCTTTGATTGCGCGGGTATCACCCACCACTGCAAACGCTTTTTCCGAATAATCTACAATTTTGAAAGCTCCGATTTTCTCGGCTTCCTTGTTGCATTCCTGCGCCGGCTGTTCCTTTGTGCTTTCGCGTTTTGTTTCCTGCTTCTTTCCGGTGCGCTGCTCTTCCTGCCAAGCCTTGAAAGCTTTTTCTTTTGCGCGGTCTTCATCGGCTAATGCTTTTTCTACTTCTGGAGTATAACCTACGAACACAATACAACCGTATTTAGCTTTTGTAACTATTCCAACGGATAAAAGTTTATCCATTTTTTTACGCATAGTTTTTGGCGCTGAATAATTATTCGCGCTAAAAAATACGCTATCATTATAGATATAATCAGAACCTAATACTAACCCATAATTTACAACATCGGCAAAGTATTGTTTGCCTAACGCTTTTTTAATTGCCTGGTGTGCCGGCCCTTCCTTATACTTGAATTCAGCGGAACAAGCCCCAGACGCGCGGCGGCTTTTCGGTATCTCCACTTTGAACGGAGTTTTACCGCTGCCTATCACCATGTCAAGATAAAAACCAACATCGTAATAATCGGTCATTAAATCTGAGCGGTCATAATTGTATGACATGAGATAAGATTCTATATTATTGAACATCTCTTTTGCCCGGTCATTCAGTTCCGGATCATCGGTTATACTGTAGCGCGAAAAGCTATATTTTAATTTCATCTCACCCTTGAACGGGTTAAAATCAGCTTTGAGAAGCCGCACGCAAATACTGTTGTATCCGCTCAGGCTGATAGAGAATGTACAGCCCTTATAAGTTTCTTTTAACCACTTAGCGAAAATTACTTTCAATTCCTTACGTGTGTACGAACGGTCACGGCGTGAGCCAGTCCAGCCGTACTCTTCGTAAACGTGTTGCGTGTACTGCTTGGCGGTTGCACCTTCGTAGTCGTTGGCGTAGCCTGTTGTATCGGCTGTTTCCTTTCGGTCTTTCCAAATGTTGTACAACTGCTCAAACTCGTTGTTTATTGCCTGCATTACGGCTATATCGCCACCCTTATCCGGGTGATTGTTCTTTACCAGTTCACGGTATTGTTTTTTCAATTCTGAAAGGCTGGTTATATTCTGGAAATATTTCATAATGATAATCGTTTAGGTTTATAATAATATGTTTCAGGCTCTCATGTAGTTTAAAGCGTCATTTACGCTTATTCTTCCCTCTGCGAAAAGGTAGTGTACATAACAGTAGTAGAATGTAAATTCACCTTTTACGCCTGTTATGGTAAACTTTTTACCGTCAAGCTGATTTATATCGCCCTTCTTTTCGTAATTATCATTCAGATATTGGAACATTCCGGAAAGAGTTTCACCAGGAGTCATACCGAAAAATTCCAGATCATCCCCTTTGAATTTGGCGTATGCACCGAACCAGTCATAATCTTTAATGCAGTCTACGATCTGTTGTAATGTAGCGTTTTTCCCAGCTCTTTTGCTTACATACTTTCTGAATGCTTTTACCCGGTTTTCTTTTAAGATACGTTTTGCGTTTTCCTGTACATCCCAGTTGATAATATTCAAACGACCGTTAACTAACTGGCTTAATAAATCGCGGTTTGCTTTAATTGTCTTCATATTCATAATCATTTAAAAGGTTTTACTTATTGTTTCTGTTTTATTGATTGGTTATTTCTTTTCGGCTGCTGTGTATGCAGCGTTCATCAGGAACGCAGCCAAAGCAATTACAACTACCAGAGGAAGCCCCCAGCCTGCAAATGAAATTTGCGAACCGAAAGAGAGAGAGGGAGAACGGCCAATTAAAAGGGCCGAATAATTGATTATCACAAACAGGATATTTATAATATATATTGCAATATAAAGAGCTGATAAAGCAAACAATGTGAAGATATATTTTTTCATAATCGTAACGTATTAGAAGGTTAGAGACACAAAGTAATATTAATCGTATTAACGTCTAAATATCCATCGCGGCAAACCAGGTTTTTAAGAGCTGCCAGAATGTTATTATAAGTGTTCTTGATATGAAGGAAAACCGGGTTTTTGCCTTCTTCTGTTTCTACGCCTGTAAAAACAAAATCATCGCTACTATATGCGTACAGTCCGCACCCAAAATGCAAAGAGTCATTAACTATTATTTCATCTCCTGATTCTGTGTTATCGCTTATGTATGTTGCAAGCTCTTCAAGTGATTGGATAAACACCGGGTTGGCGCTGTAAACTTCTGATGTAATAAGGAAATCAAGGTTAAAAGGTATGCAGTAAGTTTGTAGCGCATTATCGCGGAATCTTAAACCGTCTTTGCTGATCTCTATCAGTTCAGCGTCTACAAGACCGTCAGCGCATTCGATTTGGTACCAGTTGTTTAAAGTTACGGTTAAACCGCTTTCAGTTGTAAAAACATTTGCTTTCATAATGGTTTGGCATTTTATGAAATTAAACAATAAAAAAACACTCCGTTAAAGTTTCGGTCGCCAAACCAACATAACCAAAAAGTTATGAATGAAACTTTAAACGAAGTGTTAATATCTTTATTAACTCGTTCTTATATTGTTTGACACGTTTATATACAACGTGTCTGGTTATATTGATTTGGCACTACAAATATACTGCTTTTATTTTATTCCACAAAGAAAAGTCAAAGAAAAACTTTAAAATTTGATATTTATTTTTGCGGGGTATAGTAATAGAAAAAAATATCCTGTTATCGGATGGATAACAGGATATAGAAACTATATTAATCTAAATACATTTCCTTGTATTCCTGAAAAGAAGAAGTTAAATAAAAACCTGATTTATATGCATTTTCCGTACCGTCTGAATCATGTTCTATAACAAGGGCTCCCTTTTCACCCTGATAATAAGATATAGAGCCATCCTCGGACGAATCGGAATCTAAATCTAATTTAGAATTGTCTTCAACAAGGTAGGCGCAATCCTCAGGCCTTGCGGGCCACGAATCGGAATAAGTATCAAATTTTATCAAGCGGTCTTCGCTGTACTGGTAGCGGTTTTCTGTTGTCATAATCTTATTATTTTTATTTGTTCTCTCTAATTATCAGCTCACAATTTAAAGCTAATAAAATCTTATTAAGTATGTTCACTGATGGGTTATACTCTCCGCGTTCCAGCTTGCCGATATTGGCAAACTGAACGCCGGACAACTCACCCAGCGCGCGGATTGATAAGCCGCGGCGGGTGCGTATATCCTTTATCATTGCTCCTATGTCCTGATTATTCATTGGCTTCTTCTTCCTGTTCCTCAATCTTATAATATCTGGAATCGTATTCGTACATGCGTGTGCCATCGCTGAAGGTTGGCGACGCTTTGCGATTGGATATGTTAACAGCTATACCCCAATTCTCAGCGTACCAGCCTTCATCCTCGTAATCATTGTTAAACATATCAAGCAGCTTATTATATGCTTCCTTTAATGTCAAGTCTTTTTCAAGGGTAATTCTTGTTTTACCGTTGAACTTTAAATCGCGCTGAGCTATCCAACTGTTGGTAGTTCCTGTAATCTGATACTTTTTTTCTTCTTTCATGATCTTTTATTTTAAAGGTTTATTAATTCGTTTTTCTGTATGCAAATATACTACATCTATTTTATGTATGCAAATAAAACACAATAAATATTTCAATCAGATATCTAATCTTATTCCACCTTATTATATATATACTTCCCACTACTGGGAACCTGTATCAATTCCGATCACGATTGAGTAACTGAGGCTAGAGTAATGAATCAGACGCAATCACAGAAGGAGAAACGCAGAGAGCAGGAAAACCGGACGGAACGGAAACACACAGGCACCGCCCGCGCCGCGCCGCCGGACGTGACCACCGCTCGGGCATATATCACCGCCGGACGGGGTCCAAGGGGGACACGTCCCACGTAGCGAGGCGCGGGGTTTTCATCGCGAATCGGGCAAAAATCTTTTGTTTCAAATCCAAGTTATCAGATTGTTATTCAGTTTTGAAGGGAATACAAAAAAAGGCAACCGGATTCCGTCCGATTGCCTTTATATACTTTATGTATTGTGCTTTCTACATACGTTTCCTTTTAGTATCTTTGCTAAAAATAAAAAATCTATGAAGAAAAGAAGATTGATTTGCACCATTGTAGGAATAATTTTAGGAGTTCCTTTAGGTTTGGTGATAGGGTATATATTAAGGAAGTACATACTGCTGTTACTGCAATAGTCAGTATAGTATGTCAGTCTTTTAATACTGAAAGTATTCCCCCCCCCACTATGATTTTTTGCTTCTCATTCATATCTTAAAAAATCACATCTTCATGCCGTGCGCCCACAGAGAACCACTCTGAATCCGATTTTACGGATTACACGGCATGAAGATGTGACTTATAGTTCTTTATGGGCTATACAAATATACAATTTATTTTTATAAAAACTGATTCTACATAAGGTTTATTTTCAAAAGCATTTTCACATAAAAAAAAGAGGCACCCTCACGGGCACCCCTCTCTCAACAAAAAAAAGAAGACTGAAAGATTTTATGTGAATCCGCCACCTCCCTCGTCAGGGTCTGTTCCTCCTTGCTCGGTTCCTCCACCCGGTTCAGGTTCCTGTCCGGCTGTCTCCTCTTCATCGTAATCTTCCATCGTAGTGACAGACATTCCTTCAAGCATCTGCTTGAAACGCTTGCCGGGATAGAAAAGGATTTTCTTTCGGGTGACGTTTTCGGCAGTCACATCGTCGGCAGTGGCTCCCGTCTTTGAGTTGAAGGTAGGCTTGAAAGAACCGAAGTCGCCCAGCTTTACGGGCATGCCGTAGTTCATGAACACAATCATACGGTCGATAAGCGCTTCGAGCACCGCTTTTGTCTGCGAACGGTTCACACCGCATGAGTTACTCACTTCATTAAGAAGGTCGTCGAAAGTGACGGGTTGCTGACGTACCGGCTTGATGCGGTAAACCTCCGGCTTGTCTTTCTTGAAGCCGAGGGTGATTTTCTGTTTTTCGTAAACGATTGCCATAGTTTAATCGTGTTTTTAAGGTTTGTACTACTTGTCTTTCGACGACTCTAAATTACCTCCCAGACCGACCGTTTTTGAAGGACAAAAAACACTTCTGAAACTGGCTTTTGAATCGTGCGCCAGCAACCTCTAAAGTGGTTTGCGGCAAACCTCTCGAGCGATATGCAGCAAACCTCTCAAGTGGTTTGCTGCATTTGTTTTGACAGGCCCTACAGGCTATTGTGGAGGGGGTGCGCAGAAACGTAGTTTCCCATCATCATAAGAAGGGTTTTCTGGCCGCTCGTGTCGGACGAAAGAAAGTCCACAATCTCCTTGAAAAGTGAGCGCGAGCACTCGCGTTTCACACTGACCAGATAACCGCTGCCGAGCAGGCTTTCCAGCTCACGGCGCACGGTGTGTTCGGGCATGAAGTCCTCGTATTCCACATAGGCCAGCACGCCATGGCGTGTGACGGTAAACATAATGCTGTGTCTTATTTCCCCGAAATAGCCGTTTATGGCCTTTCTTGCTTCGCGCTTTTTCATAGGTAGCCTCCTTTCTGCATGATGATGCGTGAAAAAAACTCGTATCCCTCGCGTGTGATGTAAGGTGTGTAGTATTTCACTCCGGAGCCCGTGGCGCTGGAGTGTGCGGCCAGTATCAGTCCGCGCTTTGTGCTTTCTTCGGAAGGAGCGTTGTAACATTCGGGTGTGGAAAGCAGCCATCCTTCACGGCGAAGGAAGTCGAAAAGGCGTGCCGTGCGTACCACTATCCCGTTTTCACGGCTCATGGTGCGGGCCATCTGACGCACAAGCATGGCATCGCGAAAGCGGGTGCGTATTTCACTGACGGTGTAGCATGGGATGTCTTTTTTTGCGTAGAACGGATGTGTGGTAGTTTCGGGATTCTTGTTTACAGGCGTGACGGAACCGCTGTCGCCTGAAAGATAATTCTGTATCATCTGTTCAAGCCTTGATATGCGCTGCTCAAACTGGCTTTGTGTAGTTCCTGCCGACAAGGTTTCTTCACGTTCAAGACGATATTTAAGGTAGGAAATACGGTCTTTCTTGTGCTGAAGCATGGAAATGGATTCGGAAAGCTCTTCTTCTATTTCTGTGAGGAGTCCGGAAAGATTGTCTACACTTCCATGAGTGTTTTCAGTGCATGTGTAGTCGGTTTGCGTGGTTCCCGTGCTTACGGTTCCTTTCATCAGCAGTTCTTTAATACGGTCGTTGCACCAGATGGCAAATGCAGGACTTAGCCAGCGGGCAAATTCAAGTGCTACATCTTCGTGCATCCAGGTGCCTTTCCCTTTTTCGGTAGTACCTCCATTAATTGTTTTTACAAATTCACTGTCCGATTTTCGGATAGTGACTAATGTAGCTAAAAACTCTTTTGTTGAAGGAAGTTCTAACCATTTAGCCGGACGTTTCCCAAAAGGCTTTGCCATTTCGGTTGCATTAACCATTACACTACTTCCTTTCTGAAAGGAAATAGGACTTCCGTTGTACTGGAAGATTTGATTTGTGTAATTTTTGAGCATAACAATATATGTATAAAAAAGTGTTATCGCCTTTCCCGTTGCTCAACACATTACACAAATGCTGTATTCCCATTACAGGTTTACACGGGGGTACGATAACACCTAATATGTTAAAAGTGAGGTCACAAAAATAACCTGCACGATTTATGCAAGTTCACGACCTGCATTTGTGTATGTTGTATGTTGAGCATTGCAAATATACAACAAATATCACAAAAGCAAGAGGAAAGGGAGAAATAATCATTCCTCCCTTTTAATTTCTTGGCAAATGTAACAATTTTAATTTGATTATCGCATTAAAATCGTACTTTTTCATTCTAAACTTTTATCATATCATTCCTTATGATTGTAAAAAGTCCATTCATCCTTACTTACATTATATGTATATGTCTTCTTTTCATTAAACATGTAAATCACATATTCGTTTGTACCATTAAAATAATGTATTGAAGCATAATCTTCTTTATCCCAATCATTATATAGATAAAAATATATATTTTTATCATCGCCTATATTATTATTTCTTTTTAAGCGTAAAATCTGCTCCTTAGTTAAATATTTATTTGTAAAAAATTTTACAGCTAAAGGCTTATCTACAGCTTTAATTACATTGACACTGTCTATACTGAAAAAATCACCTTGATGAATATTTTCTATAAAAAGAAATTTTTTAATTGGACTGTAAGTTGCATAACAATCTATTAATTTAGGATTTTCTATTTTTTTATCATAAAATTGTGCAAATGATATTCCTAAAGAATCCATTATGTCTATTAATAACAATGAATCTTTATCATGATAGCGTATATGCGTATAAATACTTCCTGAATATCCATCGCGCTCTAATACCTTAGAATGTATATTTTTGTTTGCGTTATTGTATTCTTTTCTATATTCATAAGGAACTATACAATCTGTAAGATAATCCGATGGTTGTTCAGAGTTTAAAACTTCATCTTTTAAAGTGGGAAGTATAAAGTACATTTCATAATCTTCTATATTGTAATATTTTGCAACCTTTTCTGCTATTCTCATTAATTCTTCTTTATCCCATCTTATATAGTTTATAAGATAAGCTTTTTTATTTTCAAAAATATTCCCATTCAGATCTTTTTCTTTTTCATTATTTAGTTTAACTAATTGTACTATCTTATTACCCTTGCTATCTGTAAGCGTATCATATTTCTTCTCACATGAAAAAAATATTAATGATATAAATAAAATTATATAGAAGTTTTTCATTTCTTTTTTTTCTTGTTTATAGCCTGTTATTATCATACTCAAAGTGCATCCGTTTCAGCACCGTTTCGCTCAGCGTGCCGTCTGCCATCTGTTCGTTACATTCTTCCGGAGAGAGGTTTATCCCTTTTCTTCGCATCCGGATGTAGAGGGCCAGCATCTTGTTTTCCGTTTCAATGAGGTCAATGAGTGAGGTGTCGTGAAGGTCTATGTCTTTCCAGCTTGTCCCGTAAACGGAAAGGTCGAGAGGAATGCTCATGCGTGCTTTGGGTCTATCGGGATTCTCCACCGTGGCCTTTCCCATCCTATATTCCCACTCCTGCGCCAAACGGTCCTGATACATGAGTTCAAGCTGCGATAATCTGTCAAAATCCATGCTCAGTTCCTCGGAAGAGAATATTCCTTCTTCGGTGCTGTCGGGTATCCCACCCCAGCGGATATAAAGATAATTTGCCTTGCATAATTCAAACGGTGTGTATTGGCAGAACAGCTTCATGAGATAAAGAGAAACAGATGTGCTGACGGTTATTTCTATCTTTGCGCTGCCGGCCATGAAATCCATGTAAAACAAACTGGCTTTAAAATCAGGCTCTTCCATAAGGCTTTTTATCATCGCTGTTTCTTCACGTGCGATGTATCCGCATTTTACTCCGTCGGCTGTATAGGCTGCAATGGCGTTTCCGTCAAACTGGTTTTCGGGTTCGGGAATCAGTCTGACAGATTCTCTTCTGAACACCGTGTTTTCAAACTCTTCATATTGTTTTTCGTCCAGACAGTGTTTTATCCCGGTTATACGGCTCTGATAGTGTACGGTCTGAGGTACTGATGGTGAAGGCTCATACGTGAGTTGTGGAGATAAAGGCTCCACTGGTATTTTTCTTGTATCCATAACTGTTAAGTTTAAAGTTCACGGCGAAAATAACTTTATTTTTCATTTTTGACAAATAAATACAAAAAATCCCCTTCGCAAAACCATGCGGAGGGGAGTAAACGTCAGGCTTCGTATTCAGACATCACAGCGCAGAGCTCAAGCTGGCTCATGAATAGGCCGTAACGCTGCTGTATTTCCTGGAATAGCCGCTCGGAACAGTTTCGCTTGATACTGAGAAGAACGCTGGTGCCCAATAATCGTAGAAGGGCTTCCGTTACATGGTGTTCGCTCAGATAATCTTCGTATTCAATGTAAATTAATGTATTGCCATGAACGCTGAATGTGCGGATGCTGTGTGGCACGCTTTCAAAGTACAAGTCTATCACATGCTTGTACGTTTTAGTTTGAGGTTTCATTTTTATCCTCCTTTTTTGTTTTAAATAGTTGATTTATTTGTGTTCTTCCTTCGTGCGTATAAAGGCAGAGCGGCTGCATTTGCAAATTTATCAAATTTAAACAGATGTGCCCGACTTCGCAGCCGGGCACATCTGTCAATGCTTAAAAGCATACATTCCTGAAAACTCACTTCTTACCTTGTTCGAAAACATCGTAAACCACGGTGCCCGACTGGCAGAATCCTACCAGCCACGGTATGTATTCCACCCGGGGCTCGTCGTAAAACTCTTCATTCTCCAGGTCGAAGCGTATCTCACGGCGGAAGTTCACGCAGAAGTTGATGCGCTCTTCCGGCTGAAGCATGGGAAGGGCCATATATCCGCGATGATAGTTGATGAAAGCGCGGAGGGTGTCGAAGAATGCGGCATACTTCCGGTCGTCGTCCTTGTAGAGCAGATGCACGGAGAGGTCGAGGGCCACGTAACACTCTTTCACGTCAATCCCAATCAGTTTCTCACGTATCATTTTATCTATGGTGTCAAACCGTGACAGGTATATGGCTGCGGCATTTTTCTTCTTCCTGCTGAAAAGTGCCTTGATAAGTCTGCGCATTTTCATGGCTGTAATATATTAAAATTGTTGCATCACACGCAAAATTAGCTAAAATTCGGTGGAAAATATAAAATCATTGACAATTATAAATTATTTTCCTTATATTTGCATTGTGTTTTAAAACTCTCACTTCACCCCTGTCCGTCTTTCCCTGAAGCGGGCGGGGGTCATCGTTTCTATCAGGGCTATTCTTCTTCGCCCCATTCATCTTCTTCCTCTTCATCCTCTTCTGCCGGACGCTCCATCATACGTCGGGCTATGAGGGCTTTCATGCTCACCAGTCCGGTGCGCACTTCGGCTTCCTTGTCGTGCGTTTCTTCAGCAGTGCAAATTTCCTCGTCCACCTGCCAGCGCACGCAGAACAGGGCGGGGTGTCCGTCGTAGGCCGTCTGCATGGCGAATCCCCTGCGCTCCAGTTCCACCAGGTACGGAGGCAGCGGGTCGGGCATCTTCGGGATGGGCCATGCCTGGAAGTATTCACGGATGCGGCGCACGGTAAACACTTCGTCGGCATATTCCTCCCGCTCCACCGGCTTGTAGGTGTCGGTAAAGGCATCCACCAGCTGCATCAGCGCTTTGGGCGGCTGCAGGGCCGGGTCCTGATATTTCAGTTTCTTCTTGCTCATTATTATTCTTCATTATTCATTTTCAATTAAGCCGACATCGGCATACCCACACCTATCATGCGGCCCGATCCGTAATAACGCACACCGATTACCAGCGTGTCGAATGCGTCGCTCAGGTCGGTACGTGTACTCAATTCTGCCTCGATGTCGTCCACCTCCTTCGATACGCGGTTCTTCTCCTGACTCTTGTCTTTCTCAAAACCGTTACGTCCTTCCTTCACACGTGCGTTCTCCATGGAGGCAATCAGATACTCGTTGTTCTCCTTATTGATGCGAAGGAACGGGCGCTGCGTGCCGGCAAAACAGCCGTTCAGGAACTCATACTTCTTGTTGTGGCTCATGGGCCGTCCCATGGCTACCTCAATGACGTTCCATCCGTGACTGCGAAGCACTTTCTTTACGATGTTGTAGAAACGGGTTTCTTCGTGGCGCTCGCTGGCGTAGGCGGCTCCCTGCTTGGCGGTGTCGTCGTAGTAGAAAATCACGTCGCGGCAGGTCAGGCGGTGCGGCTCGTAATACTTGCAGAACATCTTGCAAAGTCCCTCGATACGGGTGTTCTTTACGTTGGTCATGCTGTTGAGTATGCGCAGCACGCTGGTGTTGCTCCGGCTGTCGGTCTGCCCTATCACCAGACAGTTGATGTGTGCGTTGTAGTCGAAGGCGATGCGCAGCGGTTCGCCGGGCTTTATGTCGGTGTCCAGGCAGCAGTCCTGTGCCTTGGAAAGCTCGTTCAGGTCGATGCTTTCCGACTCCACACGCAGGGTACGCCCGCCGCTGTATATCTGCGTAATGGTCCGTTTGCTGTACTTTTGCGCGGCTTCCAGCTGCTCTTCGTCGTTACTCAGGTAGCAGTGCACGTCGGGATCAAAGTTGGCATAATATCCGTCGTTGATTTCTTCTTTCTCGACGTTGCGGATGGAGATGTCGAACATGGTGGGGGTAAGTTCCTTCTGCATGGTGCGGATGAACTGTTCGCCCAGAATGTCAATGTTTTCTATGCTGGAAAAGGAGAAGTAGATGCTGGCCTGGCAGCGCAGCTTGTTCAGCTCACGCTGGTATTTGGGGGACTGCACGATTTCCGGGCAGATCTGTGCCTCACGTATCATCTCCGCAATCTTCCGGTTTATTTCCGGTGTCTGCTCGTCACGGCGCTTCCGGAGCCATGCCTGACGCTTTGTAAGCGGTGCATCGCTTACAAAGAATATACTCTTGTAGTACGGATTCAGGTTTTCATCAAATCCGGGATGATTGGTGTTGATACCACGAAGCGTAGGAAGAATTTCGGCCTTAATCAGTCCCTCCGGCATAAAACGGCACTCGTCGCCAATGATGGAGCACGAGTCCATACCGTTGGCAGCTGCTTTTACCCCAGTAGAAATCATGTAGTACACGAATCCATTCCAGAAGTGGATGCAGTTTTCCCACACCTTCGGCTTTACGATGGGTTCCTTGAAATTGCATTTGGCCGGAGCGTGTCCACGAAAGAAATGGACTCCCTCTTTCAGTCCGGTCATTCGCTCCAGCGAGTAAAGCGTTTTAGGTACGGTCTTCGTGAAAAGCTGCTTGATACTGTTACCTAAGAAAAGTCCGGTTCCGCGCGGCATGGACTGGATGCAACCGGCCATTTCGGGCGTAATCAGTCCGTCGGTCTTACCTGTACCACGACCTGCTTCTACGGTGGTATTCCGGCATCGGTAGTTGTACACCGCACGTTGGGCCGGATTCATGTAGATGTAGTTGGCCGCAGTTTCCTGCTCCTCCGCTTCCTGCACGCCCGACAATGCCGAGGCGTGACGCTGTGCCCGTCGGAGTGATTCCTCGCGGGCAGATTCATAGTCGTTTCGTCGTGCCATGGTTTATTCCTCCTCTTCCTGTTGTGTAAAACCGTCCCGGTTTACTTCATCGTATTCCTCGTCCGGGCCGTTTTGTTCCTCGCTTACATATACGCCGTCTTCGTCTTCCACCATCTCCTGCCACTGGTCGAGTTTCACGTCGTATTTCTTTCTCAGGCGGCGCATTTCCTCGCTGTCGTGCCCGGTTTTGTTCGGGAATTTTTTCTTCACATCCGAGGTAATGACTACCGGCATGCGTATCAGTTCATCGCCCAGTTCCTCCGGTGTTTCCGGCTGATCCAGACGGTCAATCTTGGTGAGCAGGCTGGCACCGTTGTACACCGCTTTCATGTCGCCCGTATCGGCTCCGTTGCGCATCATCAGGTCGGCGGCGTGGCGCACCTTCATCGAGGAAATGTTTCGCTGTCCCTTGGCGTAGAACGACGAAATGAAGTCTATCACTTTCAGGTCGCCTCCCAACTGGCTGTACGTTCGTTTCCACCGGTTGATGATGTACTGCCGCAGATTCATGAACGGGTCTTCCTCAAATCGCTTGTACGCATCCAGGCAGACTTCCACCCGTTTTTTCTGCTCGTCGGTAAAGGCCATGTTCTGCCACGGCACACCCGTTTCAAAGTGCTTCCGCAGCAGGTCGTAGAATCGTTGTGCTATTTCGCTTGCCATAGTTTGTGTTTGTCGTATCTTATTCTCGTTTGGTCACGAAACAATTTTCATGACCAAACGAAGTGCTATTTCATAATGCTTTTCGTATGCTCCTTCATCCGAAACATCTCCGCCACATTCTCATACTCTTCCGGCGAAGTGGTAAGTGTGAACATCTGCATGGCGTTACTGCGCTGGGTGTTCAGGCTTCCCTGGATAACCAGGCTGTGCGATTTGCTTTTCACCGTGACGCAGCGGAAACCCACATTGTCCTCACAAACCACCAGCCGGCCCGACTGTATAAACTCGCCCAACTGCGTGCGAATCTCCTGTCGCTGGTTGAAGGTGGCTCCTGTGGATGCAGGCTGCGAAATGAGTATCATTTTGCTGACATCAGCAATATGGTCCGACGGATTTGTAGGATCGGGCTTCACACGCGAAAGAATGCGACAGATGGTTTGAATGAGCTTTACATCGAGCCGCACCATGACAATGCCCATTTCACCTCCGGAACAGTAGCCGGACAGCGTGCCCAGCAGGTCGCACATATCCCAGTCAGAAAAACTGAAGAAGTTGGCAGCCGTGTGCTTTTTGCTGCACTCGTCAATCATGCCTTCCAGCTGCTTGTGGTAGCAGCAGGGTTCAATTATTCTCATAACGCACCTCCTTTCATCTGTCCTTCGGTCACACTCTCAGTAGGGTCTACTTTCTTGCGCGGAGTTTCTGTAGCTTTTTTCGGTTCTTCTGCCGATTTTTGGCGGTTTTCCGTGGATTCGGCACGTTTTTCCTCATTTACGGTACTATTTTCGGCCTTTTCGGCTTTCTTTTCTGCCTTTACTTCCGTTTCTTTCGGTTCCGCTTTATCGGTGGAAGCTGGCTTTGCTTCTGTCTGTACGGATGCAGCCGGAGCGTTTACACCGGGGATGGAGATGCCTGCTGCAGTAGCTACTTCTGCCGTTTTCTTAGGCAGGTTTTCTCCCCACTCCATCAGCTCCTCTATACGAAGGCGAAGCTGTTCCTTGTATTCCTCGGTAATCTTCACGTCGCTGCGGTTAATGTATTTCTTGTTTCCCTCCACGCGGGCCTTTCGGCATACTTCCTGCTGGCGTACATCCTTCATGGCCTCTATCTCGGCACGGGTAAAGTCTCCAGGGCGTTTCATGCTGTCAGCTGTGTAAGTTTCCGGCTCGGTGTAGGTACCGTTAAGGGCTGCATCCACATTGGTCCAGAATGCCCGGATTTTCTGCTCCGATGCGATGGCTTTCTGTGCCATGTCGGCACGTGCTTCGTCGCTTACGTTGGGGTTTTCGGCCATTACCTCCAGCGTGCCTCGATACTCTGCCAGTTCCAGGTACATAGCGGAAAGTTCTTTTTCTCCCTTGTCGCGGAGAGATTTCGGCAGCTTGTCTTTATAGAGGGCAAATTCTTTTGGTCTGCGACCGTCCACTTCCTGCTCTTCGTACTGGCGTGCGGTCATGTTTCCTTCTTCATCGGGCGCACCGTCATCAGGAACAATCGCTTTGTAACGAACGGTTCCAACCGGACCGCGAGTGGCTTTCTTGGCCAGTCCGGATTTCTTCCGTACTTCCTGCAGGAACAGGTTCATCTTGTTGAGTGCACGGCGGGCTTCATAGCGCTGTACGTCGCGAAGAAAGTCTTTTGCCCGCACAATGGCCGACACCAGACGGCATCCTTCGTCGAAATCCTTCACGGGCACTTTCATCCAGCATTCGGCCAGCGCCAGCAGTTCCGGAAAAGTTTCATCTGTCCATCGTTTCACCCGGTCCAGATAATCTTTCTTTTCTTCCTCGTTCATGGTTCTGTAGTCTTTTAAGTATTCTTTTTCTGTAATCATAACCTTTGTTTTTCAATTACTTTACCCCAAAAGTAGGGAAAACGGATGTCCCGTTGAAGGACACAAAAAAGTCCGGCACCGATTAGCAAGTGCCGGACTTTCATCCACTTTTTCGTTTGTTAGAATATGCAAATCAAACGGTTATCCTCCATCTCCTGAACTTGCCTCTGATTTCAGCGTCAATGTACCCGACCAGGTAGTCAGGGAGTAGCGGTTCGGGTTGCTGGTCACTGTTACCGCATGACCGCTGTCAGAATCCGGAGTAGTACCACTGTCGTAGTTGTTGTTCACTTCCGTACCAAAAGTAGGATCGTACACTACGTAATAACCTCCTGACGGGTTTTCTGCAAAGAAAATAGCGTCTCCACGGTTCTTCAGGATACGGAGCACATGGGCTGCGTTTTCCACGTCCTTGTCGATGGTAAATATCAGCTGTACGTTATAGCCCTTTGCACCTTCGTTACCAGTTGAAGAAATCTGACCGCTCTGTTTCTTGATACGGAACTTCCACGCTCCCTTACCAGGAGAAAAAGCAAAAGAAGCTTCAGTAAATGCAGCTTTAGATGCTTCATATACAGGCTTTGCCGTAAGGTCTTCCGGATAAGCGACATAAATCTGATTACCGATACCGGCAAACTGTTCATCGCAACCGGCAGCAGCCTGACCAATATCCATTAAGTCACATGATAATTCTGCCATAATTGTCTTATTTTGAAGTTTGTATAATCGTTATCCCAGTCCCGATTTGATAGTCAGAGTTCCGTCCCAGGTAGTCAGGGAGTATCTGTTCGGGTTGCTGGTAACAGTTACTGCATGACCGCTATCAGAATCCGGAGTAGTACCACTGTCGTAGTTGTTGTTAACTTCCGTACCGAAAGTAGGGTCGTACACTACGTAATAACCTCCTGACGGGTTTTCTGCAAAGAAAATAGCGTCACCACGGTTTTTCAGGATGCGGAGCACATGAGCTGCGTTTTCCACGTCCTTGTCTATGGTAAACATCAGCTGTACGTTGTATCCTTTCGCCCCTTCGTTACCAGTTGAAGAAATCTGTCCGCTCTGTTTCTTAATACGGAACTTCCAGGCTCCTTTACTGGCCTTAAAAGTAAATGCTCCTGAAGCAAAAGCCGCTTTACTCTCATCGTATGTGGGAGGTGCTTTCAAATCTTCCGGATAGGCTACATATATCTGATTACCGATACCGGCAAACTGTTCTTCGCAACCGGCAGCAGCCTGACCAATATCCATTAAGTCGCATGATAATTCTGCCATAATTGTCTAGTTTTAAAAGTTTGTGTTTGTGTTGTGAAGGCTGCCAAACTTGGCAGCCTGTTTTATCTCAGCGGGCGGGTTACTCTTCGTCTTCCGGCTCGAAGATGGCCTGAAGGTAGGTCGGGTATCCGTTGTAAACGATGTCACGCGGAGAGATTGTTGCACCGTCGCTCCATGCCTTGAACTTGTATCCAGATTCAGAAGCAGGAGTCAGTTTCACAGTTTCGTCCTTCGTATATACATCCTTTTGCGGAGACAGCGTTACCTTACCCCATTCTTCGTTGTTGGAAGTAACGGTCAGGGTATTCTTCTGGTAGTCACCGTTCAGCTGTTCAATCTGTTCGATAGTACCGTCGCTCACACAGAACTTGGATGGTGCGATGTCCAGAATACGTGCGCCTACGGTAGACTGTACCTGGAAAATCAGCACATTCAAGTCGTTCGGGTCGTGACTCATCATCACCGAGTTCCAGTCGCTTGCACGGTCAAGACCGAACTGCAGGTTTTCAGGGAGAGTTGCAATCATACGATTACCCTTACCAATAATACCGTCGGTTACAATCTTGATGTTTTCCATTCCCACGAATGAGAATCCTTCACCGCCTGCACTTGTAGTCTGCAATCCGGTAAACTTACGCATGTAGCTGTGGGTAATGAGTCGCTTCTGCTTCGGCGACATGTAAACGATTACTTCCTGAGCGTTACGCAACAGCGGATGCCATCCTTCCACCCATTCTACAAATGCGTCGAAGTGTTCTCCATCCTGAGTTTCAGGACCTTCGTTAATCGGGTCGCAAGCCACAAGGTTTCCTTCCTTGGAAGAAATCTTACCCTGATTAATAAGGTTGTTAATAATAGTCCAGTAACCGTTGTACAGACTGAGCGGGTCGTCTTCTCCCAATTCAATGTTACCGAAGAACAGGTTGCTCAGGTTGTCGCCGGCAAACTGCTTACCAATCTGACGAAGGATAAATTCTGTGACCGGTGCATTGTAGGTTCCGTTTGAACCCAGGATGCTGAACGGCTGTTTTTCGCGGAAGTTCTGAAGGTTTTCGTAGTAACGTGACCAAATCTGGTTCATCACCAGTTTGCTTTCGTCCATGAAACCAAGGGTTGACTTCAGCGTAGAACCTTCCTTGTAACGGCGGGCTTCACCACCCTTACGACGGAAAATGATTTGAGTCTGTGCGTATTCAATATCTTCGATAACCTTGATGCGAAGTTTGTTGAACACTGCCATGTTATCGAGAACCGGGCTTTCGATGATGTCCGGAGCAAGAATGTCTTTTACATGCGATACATTCTCTTCACTGAGTGCGTATAACTTTGTAGCCATATTGTTTGTGTCTGGTTTAGTTTTTGTGTCGTGTTCTTATCTCTTATCGTGCTTTGCTGATTTCAGCATCACGTTTGCGGCGGGCTTCTGCTTTTTCGGCCCAGCTCATGTTTTCACCGCATACGCTCTGCACATGGAACTGTCCGCTTTCCTGACCTCCGTTGTTGTCTTTCGGCGGGTCCTGCGGAGTAGGTTCCAGCTGTGCCGTTTCGCTCAGCTCCTTGATTTCCGCATCCTTCTGTTCGATGCTCTTCTGAGCTTCATTCAGCTTCGCTGTCAGGTCTTCCGATTCCTTCTTATGAGCGTCCTTCAATGAAGAAACCTCTTTTTCGTGTTCCGCTTTCAGGTTGGCCAGTGCTTCCGCATGGTCTTTCTTCATCTGTTCGATGGTTGCGTTAAGCTGTTCTACTTCCGTGAGTTTTGCAGCCAGCGTAGATTCCGTCTGTTTAGCCTTCATGACGAACTCTTCTACATTGTCCGCCATGGTTTCCACCATGTAGAAACCGCCGTTTTCTTCGACTACCAGGGAGTTTACCTTTGCAGCCGACTGAATAAATGGATAGCTTTTTGCCATAGTTGCTTGTTTTTGAGTTTGTGATTCTGTTTTATCTGATGCCGGCTGCTCCACAGAAGCCTGTTCATGTGTTCCCGGCTGCTTTTCTTCCTTGATTCCTGCCGATTTGCTGTCTTCGCGTGAGGCTCCGGACGAATTTCCTTTCTGACTCTGACTCACTCCGGCCAGCTTCTGCACGCGGTTCACGCAGAACTTGAAGTCGCCCTGACCGTCGACCATGGTACCCACCACATCGCCCGCATCAAAAGTTTTTCCGGTCAGCTGGTCGTCCGTCACTCTGGGACGGCGCTCGCGTACCATCTGCTGAAAGTCGGCACAAAGCCGGTTCAGCTCTTCCTTGATGCCGTCGTAGTTTCCCTCGGCCGCGTCGCGGTATTCCTTGTTCTTATAAGGAGATCCGTCGGCGTAAATCTCGGCGTACCGTTCCTGCGTCACGGTGTTCACATCGCCGTCCTTGTTAGTGAGCATCGCGCACATGGTACCGATACATCCCACAGTGTCGTGCGGATTGGTGAAATACACTTCGTCGCACAGGGTCATCAGCGCATAACCGGCACTGCAGGCCATCCCGTCGATGTGACCCACAATCTTCTTTCCTTTTGAGCGGGCGTAGTTGAGGGCCATCTCATAATCGTATTTCGCCATGCTGCTACCGCCCGGGCTGTCCATCTCGATAATAAATCCGATGGTATGCGCATCGTCAGAAGCACGCATGATGATGTCCTTGTGTTCCTTGCTTCCGTAGGAACACAGGTCGCCATTACGAAGAATGGGGCCCTGTACGTCGATAACCGAAATGATGCGGTCGTCTTCTTCCAAATCGTACCAGTAGGTTATGCGGTCGTAATTACCCACGTAGGTTTTCTCCGTAAACCCGTCGCGCGAAGAAAGGAAGTAAGGTCGGTCGGTCCGCTCGTCCGGCTTCTCGTAAGGACGGTGTGAGGCAATGTTGTCAAGAATCGTTCTCCGGTAAGCATGCAGAGACTCCGGGTAAAAGTCCCAGAATCGCGTAGACATGATTTCGTGAAATGCTCTTGTTACCATTTTCGTTTGATAATTAATTGATTACATCACGAAATTACGCACGCGAAATGCGGTAATGAAGGACACAAAAAATGACTAAATGCGTGAATTACAGAAATATGCGGATGCTCAAACGGATTTTCTCTGCAAATAAAAACCTGCTAAGAATGAGCATGTTGTAAAACACACGGAGTTTGTGCGAAAAAAAGAAATTTGCGGCGGACGCAAAGAAATTGAAGAATGCCACAAAGAAGATAATGAAGATTTACCTGCAGGACGAAAGAAAAACGCGCACAAAAAGAAAGGCCCAAAGAAAAAATGCCGCCCCACACACGTATGCAGGAACGGCATTCCAACGGAAAGAAAAAAACAATATATATAATAAGGTGTAGCTGTCAGACCACACGCTGTGCGCCGGTCACGTTGCGGATGGTGAGTGTGCACGAAATCACGCCGTCGCCTTCCTCATACTGAAATTCATAACCGTCGCTCACGGCACGCACAAACATTTCACCGTCGCCAAATGTTCTTACAATCAAATGGTTAGTGCTGTTTTTCAGCGTTTCAAGCTGTAAATAGGTTTCCTGCGTCACCCTCTCTACCTCCCAACTCACCGTCACTTCGTAAGAATCGCCGGCCACGCTGGTTTCCGCGCTCTCCTTCAGGCTCCCTGATTTCGGTTTCATCTGAATGGAAATCTTACGGTCGCCCGACACAGAAAAATCAGGTTTGTCACTTTTCTTCTCAATATTGAACGGGCGGGAAAACGTAACCGCGTCGTCCGGATAAGCTTCAATGCTGCCTATCAACTCGTAATAATTCTCGCTGCAATTCATGATTTATGTGTTGTTTTGTGGTTGAAAATGACGACTGACAAAGTTACTGACAAATCGCACCAACTTTCTTCGTTTCTTTAACTTTTATTTATTGCTATTCATGTATAAATTTATGGCGTGTATATACAGATTCTCCCGGTTCTCGACTCAAGCTCTTCTTTTCTCACTTTTATGTCAGACTTCATTCTGGATTTGATTCTCCACCAATATCGCATCATGCTCTCAAATCTTTTCATGTCTATATCGTACAAAACAATGAAATCAGACATGACATCTTCGGAAGTAACATGTTCGCCCATTCTATTTGCCCGGAAAATACAGTCATCATGAAATCTGGCGAAATCATACCAGAACTCACGTTTCAATTCATTCCTTATCTTCTTACTTCCGTTGATATTCAGGTGAAAAAACTTATCCACTTTCACCTCACCGCTAAATTTGCAGACGCTTTCAGGCATTTCCAACTCCAGGTAATCTTCTTTCTCTTTTTCAGTCAACATTTTAAACTGAGCGGTAAATAATGATTTCTGAGGTTTCAAATGAAAGGCTACTTCATTATAGGAAAAATCTGTTATACCCGAAAAATCTGCATCTCTGAACAAGTGAGTCTTCATATATACACCCAGAAGGCTGTTCTGAGGAAACCTGACCGGAGTTCCATACTTTATTTCGAAGTATTTCTTATAATAATCACTCACTTTAAGGAAGCATGAGTGACGCTGCTCATTCATTGAATTTTTTGGCATAGTAGTAAGATAAAGTCTGTAAATCAATTAATCAACAGCAAGTTACGGACGATTCAACACCAATCGGAATTTCATTCAACAAAAAAAGGTTAAGCGACTGGGGCCTTATTTTGCGTGTTTTTCACTATTTTGCAAAGCTGTGCAATTTTCTTGCAAAACACTTCTCAATACTTATTTATTTAATTATCAATTATTTATAGTGTATAATAAATAATAAATAAATAGTTATTGCCGATTGTTCATTAATTTTGAAGTGAAGAAAACGTATTTTTCGGTAAAGAACAGATTTCAGGCTGTCCGGCTTTTTCTCTTATGTCTATTGCGTAGCTCTCTCTGTTGCACGATGAAGTTGGATATAAAGGAAGTAGAACGAAAGGGGAAAGGCGTGCTTTGTCGTCCCGCGTTCCGCAGGCCGACCTTTCCCTCCTTTCGTTCTTTCAGGTTTCCCTTCGGATTCCTTCCCCATTCGGACGCTCACAGGAAGAAATGATTCGACTGATGTACACCCTTCTCTACCCTACGAAAAATTTTTATTTTAAAGATTTTGTAAACTCGTTTTTCGTGAAAAATCGGCAAAATATCAAAAAGTACAATACTTTTAATTGATTATCAGATAGTTATTCATTGCAAAAATTTCGCCAATGCTTCGCAAGCTTTGCAAAATTGCTTACAAATTATACTTAACTAACTGATTATCAAATTGCAAAATGTTTTGCAACGGGTGTGTAAAACTTGTAATATTTGATACTGAATTGATTTTCTAAGCGATTTCTCTTTGTGCCGGAACGATTTTCCCGAAAGTCTCGTGCCTACGCCACTCAAATGGCGTAACTACGCGACAAAAGTATCTATTAAGCGCGGCCGCAGTGGCGATACTACGACAGTTTGGGATTTATGTGACGAAATACGGCTTTTGTTGACAGAAAAAAGGCGTAAAAGTGCGATTACGTACACTTCTACGCCTCCTTAAAAATGAATCAGAAAGTGATTAATTGAAACCTCCTCCTCCCTGGTCCTCTCCTTCCTCACCCGGCTCGGTTGTTCCCGTTGTGCTGTTTCCTTCTTCATACATCCTGTTGAGCGACATCTTGTCTATCTGTGCCTTGAAATCCTTGCTCGGCTGGAACAGCACTCTTTTACGGATAATCTTTTCTTCTCCGCTTACCTCGGAGCTCTTACAGGTAATGGCTGGCTTCAGGTATCCCATATTTCCCAGGCTTACACCATGACCTTCGAGCATCCAGGTACAAGCCGATTCCACCATGGTCTCTACCACGGCGCGGCAGGTTGCCTTGCTGATTCCGGAACGGAGGGAAATCTGTTCGATTACTTTTTCAAAACTTACGGTTCCACCACGGACCGCTTCGGCCACATACTTTTCTGTGCCATCCTTGTCAAATCCAAAGGTCTTCTTTACGACCTTATAGTTCAAACCTCCCATAGTTGTATTTGTATTTAAAAATTCGACGGATAGAAGCGCTTCGTGCGATTCCACCCGTCGATAAATCTAATTTTGCAACCCTCGTTTATGAAGGACTAAAAATCATCCTTCTTTCGTGTCTCCTTTCTTCTGGTTATGCTCTTTGTTTATTGAGCCTTTGAAAAGTTCTGCTTCCATTTCTTTCATGCGGCGTTTCATTTCTTCGAGTACGGAAGCTTCTACCAACTGCCGGTTTTTCTTGACGATGGCAGCCCGCTCATAATCTTCATCTTTCACAAACTGTTCGATTAGCCTGTTCTGTGCGCCGATGTAAACGGTATCAATGGTGTGCGAGCTGTATTTTATGTAGTCGTCAATTTTGAGAACGGCGTGCTCCAGGTTGTCTATTTTCTTCTCGTTTCGGGTCATCCATCGCGAGATTGCCCGGTAGATCAGCAATAGTGCGGCGGAGTTTATGCAAAAAAAAAACGATGCTGATTATTAAGTCTGCGGTATTCATAATTAAAATTTGTTATTCCCGTGCATGCGCGGACGGGTGCGGTTATACTTCATTTTTTGTTCGATGTGCCAGAGGAGGTCGAATCCTTTGATTTTGGACATAATAAATACTTCTTGTAATATGTTTACAAAGAATTGAAGAGTGGTAATATGACACACATTATACGATGCGATAAATCTTGTCAGATTGTAGCACCACTCTGTAAAAGTATCCTGGCTTTTATCTTTGTATGTCTCTTCCTTTATCTCAAGCGGGAATTTTACCCCTAAGAAACTAACTCCCAGCAAACCTGCCAGGTCAAGCATACGGATGCAGACATCGGAAAGTTCATCTTCCACACTATCTTTTATATACGCTTCAAAATCTTCCTGAAATCTTCTTACTAGGGTTTCTTCGCTAAATGGGATATTATTTCCTTGCCATTCATTAAACTTTACCACATCGGACCGTTTACCTTTTCTTTCGGCCTGCACAGCTTCCATCAGCTCGCTAATGACCAGACAAAGGAAATGCTCGGTACTTAAATCCTCGTCGTGCCAGCCGTGTTCTACGGCGTTCTGGTAGGCTTCATCTCTCAGTTTGTTCAGGTTTATCGTTTTAATCGTTTCCATCTATTACGTCTCCTTTCTTTAGTTTTCTTGCTTCTTTTTCATTTCTATAATACAGCGTGATAACACATGGCCGGCCATTCTTTTCGGCCACAGCCTGCACCTCGTATTTATTGGTTCGTGCCCGGTAAAGTACGCTCACTATTCGTTTGATTGTGGTTGGCATAGGCTATTCTCTCCGCTAATTATTTTAATTGCTTCCTCTAAAGTAATTTTACCAAAAATGTAATCCATTTTTACCTCTTTTAATTTCTCCTCTAATGTCTTTTCATAGGTTATACATTTATTTTTTTCTATATCTGTTACCTCCCAAGATATTTCTCTGGCTTTATGCAATAAGTAATTCTCCGATTCTAACCGTTGAAGTTCTGTTTCTTTATCGGAAAGGAACTTTTCTTCCACCATCCGGATGGCAGAAATCGCATCCTCCAGAGTGACGTATGCTGTATGGTTTTCGCGCCTGTGCAGCCTGCCTTTGTCATCCGTGAAATCTCCACTGGGGAGAAGGTAAAGATTTTCTCTCTCCCATCTTACCCGGTTTCTGCACCATACTTTCATGCGTCCCTTTAAAAATCGTATTGCGTCCATAAACTTTACTTTTTATTTTTTTTCGACGTTAGCATTTGGCATGATTCTATCAGGTATTTGTCAATTTCAAACCGGAGATAAAAAAACACAGTCCAACCCAAACGGTCTATATGCTCGGCGTATTTTACATCCTGGAATCCTTTTATCTTCAGGTATCTTTTGAATATCTTGAATCCAGCTGACATTTCCTTGTATTCTATATTATAGTCATCTGGCCTCCATGGTGCGCACTGACTGAGTAACATCTCTCTAGCTTCTTTGGGACATTTCTTTATCTCTCTTATGGTTCCTTCCAGCAGTCGTTTTGCCACGATGTTGGTCTTTTTAATGCGAATAGATTTGAAATCTTCTGGTATGAATATCATGGCTCTTCCTCCTTTTTGCTGAAATGTTCAATTAGTTCCTGGACGGTGGCTTTGTGTGTGTTGAGATAAAGACTGTCGTAAAAAAACATATCCTCAATTTTATCTTCATTGCAGATAAGCCATTCATATACACGAAATCTTTCTATTACAGCGTCCATGCTATCATATATAAACCATTGTCCTTTATCTGTATCGTCACGTAATGATGCTATTGCCAGAAACAGGTCTTCGTTAGTACCGCAGTCAATGTCGTTCGGATGAAGATGCTGAAATCCATCTTGTACGGAAATATACATTCCGTAATTAGCCGCCAACCATTCTCCCTTAAAATCGTCAAGAGTATTGGCTCTTTGCCCCAGTTCCTGAAGCTTTTTCCGCAGTTCCGGTGTATTCTTCCTAATAAAACAAGGTTGTGTAAACATAGTCTGATTCTTATAAGTAGTTTAATGACTCTTTTATTCCGTCGTTCAAAGCTTTCTCGAATGTGTCGGCATATCCGTCCATCTGCGATATGAGAGACAAATCCTCTGTGTCGTACAGGCGGTAGTACCATCTGTGTTTGTTGAGCTCGACAACGATGTGGATCTTTCCTTTTGTGCGTACCCATTTTTGCGCAGCGTATAGCGTTGGAGCCAGGTATTCGTACTGGGACCCGTTTTCACCCCTTATCAGGTCGCCAAACTTTCTTGAGGTAAATAACAATACAACCAGTTTTGATATACCAGTTTCAGCCGATATGTAAACGGCCCGGCAGTTTTCTCTATATCCTTTGTCCTGAAGAAGTTTGGATACTTCAAAAGTGACAAAATCTTCATTTATCATATTATGTTCCGCTGACATGGTGCTATGCTTTTAATGGTTTTAAAAAGTTTCTTGTAAAGCCTAAATCCAGTCCTCTATCGTGGTAGAATTTCAATACTGCATCGTGGCTGTGCCGTGTATAGAAACCTATATTGACGAGGATATTGAATATCTCCAAAGCCGTATATTTCCGGTAATCTTCAATGGTAAAGTAAGTATTTGGAGAGTATTTGGAACCACCGGAAAACTTAAAGTGAAGGCTACCTTCATGCTCCTGTACCTGAACTACAGGCCAACGGTAACTGTCCTTAAATTTAGGAATATCCTTCCATTTAAGTTTTGACTTCCGGCTTTCGTGGATTCTAATTTTATTTTCCAAGACAAGTTATATTAAAATTGTTACCATTTGAACAATAACTGCACATTGATGTGAACGGAGAATAAACCCTTCCGCACTTTGGACATATCCAACCTTGCTGTCCAAATATCCCCGAATTTAATTTTGTTGAATTTTCCTTTTCCTCCCTTGCCATTTCTATAGCTTTTAAGGCAGTTTCTTCCGATACAATGTAACAAAGTTGTCCTCCAGGATAATCTTCACGTCTTTTTGATTTTATGTATTCTTCCGGTGTCATAATTATTGTATGTTAAGTAAAACCCATATTAAGCAGACAAACATAATGAAGGCGACAATCCCTGCACAAATGGCCGGGGTTAGCATTCTCTTCCACAATATATCTGCCTTGTGGCATCGTTCGTTGATATAATTGATTTTTGAAATGTGCTCACCAAACTGAAGTTCCATCATGTGACGTGCCCAACCGGTAAGCATCTTATCAAATCTTTGTCTGGCTTCTTCTTTGATAGTGAACTTACCTGAAGGGTTTAGCAGGTATGAATCTGTCCTGAACTCAAACTCTTCTGAATCCAGAATATCACGTCCACCGCTACTTCGTATCTCCATGGAGACTTTAAGCCATGGAATTGCTTTTGTTTCCCACATTTCGAGGGCACGTTTCTCTATCTCTTCTGCGTTGGCGTTGGCCAGCTCTTTCATCTTTTCGTACTCGTCTTTCGGTACGAATACGACTGCTTTCTTATCGTCGATATACATGGTTATAAATCTTTTTTTAATACATCGTTTATTGCTCGGAATAGGTCTGTCCATAATGTAATTGGCAACTCGCTAGTCTGTAGCTTGCTGACAAATACCTTACCATCCCTTAGAGTGAAATCTCCTTCAAAGTGAAGATGAACAGTTTTCTCTTTTTTCTCTGGCGAAGGAGTATTCTCTTTTACATCAGGTAATGCTTTCTTCATAGTCGTATGTTTTTAGAATCCAATTTTACGTCCCCATCCAACCGTGAATTTATAAATAGGGTTGTCCATGCTAAAATACTCGGTTCCAGTAAACAACCATTTGATAGGTTGGATAACAAGTCTGACAAAAACAGCCCATATTATGTAGAATAATATTGTCATTCTGTATAATATGTTTGATTTGCTCTTCTTCCTATCCCTTGGAGCATACAGAAATGTTCTCCCGCGATTAACAAGTATTCTATACTGGTCTTCCGTCAATTCAACTCCAAGCTGTGATAATTGCTTTTTTAACTGATGTGGGTATAATTCATCAAGATATTCTGTTTTCATGAGTCCCTAGTTTTAGATTATTCTTTACTTTCCTGACTTTCTTCAATCATACGTTCCACTTCCTGAATGTCGCAGGTGAATTTGTTATAAAAACCATCATACTGGGAACATTCTTCGTCGACATACTCTATCCATGCCGTTTTGGTCTCAAGGTTGATAATTATCATCGGCCTTTTGCAGGAATCATCTTTCCCTAGCACTCTGTTTTTCAGCTGCTGAATGTCGAAGTCGCAAAATATACGATGTAACTCCCCGTTATAATAATCGAATATCGGACCGGTGTAGATAATGTTTTTCGTTTTCATACCTGGGTATTTAAGTTCAACCATTGGTTTATGGTATAATATCGGCCGTTTTATTTCGCTCCATGCGATTGGCCTTACATTGTAGGCCCATGTGCCGTCTGACATGATGAAGGAATTGGTGTATCTTCCGCCTTCCAGCATGACGTTCACGCATTGTCCTTTCGGAGGGAGTGAAGCTTGTACGCTTTTCCATTGTGAAAAAACCGACGCATCCCACGCTTGCCACATTGCTTCGGTTATATCGCCGATGTAGAAATGTACATTTTCATTGCTGCCTGAGTCCTTATTACGGTCGTTAAACAGCTGCGTGGCGTATCGGTGTATATATTCTTCCTTATCCATGGTTTACTTCATTTAGTTTTGGTTTCGGGAACCACTGGTCACATTCATAATCTCCGTAGTCTTCAAAATGAAAATCGGGAGAAGTTGCTACTTTATATTTCCCGTCTTCCTGGTAGATATATCCGCTTACGAATGCTCCGTTTGACACCATACGGCAGATAACCTCCTCGTTCGGGTCGGGTTGACGTTCTTTTACGTTTGTCAGAAGGCCGACCATCAATGCGTCAAAGGCATCCTGCATATCAACGTGCTCTCTTTGTTTTTCTTCTTTCTCCATTTCTTTCATGCTTTTTTCTTCTTTGTTTTGAGTTTTGTGTACTCGGTCATTTCTTTGTCGAAGACAGACAGAAGTTCGGGCTTCTTTTCTTCCGGAATGTAGCCAGTATCAATCAGCTGCTGAATCAGTCTATCTGTTACCTCTCTGCTCTTACTGACAGTCTTTTGCAGGCTTGACAGCGCCACTACCGACGAGGACGGGTGCATCTGGTCTGCTCTGTATAGCTTAATCATGTTGATTCCATATTCGTCTGTTTTTAATCAGTTCACATGACTCACGGATTCCTTCATTCAGCACTTTTTCATAACTTTGATATACCTTAGTTTCTCTGTATTCCTTTGAATTTAAAGAGTGAATATCACAGATAAAATCAGATTTTCTTGTAGGAGCGTGGAAACAAATAATCTTTATGTCTAAATGAATATCATAATTTTCACGTAACCATCTCTGAGCTTCATATAAAGTTGGTCTGGAACAACAACAATCAACCGATTCATTGAAGTTTTCGGGTTCCTGGCATACCCATGCTGTCCCTGTCTTAGTATATTGGGAATGCACAGGTTCATTAAACCCTATTTCTTTCAAAAGCAATCCTACATCGTGTGTTACATAATCTTCCGGTCTAAACATGGCTATTTTTATTTATAAGGGTTATTATCCAATACTAAAGCAGAAACGGCCAGCCCTTGTGCGATCAGGTTACAGTAGTCGATGTGACACTGATGCAGCACGTGAAAGACTTGCTGGAAATGACGAAGGCCCAATTGAGTGCTGTTATGCTTCCCTTCTTCCGGTGTAATAAAGAAGCTCTGCAAACTCATTTCGCACACCTTACATCCCCAGGCGAAGAACTCCACGCATTCTCTTTCTTCGTCGAAATTCCAGGTGGTATAAAGGCCCATATACCCGTCGAAATCGAATGCTTCTGCAAGATACTTCATCGGGCATATTCCCGAGCCGTTCACAAAAATTTCTTCTGTGATTGAAGACAGCGGATAGAGTATCGGTTTTATATCTTCTAATTTAAACCCTTTTCCGATACATCTTTCACCTTTTAATGTTTCGGCATTCAGGCCAATTTCGTTACCATTCTTGTCTTTTTTCTTATAAGCCCATACCTTATATCTGTCGGCTAAGTTTATAACGTCCATTTCAATCATTCCTTGTTTAGTGATAAACGCCAAGCCAAACGGTAATCTGGCTGAAATATCTTCCAGTAACAGTAGTTTTTCTTCTTCTTTCATGATGTTATTCTTTATTTTTACAAAACTCTTCAAATTCAGATAAAGCATTTTTTATGGAATCAGCTAATAATCTCGAATACGAGTCTCCACATTTTGCGGAAGAAGGAATGGTCGTTTTCATCCAAATCCGGTCGCATGTTTTTTGATCATCCATGAAAAATGTAATTGTATGCGTTTCGTAGTTATCCATATTTATTTGGATCTCTACTGCCTTACCATGTATTTTCTTTGCTGCATAAAGTACCATCTGATTAGGAATCGTACTTTCAAGCACTCTATTGACAATCCCGACGTATTCTAATGGACGTATGTACTGTTCCAAAAATTCGTTTTCTCTTTCACTTCTAAGATTCGACAAGTAATCTTTATTCTGGAACTTATTACATATATTTAGTCTTCTTACCGATTCGCCAGAAAGCCTACAATAAAAGGTAGTACATACTATTCCTTTCTTGTCTAAATTGAGGTTCCAAGCAAAGTGTCTACAAGTAACACAAGCTTGAATTGTCCCCCATTCTGATTCGGATGCTCTTATTTGGTCCGACATCTCACGCAGTTTTTTCTTTACTTCTTCTGAAATCATTGTCCTTCTAATTTAGTGATAACATAATCGGCTTTATTCCATCCTGTATAAAAGGAGACAGCCGCAATCCTGGCTTTTAAAACCTTTTCCGGGAACTCTTCATTTAACAGCTTCCCTTTCCGGTAGTGTGCAACGAGTGAAGTCGCATCTACGACGAAGGGACCGCTAATAGCCGGGTACTTTTTCAGGGTTTCTTCGATGAACTCTTCGACAGTGTATTGCCTGTCAAAATCCACATATCCTCCAACATAGGGAGAAGCATGAGTGGGGAAGACTCTAATTAGTTCAAACATAGGCTATGTACTTCGATTTATGGTTTTATTCAACTATCAAGTGATTATGAATTTCCATAATTTTCAGAATCCGAACTTCACATCTCATAATCCCTAAATCTTTTGCGATGGCTCCTTTTGCAGCCTGATGAAGGGTTGAATGATCGGTATGCTCTTCTTCTGTACGGACCGGAAGAAGGTATTCTTCACGGAATCTAACCGGTGGTGTCCCGGCTTCAAAAACCACAGAAAAGTTCTTTTTTATTAGCATTTGTCATTCTCCAATTTTATTTTCCATGCAGTTCCGAAAAGCTTTTCCATCCAAGCTCCGTAAATTTTGTAGAATATACTTCTCCACGAGGCATTATCGGATTCCAGTTTACATCACAGAATAGCCGGTAGTGGAATACTCCAGCTTGCTTCCCCTCTTCTGAATATGGAGGCTCACACCACAGCATACGCTTATTATATCCGAATATCCTGTCAAGAATATATTCCGCTTTCTTCCTGTTCCATCCCCCAGGAAATGAAATTGACAGGTGGTAACATCTTTCGTAATCCGGATTTTTCCACCATCCGCAGGTATGGGCTCCTTCATCACGTGTAAATATGATTATACAATCGTATCGTTCCAAAAACCATCGGCACTTATCAAGGTAATCCATTGTGGCCGAAGTGCCTCCAAAAATTCCATTCTTAGCCGTTTTTACAATACGCTGGAATGTTTCTGTATCGCTTGCGTTATAAAGTATTCGTCTCATTTCACTTTATTCAATTTCTTCATCTCCTTCACTATTTTCAAAGCTTCTCCCAGTGTCTTACCAGATTGTACCAGCTCAAAGGTTTTCTTCCTTCCTAATGCCTTGTAGACTGGAATCCACTCATTCTGTACCAGGTCGGCCGGTTCTCCGGGTGGAATGGCCATACCTCCTTTTACGTAGTGTGGGCTGTCAGGGTCGCTTAACTCAAGTAGCTTAATTCCATCCTTGTTTACGATGAAGTATTCTTTCCTCCTGAATACAATTCCACCATAATATCGGGCAATAGAAAGTGTACTATTTGCCCAATATGCTTCTTCCATGATTATAGGAACTTCCATTATTGCCACTCCTCCTTTCCTAACCTCTTACTCTCCTCTTTCAAAGCCTGAAGCTTCGCAAAAAGTCCGTTTGTTTTAGTTTTCTTTTCTTTGGAAGTAATTTTCTTGTAGGCCATACCGATGGCAATCATTGAAATACCTGTTTTTATCTGCTGGATGTCGCCATCCATGGTTTCTAAATCTTGAAGCGTATCTTCATTGATAACCACATTGTCGAGCTCATTCATAGCTTCTTCAGCGTCCTTCATACTGATTCCTGAAACAAGCATCACGGCTTTGATAAATTCTTTTTCCACTTCAAAAGTGATACTCACTTTTTCATTCTGATTGTTTCCCATATCTCCCACTATTTTAAATTCCTTCATAAATCGGCATCGGAACAGAAGTGTCCACAAACAAATGCCCTACAAACGAACCGTTGAAAAGTATAAACGTGCCTATATACACCATAAAAGGGTCGAGATTTAATTCTTCACCGGTCATTACCATACGGAACTTTACTCCCCGTTTTGGTCTCGATTCATCCTCCAGTGCCCAGATATATGCTTTCTCGTTTACCACATCAAGTTTCAGCAGCTTGCTTCCCTCATAAAGCGGAAGCTTGAACTCTGACGCTGCCGGGATTTCATGTTTTAAAATTCTTGCCATATTCTTTTCTTTTTAAACGCGAGTTCGGGATAAGGATTGCGTAAAAAATAGGGTAAAACGAGCTAAAATAGTTCGTTTTACCCTTTGCTAATACATTGATTATTAGTAACTTT